GTCGGGAGCATGTTTTCGCAGCTCAATCCGCACATGGGAATCTCGGGGTTCCATGCCTTCTCGGATTACCAGGTACTCCATCACATATAGCTTATTGGTCATTGTTACTCCTTATGCCCGCAACGCGGGCACCACAGATTCTTCTCTTGGGGAAATCTCTTTTGCAGGTAGGCCGGTAGCCGCTGGAGGCCCTTGTTGCATCGGGGGCATAAGACCTTCGCCCCCTCCTCTATCAAGACCTTGCGGAACGGTCGTATGAAATCCTCTTCAAGATCGAATGGCATGTTACCCTCCTAGTACTCAACCGGTTGCCGGCCACCTTGCATGCACCAGGTGGTTGTACCCTTTTCCCGGACAAGGGTAAGTACAAACCTGTGTTCGCATTTGGTGCACGAGTAAAGTACCCGCCTAATTTCTGTCTCTCTTGGATCTGGTTTGAATTTCTTCAAGGCTACTCGTTGTAGAGCGCCCCTGCCCGCACGACACTTAGAGCATACAAGGTGCGGGGCTATGTCTGGTGGCTCCCCCTCATTGAGGGCCTTTAGTATTTTCCGTAATCGATGGGAGCGCATCTGTCCCTCCTTTCGATTGCCTTATACCCGATATGTAAGGAGAATGCGGGAGGCCCCACACCCGCTTCTCCCTAGCCGGCGGATGTTTCCGCGGGCGTGATCAGTGGACAGTCCCCCGATCGTAGACTGAGAGGACATGGCGTTCCTCGAACTCGATATGGTCGTCCAGGCCAAAGGTGTGATACTTGGTACCAACAAGCTCATTGTCAACACGGCCAACGAACTTGTCCCCGTCGCGGGAGACTATTTGCACCCAGAACCTTTCACCAGAAGGCCCATCGTCCCCACCTTCCCACTCGATCCCGATCTTGATGAAATCCCCTTGCATGATCATTGCCTTATCGGCCGTACCGGGGATACGGAAAGATTCGGGGTGGAACTTATTACGCACCACCCCGTCCATGAGTGCTGTCCTATCCTTCAGTTGTTTTATGTCTACCATTGGAACTCCTCTACTGGCGAAGGGCCATCTCGCCGCTGGCAATGCGCGCCAGAAAGTTGTCGAGCCCCACTTTTCCATCCTCTACACCACCCCCGAGGTAGTGGAACTGTAGGTTTACATTCTTCCGGCCACAGTGGGCACACCTGGTTGTGGCAGTAAGTCGCTTTGGGTATTGCGCTGCTCGCCGCCGAGTGTGCCCTGCTTCTCGTCCACTGAGGTAGTAATTATAGTCGTTGATCAGCAGAGAAAGCTGTATGCCACCATCTTGGTGTGTGTCGTTGAAGTAAGTTGCGGGGTGCTGTGGGTGCTTGCGTAACCAACCAATCTTGCGTGGGACATACTTCTCCTTTTTATCCGTGAGTTCTACCCCGACGAAGAATGTGCTGCGCCTGTCGTGTACTTTATCCGGCGTGAAGTCGGCGTCTCCACATCTGCACTTGGCACAGACTATTCGTTCGAGCTTGTAGACACCGTAGAGGAGCAGCTCCTCTGGCGGTAGTGCTTCTACTACTGCTTCTGCCTCTGCAAGAGCGGCTGTGACCTCAGCCTCTTCGATATTGTTTTGCGTAAGCTTTCGGATCCTGCCCAGAGCCCCTTGGGGCTCCTGCTCCTTCGAGGGAGTTTTGAGAAACTTGGTTGCCACTACCTTCATAGTTGCGGCAAACACTTCGGCGCATGAGAGGCACATCTCATATAGCTCAGTTTGTGCTGCGGGTGCCGGGTAGGTGTACGGTGCTAGAGTAGTGCCATCCCCTGGAGTGACATTCACTACTAATTGGGTTTGTCGGCAGACTGTTTTGTCAACGCCCACGATTCCCCGCACGGACCGCCTTTTCCTGCAGCGTGGGCAAGTATAGACTGTGTGGAGTGGCATCTTTAGTGTACCTCTTGGTTCTGTACACGTAAGATCACCGTCCACCCGAGTGTCTTGAACGCCTTGCTTGTTCGCTGGCTATTCGGGTGGAACGGGTCTCCGTGTAGAAGTTTAATTTGTTTCTTCGCGGGCCACAGCTGGTACGTGTGCGTGCTGGCCGGGATGGTCCAAATACCGCCTTCCGTCAAGCATGCACCTACGTTCCTGCACCATTGCAGATCCTCTTCGCTGGGCTCCCAGTCTGTTTCGATCTCCGGCCATTTAGGGTTGTCCATGCCCAACCTCACGTTCTCTTCGGAGCCCCTTGTCTTTCTCCCGTTGCTCAAAGAGGTGCACACCGAGGCGTAGCAGGTAAGCCCACATAGTAAACATCCAAAGGAGAACTCCCAGTGTGTAAAAGAGGTAGGACTCGGAATCCATTTGTTTCCGTCGTACGGGCTCTACAACTGCTGCAATCCACCAGGCTACGCTGATCCCGGTAATGCACAGACCGATGAAATAGAGAATGAGGAATATCCATCCCATTTGTTGCCTCCTATTATGTTCTGGGGATTTAGTGGACGGGACGTTTTTTACGTTCGATCTCGGCTACTGCTTGTTTGGTAGCCTCTTCAGTATCTACCTGCTCAATTTCCTCAGAAGCTACGAGCTCCTCCAAGACTTTGGTAGCCTCTTCGGCGGAGATCAGCATCAACTTGGTTGCGTATTCGCCGCTGGCGAGGAAGACTGCGGCCTTTCCGCTTGGGTGCGTGAACATTACCAGGCCTTCCTCGTTCTTGGGGAAGCTGGCGGCAAGTAGCTCTGCGACAGTTACGGTGGTAAGGTCTACCTCAGTTGTTTTCTCTACCATCTAGGTTGTACCTCCTCGTACACAGTAAGGAGCGCTTCGATCGGCTCCCCGAAGTCTATTACTGTGGAGTTGATTTCCCGTATCTCCACATGGGCCTCTCGCTCGCTTACAACACCTTCCCTGCGGTGTTTGGCGAGCAGTTGGAGTCGTCTGGTCCGCTGCATCTGCCGTTCGCGGGCCCGTTGTAAGGGCTCAATCGCTATCAGCAGCTTCTTCAGATCCTCTTCTGCGGAGCTCATCTTCAGCCTCCTTGTCGAGCAGTTTCCCGACCTTTTTGTACCGTGTCCGGTTGGCCCGGCACGAGGGGCACCCACCATGGTTCCGGCAGGTGCTGTCGAAGGCTTTGGAGCCTCGGTATTCCTTTCGTTTCTCCTTGCCGTGTTCAATTGCTTTATTGAGAGCCATTACCACTCCTGTTCCTCGAATCCATCAAGCTCTTGCCCGTCGGCATCCAAGCGCAACCAGCCAACTTTGTTATTGCACATGTGCTGCATGATTTCCAAGAATTGCGAGGAGTACCCCGCGATCGCTGCGTGCCGCTCCTCCTCTATAAAGGCTTCTAGCTCATCGTAGGGCACATGCACCCAAAAGCCTTCGGGGTATTCATGTACAAGGTAGCATGGGCATGTGGGATGGTGGTGGTGTTTGTTCTCCTCGATCAGTTCGCGGTACATCTTTGCATCTCTTGCGAGAAGCTCGGCGTCTTTTGGCGTAATGTACTTGGTACACACGTCGGCGACTCGAAATGTTTTCATGTTCTTGCCCTCTATTGTTCATTTATCCCATTTAGATAATTCGGCCCATTCGAGCAGCTTTGGCGAGGCGGCTCTCCTTGGGAAGGCCCCGCTGCAGTAGGATATACGGCCCCGCCAATTTCAGCCGCGCAGCACATGCGGAGCAGGGACACCAATGTCCATGCCGCAGACCCCTTTTGTGCAAAGCTTTACAAGAGGGGCAGTAATGCGTGGCCGCTTCATCGTTGTAGTAATCTCGAGCCATAAATCGTTGGGGAGCCTCACTCATCCTTCTTCTCCTTCATGAGCTTGTTCTGTTCCTTCATGAGCTTGTTCTGTTCCTCTAAAGCATCAGCAATCCTGCTCAGGTGCTTGGCCAATCGGGGGACTGTGCCCTCGTAGAACTTCATCCCCATTCGGGTCTGAAAGAATTCGGTGGTCATGGTTCCTCCTTTGGCAGACTCTTGATTTTGCCAAACCGGTTTTTTCGGCTTCCGTTTTTTATTATACCCTTCGGGCCCCGCTCTTTAGAGGGGGTGCTAAAGGGCGTCGCGCCGAGAGCTACCACCGTAGTAGTCCGCCAGTCCACAATTTCGATCCCGTAGTCCAAGGGCGCAGGATTTTCGTTACTTAGAACAAGAGCCTCTATGACCTGGTCCGCTACTAGTGTTGGGCACTTGAGGCCGAAGGCCTCAGTAGTTCTTTCCTCGGCGTACTTGCGCAGCAGTTCTGTATCAACCACGTCTACCTCTATTTCCAGGTGTACTTTCATTCTTCCTCCGGACCCGGGACTCGTGAATACACCCAGTTACGGATACGGGTTTTTTCCGAGTTTACTACGTAGTCATCAAGGTTCTCCGCGGCTAATGTGGCGTAGGCCCCGAGGAGTGTCTCGAACCTTTTTTTCCAGAGAGCTTCTCCTTGTAAACCCTGGGCAGTTGTAGGTTTGTCTTTCTGCATCGCTTGCGCGACCTTGGTGAGCCGGGAGATCTTTTGCGGGTGCTCTTCCAGATCCGCGGACCCCATTTCCTTTGTGTCTCCCATACGGTGGATTCCTCCATCCATAAGAAAGAAGGAGTTATTGCATGCAGCGCATGTTGTGGGCGTCAGTGCCAGAGCCATTGTGGAGCCCCCACACATTGGGCAAGAATATACATTTGCGTCCCCCGACACCTGGTACAGGGGCGCGGCCCATCCAGTGCTGGGCTTCTTTATCTTCTTCTTATAGTATGCGGTAACGAGGTACAGACGAGCACTCTCCTCGGCGATGTACCGCCTGCCGCATGTTGGGCAGAATAGGGAAACGCTTCCTAGTGAGCTCAGGTGGGTTGGGTAGCAGTAGGGGCACATCCATTCCTTGGTTATATTGGACTTGATCTCCTGGCTCCTAAAGTATTCCCGGCCCCACGCGTCCTCGTACATGTCTACGAGGGGTTTCTGTGACGTAGCCATTACAAGCCTCCGTTTGGTTATGTTAGTGCCGCCGGCGGGTACCCGGTGTAACTCCGAATGAGCTCGGATCGGGATATTTGTCTAAACCCCACTGGCACTATGGGCGGGGAAAAGAGAACCCCTCCGAGTAGCCGCCGGCCTCTTCCGGTCCACGCCTTTACCTTGCAGAGGAGCAGGCTGCGTCCCGGAATTACAATGCTTATACCAGCTAAAGAGAAAATATCTAAGCGAGATAAATCCTGCGGGGGCCCTGGGTGACCAACCTCAGGACCCCTTTGCAGGTGCTGACTACTCAGCAAGTTCAAGCCAATGGGCGAGGCCGGCGGGGTAGACCATACTGAAATCAGTCCCGGCGCGCTTGATTGCAAACTTTGGGTCCCATTCCTTATCCACCCCAATGTCTGTTACGATACAGATCATCCCTTTGGTGTGGTAGGTAGCGAGGTTCGCGGTAAGGCGGACACGCATTCCTACTTTCAGGTCTTCGTATTTCACCTTAGAATACCCGAACAGCGCCGGTCACCAAATTCAGCGCACAGTGTTCGCTGTTCTTCCATTCCCACATGAAATCATCCCCTTCGTGGAAGCGGAACTTGAAGTTTATGTAGGTCTCTTCAATGTGGAGTTCTCCGGGCTTCTCAAGCACCTTTTCAGCCCAATTCACCGCCTCCCGATGGAGTCCGCGGGTCAGGAACTCAACATGTGACTCCTGGTCGGCAAGGACGTACAGGCGGGTAAGCAGTGTACGCAGTGCGCCCGCCTTGTGGAGTTCCTTGAAGACTTCTTCGATGGAGGGGGCGTCGGGCCGGCTTGGGTATTTCCCTCCACGCAGTAGGTGCCCATTGTTCTCGTGGATAAACGACCAGAGGGTCTTGACTGCCTTCGACACGGGCCACCCAAAATCGTTGTCGTGGAAAACTATTTCCAGGTGAGGTTGGGCGGATGCCTCCATGGTGAACTCCGCCATATGCTCTAAGCCAAAGTAGTTGAGGAAGGGGTTGTTGGGGTCTTTCATCGGAGGGATCTTGTCCTCGGGGATAATCAATTCCTCGCCGAATATTTTCTGGTGGGTTTTCTTCCGGAAGGCAATGTCTTTTTTCTCCTGCTCTATCTTCTCCTCCAATGTGGCGAGTATGTCTTTGGCATACCCCTCCTTCTTCCCAGAGATATGGGGAAGGGCTTTGGTTAGGGTGTCCTGTGCGAAACGCATGCTTCGCAGGTCGCGAAGTTGCCTGCCCAACACCTCAGAGGTGAGAGCTTTGAGATCGTCTTTTGCGGTTGACATATAGATCGTCTCCTATACCTAGGTTACTTCCCATCCCAATTCTCGAAGGATTACAACTGCTTAGTGGAGGTGCCGGGATTCTCGCACTGAAGTTCAACTTTCATTTGGTACCACCTCCACCGCTACCTTAGCAAAGAGACTCCCCTCTGTTGAGGCAGGGTGGAGGTGCATGGCTGGAGGTGCCGGGATTCGAACCCGGGTCCGCCAGTGTCTTGTTCATTGCCTCGTTCACATGCTTAGCCATCGAAGATTTATTACGCTCCACCGGAGACTCAACACTAGATGGACATCGTGTCTTTGCCACCGGCTAACCAGGAGTGAGCTCCTTGGAGCTGGGTGGGTTTAACCTAACCGTAGTACCTTACGCTACGGCGGCGAGCTGCTGAGTCGGCGCTCCAAAGGTGGTGGCAGCACGCGCACCAAAGAGCGGGATGACATTGTCACCCAAGGTAGTGTCGTTTTCGGCACTTGAAGTTTACCACAGTTTTTGACCCGGTCCGTGATCTCCGGGGCATGCGGCACTAAACTCGATTCACCAACGTCGAAACCAAATCACCCCCAAAATATCAAAGAAGGTAGTTCCCCTACCAGGTACGTAGTCCTTATACCAGTGTCTGCGTCCTACTTGCACCCGATTTTTTGTTGATATAGAGTATACTCGTTACTGCCTGGGAGGGTAACATGTTTTTTCACACTAGAGATGCTCTGGAAAAGATTGCTATTTCCGGGGAAGAGCTTGCTCATGTTGCACACCTTACGAAGCAGAAATATCGTGTCCCAAAGTCTCTGGCGGTAGATACCCCAATTGGTCCTGTGATGGGAGGAGTCCCCGAGAAAGTAAGACGGCCTACGCTCCGATTTGCGCAGGCGGTGGGGATAGCGAAGCCTGGAACTACTATGCGGCAGCTGGAGCGCGCGCAGTACCCCCAGGTGGGCCTTAGTCGGGATGCTACAGCCGCACTCACGGGTAAGCGGCGGGTTATCCTTCCGGGCCCAAGAGGGGCAGCTGGCAACAAGCTCATATCCCAGCTGCAGGAGGCTACTGGGAAGAAGCAGCGGAAGTTCAGTGGGAAGGAAAAGGCCTTACTTTCTCGTCTTATGTGGGCGCATGAGGGAGCTGAGCACGCCGCTAAACGGCATGTTCCGGGGCTTGCTGGGCATGCTAACCCTGGAGTTCTGGTGAAGGAAACAAACATATTGAACACCTTGACCGGGGTTGATCCTAAGGCGAAGAAAACTGCCCGTGAGTTTTTAGGGACTATCCGCAAGGGAGAGCCGATGACTCGCGTGAGGTATACTGTCGCCGGTAGCCCCTTTGAGTGGACCTATGGTAAGGGCGCTAAAAATCTACAGACAGGAGAAGTGCTTCCCCGTGTTTCGCGGCATCATCGGAAGGCGATTAATCGCTCCGCCGAGAAGCTGATGGGTGGTACAATAAAGGACCCAAAGACCTCGGTCTCTCAACGCAGAGATGCTGTGCAACGTATTATGATGGGTACTCGGGCACAGGCCCCGAAAAGTGCTTATCCGGTAGCCTCTAAACCAAAGTCGTCTCTTCCAAAGCTTGCACCGAAGCTCAAGAAGCCGGCTCCGATAAAGGCTCCTGCGCCTACGGCTACCCCAAAGATTCTGCCGAAGGCAGCACCGAAAGCGGTCGGGACGGTAGCTAAGGCTGCACCAAAGGGAGGTACTCTTGGTCGGTTTGCCGCTCGTGCCCTCCGGAAGCTGGTGTTCAAGGCGTAAGGAATATTCCTTAGAGATAAAAAGGGGCGGTTTTACCCACCCCTTTACCAGCACCTGTTTGCTCCCCCTCATGGTTCCATTTACCTTGCGGCGGTCGGCCCCGCAAAGCAGACTCTCTAACCCGAGGGATCCTAGCTTCGGACCTGCCAGCCTTGCAGGGGTTGTCCGTGTACCCCCTATCCTTTCCTGCTGGTCAAGAGCTTCGATGCTGCTAACACCTTAGGACGTTTACCGTCGTCCGGCGGGAGAGGCGTTACCTCCCGTGCATCATCCTTATACCTCCTCAGCTCGTATCTTTTCAATCAACCAGAGCTGCCCATCATAGTTGTAAAGGGCCAAGGACCCCACGGGGGGTTCGGGGTAGCGGTCTGCTGGCGAGCAGGCCATTCGTGCCTCGAACCATCCGCGGAAGGCCTCGGAGTAACCCTCGCTTCCGGGGCGGAGGACCATGAACATCTTGTTGCCGAACTTCTTCACGTCCTCGCCGCAGCCGAGAATCATGTTTGCGGCCTGCAGCTCTGTGAGCCGCGCCTTCCGGGACCAGCTGAACGAGGGGTATGACCCATCGTAGCGCAGTACTGCCCTGTAGTGGGGACAGCTCTTCTTGTCCGGTTCTTGGTGGACGTCTTCGATCCCTTGGAGCATGCAGCTCCCTGAGCGCTTGTTGTCAACGATGACGCAAGCAGCGCAATTGTGGCAGATTCCCTTGTACATGATAGCCCCTCACTGTTGGTTATGGTTTCCGGTCACTATTCTTATACCGGAGAGGGACGAGATTATCGCAATGAGATAAAAAAGGACAAAACAGTGTTTGTCCCCGGGGTCCATACGCAGGTCATATCCGTAGCCGCGCGGTACCCCGGGGTTCATGTGCACGTCGCTTTTCAAGAGCGATGCATTCCACATTATCAGTGTGGTCCTCGTATTAGCAGGGCGAGAGGGCCCCCTGTGCTCGGTCTCTGCTTTTTAGTGTACTGTGCAAATTTGTGCTAACGGGCGGATGTCTTTCCACTAGACCACTTCCTCCTAAGTGGGGCCCTACTACCAAATCTGGATTTCAGGCCCCGTCCCCCATTCGGCGCGCCAAGAGGGAGTTCGTCATTGGAGAGGAAGCCGGGATTTGAACCCGGGTTTTCCGGCGGTGAATTCGTACAGTCCTTACTTTCACAGAGCTTTTGAGCGTGAGGCTGTCGGGCAAAACACCAGACAGCAAAATAACGGAACCGTGTCCTGGGTCTCAGCCAGTTAGATGAGCTTTAGCGGATCACTCTCCCGCGGCTACACCAGAGTTCCGAAGTTAGGCCTCACAACAAGTATGAGGCTGGCCCACGAAATTGTACTGGAGCTACGCTTCCCCGTCCAGGATGAACTTGAAGAGCTTGGCTCCGACCTTCTGCTTGACGACCGGTTCCTGGTTGGCCCGCTGCCGCGCCTTCTTCACCGCCCGGAGGAGGGTGTCGACGCGCTCCAGCAGCTCCGACTTCTCAGCCGGGGAGATCATGCCGGACCATTTCTTGGTCGTGAACTTACCGACGACTACGGTGTTGACCTCTTTGGCAACCTGTGCCGCGTGGTGCTCCGTTGCCTCGGCGATGGTGATGTACTCGTTCTTCTTCTCGGCCTTGTCGCGGATGTCATCCACCTCAGCCTTGAAGATGCCTTCCCCCTGGCCCGCGTCCGGGATCCACGACGTCGACGGATCATGGGTCGGCACAGCCTCATAGTAGCTGCGGACAGCCTTGAGGCGGGACTCGAGGGCCAGAAGGAAGGTTGCCGGGAGCTCCTCGGCTAGGACAACCCCGTCCACCAAGAGATCCGCCTTGGCGTTCTGGTTGGTGGCCTCCTTCTGGAGTACAGCGTCGAAGTACTTGATCGCCGCCTTGGAAGCGTACTTCAGCTTCTTGCGGACGGTGGTGGCGACATCCTTCTTCTCGAATGCAGCCTCCTCTTCAAACTTGCGGTCCTCATCCCGCATCTCGAGGGAACGGACGTGTCCGCGGAAGTGGTCCGTCTTCTTGGAGAAGGTGACGAGCGCCTCCTGGTTGATCTTGTCGAACTCCCCCTTCAAATCAGATTCGACGGCGAGCAGTTCGTGGAGCTTCGGGCCCTTCTTATTCTTGTCTGCCATGGTATGTCCTCCTGGTCATAAGAATGATATTTAGTCTACTGAGTAAAGTTGTTATACCAGATAACCAGCGGTTTCCACGAAAGGACCCCCGCCGGAGCAGGGGCCCTTCGTGATTGTTGTCCCCGCCGGAATAGGCGGTTACACCAAAGTGTTTTTCTCGGCCAACGGCTTCTCAATGAGACAGTCCGGGGCGTCGATAGCCAGGGTGTCGAGGTCCAACGTCGGCTTGACCGGCAGGAAGAATTCCTTCTTGGCGGAAGAGAGACGCTTCTGCGCCTTCCCGCGCAAGAATTTGTCGAGAGTGGTCTGCGTCTTGTACCAGGTCTCGATATGGACGCTTCGCTTGGTCTCCTTGCTGTCGTTGAGCTTTCGCCCGACTTCGACAATCAAGTAGTCGCGGAAAATGCCGGCGAGCCCATCCTTTGGATCGGTGACCTGCCCGGTCTGCAGAATGTCGAGGAACTTGATGATTCGCTCCTCGTCTACGCCGTACAGCAATGCCAGGCCGAGGGTGGCGAGCATCCCGGCGTGCTTGAGGCCTGCCGCTCCACGCACATTGGGCTCCCGGTCGACGACGAAGTCGACAGCCCAGCCGAAGCGCTGATCCATCTTGCGGTAATCGACATCCGTCCACCCGGTGGGCGCTTGCCCTGCGGGGCCAAAGAGAACTCTCTTGAGAACTGCGGTAGCATGGTTGCTCCGGCCAAGGTTATCCGCGGTACTCCTGACGGCTACCTTGTCGAGAACCCCGCGCACTGCTCGGCTTGGGGGTGCATCCACGTAGACCCAGACAGCGATGGTGATGCCGGCTGCGGCGCAAGCCAGGCAACGGTGCTGGCCGTCGGACATGAACAGCTCTTTGCTGTCGGGATCGTACAGAAAGCTGATCCCGTGGGGGTGGTAGTCTTCCCAACGTCCTACGGACATCTGGGTAACCAAGTCTTGCAGTTTTCTCCGCTGCACATGTCTGTTGTTGGTGTTGTACGTCTCTGCCCAAAAGCGGGCAAGCTCCGGTGTCAGCTTCACCAGGTGGTAGCCCAGCGGCAGCTCCTCTACACGGAACTCATTGTCGACCTCCAAGGGCCGGCTGCGAATCAATTTCTTCATGCTCACTCCCTCGCTAAATATCCCAATAGGATATTCCATCCTTCAGTTCTTTCCCTTATACCAGCCTATTGCTTCCATTGAGACCAGCTGTCTTTGTCTTCCCTTTCGGCTTCCTGCAGCATCTCCATTCCCCTGGCTGTGGCGAAACCCCTGAACAACTTGTTGATGCTGGCGGTCAGCTCTTTCATAGGCCTGTTCTCCTCAGAGGTTACGCCGTTCTTCCCAAGCTCGGGGATGGTCATGAATCCCGCTGCCTCTCCCATGGTAATGAGGATTGTTTTTATCCCTTCGAAGGAGAGCTCATCCTTTGTCTTTCCAAGGAGTGCCTTACTTGCGTTCTGCAGATCTTCCATGACGGCGGTCAAGGTAAGGCAGGTCGCAATAACTGCTTGCCGTTCCGTTACTGTAAGTTCTCGTTCCTCTACTTTCATCTCTACTCCGTAAGTAAACACAAGGAGAGACCTTGTGTTGTTGGGGGGGGGATTTACTTCAGGGTAGTCGACGCCTTGACCAGACCCAACACCTCTTCGAGGTCGAGTTTGAACTTGGTCTTGGCCAGGAAGCCGCCCTTATGGGCGAAGAGCACTTCCTCGTTATTGTCGATCTTATTGAAGTCGAGGGCGGGGTGGTCGTTGAACCTGTACAAGGTCCAGCCGTTTCCACGGTCGTCGGGGGTGACAGAGAAGACGAATTCGTACTCCTTGTGGGTTACCCACTGGGTTACGTAGACGGGGTTCTTGTCGTAGTTGGCCACCAGAAGGTAGGCCAATGAGACTCCCCTTACGTCCAGCGTTCCCACCTTGGAGTTCTCCTCCAGCATCTGGTAGGCCTCCTTCCTGGCTTCCGCCATTCCGATGAGGCGCTCTATGATGTCGGCTGCTACGAAAGCTTCGCGGGTGGGATTGTTCTCAAACTCAGCGAGCATAGCATCCTCTATGGGAGAGAGGAGCGCAAAGGGGAACTGCGGCAGCCTCAGGTGCTCGGCCGTGGCGAAGGGGCCCTGGGAGTCCATCATAGCCGTGAGGCCGTACCACTGCTCCAGCCTGAAGAGCTCGTGGTGTCCCGTGTGTTTTGCCAGCAACGTCAGGGCGCACTCCCCCTCCGGGCAGTCGTGCTGGTGGTGGTCGAAGTTGCTGCGGTCGGGATCGTGCGAGAGACCCACGTCAAGGACGAGGACATCGGGGTCGCCCAGCTCCTCTCCGGTGGGGTCCCGCCGTTCAACCTCAACCCCGCGAGGGGCCAATCCGCTGGCGATGGCCAGGCCGACGCTGAAGTAGTCATCACGATGCGCCTTCCCGGGGTGAACAACAATCTTTCTCACTTTGGTTTTCATCTGTCTTCTCCTCTGCTGCCTCCAAGTCTATGCTGGAGGGAAACTGGATTTTGATGCCGACTTCTTCCAAATCTTCTAAGGTTCGTCGACGCAGCTGCGCGAACATTCCAAAGGAAAAGTTTCCAGTGGAATATTCTCGGCAGATGCACCGTACGATGGTGGCATACAATGCCTTTTTTACTACCTTCGGCGCATTGAGTTCGCCGATCTTTCGGGTAATCTCCCGAATTTTCATGGAGGCCAATCCCTTTGTGTTGGGCCTCCGGTCCCCTCGTCCTACCACCCAAAATGGGAAGTGGATTCCAAACTTTTCTACTGGCATGGAGCGATCCTCCTTGTCTGGCTCTACTGTTCTTATACCTTTCCCCCGAAGACTTTTAGGCAACTTGCATTGTACCCCGTTGTCAGGTAATACTGGATACGTGAGGTGCAGATAAAATGAGTAAAACGTTTCACGATATGTTGAAGGGGTACCTTGATCTGACGCACCGTCGGGCAGTGTACACGACCCTCTCTGAGTTCCTGCGCCGGTATCTGCCCAATGATCTTGGACCACCTAAGGATGTGATTCCTGTATCCGACGGAGTATTTTCCGCGGTGCAAGAGCATGTGATTGCGCAGCTAGTTGCGGAATTTGAAGGTACCATTACAGCGCTTAGCGGAGAGCTGCAGGACTATGAATCGACGCCTGCAGTGCCCGAAGAGAAGCCGCGGAAGAAGTTGAAGAAGAAGTCTGCGGCTGAATAGTTGCTAAGCTTGGGAGAGCGATGGCAATGTCCTAAGAAGCCCGAGTCCAAGCCCTACCGGCTCAACCGAGCCTATCACGCACAGTCTCTGTAATTCACTACCCTTCCTTTACTGGCTCGGGCTTCTTGCATACCAATTTCAAATCCAGCCATTCTTCTCTACCACTACCAGCCTCACCAACATCACCGCGAACATACACCTCAACAGCTTCGCGTTCTTCACTCCCCCCAAATTCTTTGTAGATGGCGTAAGCAGCCTCGGCGTCCTCCTTGCTGGCGTAGACGTTCCATGGCCCCCGGTACCATTCTGTTGAGATGTTTTCTTTTCCGCAGAGGAACCAGCGGATGCGGTCCCCCAAGACATGCTCTTCGGTTGCTATGTAGATCTGGGCCATGCCAGTGGGGATCCCCCATGTCCCGATCTCCTGTTTGCGGATTGTTGCTGCGCTTATCTGGGTCAGCTCCGCGAGCTTTTCGATAGTCAAGCCTAGATTTTCCCGTATCCGGGCTAACTCTTTGTTGGTCATACGATCCTCCTGTAGGGTAGTGTTCCTTGCATCCGTACTCCTTTTATACCAGAATACAGTGTGTACGCACGAGGTACGCAGATGACGGGAATGCCCGGTAGTACAATATCCAATATTGCTCAAGCCCAGCTGGCGCACGCCGCCTCATTCCAATCCTACGGCAATTTCATCTCTGATCAATACGGTACCCGCAAGACGCCACCCTCACAAGCAGCTGTTAGCGGTGGAGGCTTTGGTCACGATCCGCGGTACCAGCCCTTTGCGATGCAGACTGGGGTAGCCACTACTCTTATGGGTGCGGGGCGGAGCGGAGTTGACGCGGGTCTTGGTGCGCTCGCTACTGCCGGTGCCTTTGGTATGGCCCCCCGAGTATTCGACCCCTTTACTACAACCCTGGGTCTCATGGGTTCTGGCTACAAGTGGGGTGGAGTCGCGGGTGCTGTTGGTTACGGGGCTGTGGGAGCCGGGGCGTATATGGGGGCCGGGGCTCTTATGAACGCCTCGATGGGGCAGGTAATGGGCGGGGCCCAAAACCAAGCTCAGCTCTCCTCTATCTTTGGTCAAGGGTGGAATCGCAATAATCTTCCTTGGATGAACCAGGGGGCACCCGGGTTTGGGCAGCAGGTCCAATTCGGGAATATGATGGCCGGCATGGCGGGGGGATCTCCCTCGATGACTATGGGTGGTCTACAGGGTCTGCTCGGGCAGGGCCTTATGGGCGGCTCCTTCCGTGGAGCTACCTCCTTTGGGGATTTCCAGGGTAAATTCAAGCAACTGGTCAGCGAGGTACGCTCGATCGCAGAGACCTTCAACTCCTCCCTCAATGAGGCTTACGGAGTTATGCAGCGTGTCCAGGGAATGGGTTTCTATCGTCCTGGTGAAGCTGCACGAGCCGGACAGGCTTTCCGCGGTCTTGCTTCCGCCGCTGGAATGCGTGCTGATGAGATGATGTCTGCCTCTGCAACTGGCGCAGATCTGTGGTCACAGTTCGGGGGTTCCAGGCGTGCTGGCGCTCAAGTAGTCGGGGGCGTCTCTGCCCAACTCTCGGCAATGGCTGGTTCCGGGATTCTCGATTCTGACGCAATACGTGATATGTTTGGCGGGGCCCCGCTGGGTGAGGCGATACCGGCGCTTGCGGGCAGGCTTGCTCAGTACAGTGGTCGATTCGCGGGTACCCGCCATGGACAGCAAGTCCTTGGTGCGATGATGGACCCACACACGGGTAGGTTGGATCCGACCATTGCCAGCCGGTTGGGGTCTATGTCTTGGGGAGATATCCAATCGCAATACAGTAAGACGATGGGTGTCCGTGGAGCACGGGAGCGGTTACGTATGGGTGCTGGCCGGCTCTCTCGCGAGATGACGGAGATGCATGGTCCCCAATGGTCTGCGATGGGTATTGGTGCGATGGCTACCGCTAAGGGTGGAGGCGTAGGTGCCATTGAAGATTACATGGGCCTTGTTTACGGGAATATCCCAAAGGAAGAATTGGACATCATGACCAATATGGCTTCCTTTGGTCCCGAGCTCAAAGCCTTCTTGAAGGTTCAGGGGCAGGACGCTCTCCGTAAAGGAATGGAGGAGTCCAAGCGAAGCCGTGGCGGTTCCTGGGAGCAGGTAAAGCAGAGACTCAAGCAAGCCTTCGTGGAGCCCTTTACATCCCCCCTCCGTAAGTTTGGGCGGGAGGTCCTTGGCGGTCTCCAGGATTGGACCGGTGAAGTAGTAAATGATTTCCTTGGGGTTAGTCCTTCGATTGGCTCTCTTCCTCGGGGTATGGGTGTTGGTATGGGCTTGGGTATGCCCGGGCACCACACAACGGGTGGGTTGCACGCCGCTGCTGGTGGTAGCGCAGGTGTTCCTCAAATGGCTGGGGGCATTGGTTCCCTGGTTGGTTCCTGGATGCCAGGTGGGATTGGGAACGTTATGCAGGGCGGCTCTTTTATGGGTGGCGGCGGGTTTGCTCTTAACGAGTGGAACCCGGCAGCTACAGGGCTCGCTGCTGGTCTAACCCCTGCGATTGGTGGGAGCAATCTTCTGAACTTGATGGGTAAGGGGGTTACCGGCATTGCTGGAAGGGCTTTTGGCGCAGGCGGTATGCTGGGCCGTGCGAGTGGCGCGCTGCTGGGTGGTGCTGGTTGGGCTGCCCGAGGAGCTGGTGCTGCCTTTGGTGGTCCTCTTGGGTGGGGGCTCCTTGCGGCAGATATTGGTTTCAACACCGGGCCCGCTGCTTTGCGCGGAGAATCCTTTGGCCCTCTCAGGCCCGCGGACTTTTGGGGCGGCGATGCTCTTCTTGGTAAGGGCGGGGGCATGGGCAGCTTCGGCGAGCACATGGCCGAGATATATCGAAACGAACCCGGGGGAGCCTACCAAAGCTTAAACCTTGCACGGTTTGGCCTCAATCAACATCCGGGTATGGCTCCCCTTGGAGTTGGTGGTGGTGGGCCTTTCTATGAGGCTTCTAATGCTGGCGCACGAGGCCTCTATCAGCTCGGGTTTGCAAATATGGAAGCAGCAAATTCTGCTGCCCAGCAATTCCACCAGGCATTCACTTCGCCCGCGTCTCTTCTTGGTGGACTCTCTCCAGATGAGATGCGCCATATCAAGACAATCGGATCTACCGTAGACATGGGTCTTAGGGGAGGGGAAACGCTTATGGGCCATTCCCTGTCCCGGGGTAGGAGGATCTATGAGAAGCTTGGTACTTCGGGTGTAGCCGGTGGTATTCGCGAGAAGATGGGTGCGCTGGATCCTATGAAGCAGCTTGCCCTCTTCGGTATTGCGGGTGGGCACTTTAAAGAGCTCCGTGATGACGCTGTAGGTCTTTGGCGTCCGGGCTCTCCTACTGATGCTCGCCGCTCTGCTGTCGAGGCTCTGGTTGGTGAGGGGAATGCGGGAGACCTCCAGGATATTATCAAGGGCCGGGCACCGGTCCCTGGTATCTTTGAGGCGGCGTTACAGTATGAGATGGAGACGGATCCAGCCCGGAAAGAGCGTATTCTGGACATGATGCACAGGAAGTCTTTGGAGCAGGATCCCAAGTTCCTTCCTGAGGGTATGATAAAGGCGATGGGGGGCCTCCCTACACGAGACCAGTTGAAGGGGGCAGCTAAGGGTGCTGCGGGTATGTACGGCCCGGATTTCCAGAAGGCACTTTCTCAGGGCCTGGATGATATGGGCGAGACGTACGAGTGGATGTCTAAGCGTGGTATTGGTACCCACCTTGGGTATCTTGGTACTGCGATCCCCTCCGATGTTCTTGGTGGTAGAACTCCTGGCGCTGCCTTATCCGAGATGATGCTTGCTACTGCTGGGGGGTTTTCTGCCGAGAGTGCTGATGCTGCTTATATGACCCCTTCCTATGTTGGTGCTGGTGGTCGTGGGCGTGCCCGGGACGACATGTACGCCTCGTTTGAGGCGATGTCCCGAGAGGATCGGCAACGTCTGGCTGGCATGGCCTATTCGGAATCCCCCGACATGCCGGCGCGTGCACGTATGTTCGGGGCGCAGGCTGGTATTTACAATCGTGTAGAGCGGGATTTTGCGCGGGCCTCTGGTAGTGAGAAGCGGGGGATGGCTGCGCTGAAAAGGGGCAGCGGCACCTTTGTTGGTAGGAAGGGTGCTGGTGCGTTCCTTCAAAAGTTGTTCAAAGGTACCGGTGGCGAACAGCATCTGGATATGATCCAACGGGGTCTACCGGCAATTGCGGGTGGTCAGGGGTCTAAGGAAGCAAGTTATTGGATGGTGCAGGCTGCGGTGGATGCGGGGTACGGGGTCAAATTTGGCGAAGAACTTGCCATGTCTTTCGCTGCTGACGCTGAGCGTGGCGGAACAGCTATCACCGTGAAAGAGGCTCGGGAGTTAATGAGGCAGTCCACGGATATTCGCACGTACCGTGCTTCTGGGGGTGGTACTGGTCCTGGCGGAGCAGGTACCGATGTAGTCTTCCAGGATTTCGCCAACACTCTCAAGACTCTCACCGAGAATATGAAGAGTATAATTGACGACATGCCGAAGAAGTAGGAGTGGGTGATGGCACTGAAAGATAGGACAGAATACGAAGTCTATATGCACAACAATCTCTTTGGGATTGGTACGACTATGCGTATTTATCCTTTTGGGATGTCGGTGGACTGGATGTTGGAGCACCTCGTTCGTCGCGAGGCACTAAACCTTCGTTATACTTATCCGCCGGCAGATCCGCCGGTTGATCGCCGGGCGAAGGATAAAATCATTGTGAAGAGGTAACCTATGGCCTGGGGCGAAGTTCCACTTTTGACTGACGCAGACTCTCCTACAAAGGTAGTCTACGAGGACTCTTTTATCGCGATTGAGACTGAGCCTGCGCCTGTGGCGGGCGGGACAAGCCCGCTCGATCTGTTGCACGTTGCGTATACTGGAAAGTGTGCCCCGCGGGTGAGGGGGCATATGCGGCAGAAGTTCCCGGGTGGCCCGCAGCAGGTTCGACGACCGGCTGTTGGCCTCTCCTTGAAAGCAGAGCGCCATGCGTTCCTCCAGGTCTATCGTTCGGACGGGACCGTGGTCCCTCTCTATAATCAGGTCGGTGGTTGGTATGCTCCTGCGGATAAGCAGGATGCCTTTCCAGGGGAGACGGAACTGCACAAATCTGCCCACTACACTGACTTCATGGTTACCTCTGTGCAGGAACAGCGGGCAGAGAAGATCCAGGTTGTAGAGACGTTTGGAGAAGACTATCTGTACGCTACCGGGTCTCGTCCGCAGATTATTTCAGTTGTCGGGTACCTTTGCAATTCTGTTGATTTCCCCTGGCGGGCTGAGTTCTGGTCCAACTACAATCGATACTTTCGGGGTACTAAGCTCCTCGAGAACCGCTACTCTGCCTACTTCGGGTGGGACGATATTCTTGTAGAGGGGTACTTGTTGAGCGCCGGGGCCTCGGAATCTGCCGATAACCAGGATATTGTCCACTTCAACTTCAACTTCCTGGTAACGGATTACATCTCTTTGGCGGAGATGAACTTTGAGAGTATTCTGGCTAACCTTGAGAAGTCGAGTGCCGCACCAGCATTCTGGGAAATGACCCAGCGTGGGGAGCCACTTATCTATTCTGACAATGCAGCGATCCTCACTTCCGAGGGTATGCGTGCACGGCAGCGGTTTATCCAGCTGAGTAACCTCCCCGCGATTGGTCCCTTCGCTGAGCTGCTAAAGGTGAACCCGGCTTTGATCGAGCAGATTGTGGGGGATCCAACTTCGTACCTAAAGGAGCTGGGTACCCGTGCTACCGGGGCGCTTGCTGCTAAGGGGAAGGATTTGATCTTTGAGGAGCTTGGCGGGGCATACGATCAAGCTATGTACTTGAAGGACCAATCTTGCTCAAAGACAGACCTTACGGGCCGAATGCTTTACGAGGAAGGTTGGAAGACTGCTACCGGGTGGATCCGCAAGATCCTGACCATTCTTGAGCGGGTTGGTACTCCTGTACCTGCGGCGTGGCCTACGATGTGGTGGGACTTAAAATACCTTTTGAATAATCCTTTGAACTTCCTCGAGGTATTCCTGAAGCGGAGTAACAAGGGGGACAAAGGGTTTGCCGTGATCGGGGCCATTGCAGCCGCTACTATGGCCGGGGCCTTTGTATACGACTTCGCGGACTCCTTCTCTCCTGCCGGGAGTACTCTGTCAACCACCGGGAAAGCTTACTCGGACACAGCTAAAAGCGCATTCTTCTAGGAGTTAGATGGAAGCCTATACCCTACATCTTCGGCTATTCGTTGAGGGGGTCGAGGTCCCCTGTATTAGTGCTGTCTGCACTGCCAGTGTAGGTGGAATGGCTACTGCTTCCATCCAGGTGGTTGCGTGCGACCCAATCCTTGATCTGTACCCGCGGACTCTGGTGCACCTATTTTACCTTGACTCTACGGATACTCGGGAGGTTGGGGATCTAACTAAAGATGAGCATGATCAGAAGGAGATGGAGAAGGTCGCAGACCTTGAGGCCTACCTGGCGGACGAGCGGTATAAGCTGCTCTTTGCTGGGGAGATGTTCTCCGTGCAATACTCTCAGACACACGCCAGTAGAAGCGCTGTTATCCAGTGCCAGGACTTCTCTTCTTACTGGTCTTCCGCTCGCGCACTCTTCGTTGCTGGTAAGGGGACCTCATCGAAGACAAAGGCAATGGCCTTTTCGAGCGGGGCCGTCCTTCGGTACGATAAGTTGAACCGGAAGCCATATGAGGTGCTCCTCAATCTTCTCTTAAAGAAGAAGTCCATCCAGCACCCCGATGTCCAGGGCCTTATGGGTGGTGTGCTTTTGTTGCTCGAGTATCTGGGGGGTGTTTACAAGGGGAAGGATAAGTTTCGGGGTATCAATGATTTCTTCTCCCAGGCATCCTTACGTCTTCACCTTTCGCGTATGGTAGGGACTGCTAAGGAGGATAATACTTCTAAGCTCTTGCTTGGTACTAAGGGCTTCCGGAAAATGTTCCGGCGTTCGCTGTCTTCGATGGGGAACCAGGTTTCCTTTGAGGATGTTATTGGGATGGTGCTGTCTCAGCTGCAGTCCTACAAATCTCCTGTCCTTGCCCCTCGTTATCGGCGGAAGGATCACCTGGCCTATGATGTAAAGAAGTCGAAGAAGACATCGGTGTCGATCGGGGATGCTGCTACAGATCGTCTTGCGCAGCTCGAGGCAATCAGAACTTTCGCGGCAAGGGCCGATGCTAACTATAATGCGATGAATGCCCAGGAGGGCATGAATACCATGCAGGGCGGCGTTATCAAGAAGGGGAACCCGCTTGCTGACTTTGAGAGTACGCATATCTTTGGTAAGGATCTTGCGCGTTTCGCTGCCGCAGCAAACGAGTGTTATGCTGCCCAGGATGTTTCGGCTGAGACTGATATTGCCGGCACCTCTCCCATCACGGCGGAGATGTTGGCAGACCCTAAGATTGGTCCTGCTGCAAACCTTGATAAAGCAGCTGTTGCCCTGGCGGGTTCTATGGTAGCTGCCCGAAAGGTGCCGGGGCGTTGGGGTGGCCAAGAGTTCCCGGGAATCAATATGGCGAACCTCTCCTCATTCCGCACAAAGGCGGCTAAGGCTGCAAAGGCCTATGCTAAGGCCCAGGTAAAGTACTCTACTGTGACAGAGACTGTTACGGGTGCTACGGAGCCCTGGCTGTATACGCACATACTCACTCCGGAGCTTTTCTTGTGTGCGCCGCCTAAATGTAATGTGCTCTTCCCCGACCACGTAGGGCAGATGCAAATGTCGAAGGAGTGGTACAAAGAAATCACCCGCCTCCACCTCACTACGCGTAAAGAGTGGCAGCCTCAGAAGTCGGCGTTCCAGCGACAGCAATACATTTCTCCCGCGATTGATACTGCCCACAAGACTTCTGCTATGGACCAGTTTGAGAAGGGCCGGTCTTTCCTTCTTCCCCACGAGATTTTCTCGGGGATTATCGCCAAGTACGACCAAGTCGCTAAGATACCTGCTTACAAGAAGCTTGCTAAGGCCCAGGCTGCTGAGGCTGGGGAAGAATACCAACTGGATAAAGTTGACTATCTCCAGCGAATCGCCAACTTCCTTTTCATCAAGTACCGCATTGGTCCGCGTACTATGACCATCTCTGGGAGGTTCAACCCGGCACCTGTTGTTGGGATGTCGACAATGGCTTTCGCTAATACCCCTGACGACTCCGTTGTTCGTAAGGCTGTGTACGGAGAAGATCTTGCGGGGATCTTTGAGTCTGAGACGTTGGACGCTGGGGTGGACGAAGTTCGGTACAACGAGCCGCAGGCACTTTTCGATGATTTTGCTGCTGCCCTTGATATTTGGAAGAACTCCAAAGAGATATCGCCCAAGGTCTACTGTGGGCTTATGCATAGCCTGGTGCACAATGTATCGCAGGAGGGCGGGCAAACTCGTTACACACTGACACACCTGTGGGATCCCTATAACGAAGAAGTGCCCGGGATGGGTAACTTCGAGGTGAAGGTACCGGGGCAGACTACAACGAAGAAGACGGTACTCCCGGACTATCCGCTTGCTGGTCTTATGCTGGACGGGGAGAAAGCAGCCGCTACTGGTAGCTCTATTGTTGTTGCGGCTGATCCTGGGGCTACGGGTAGTATCCTCAAGCCCGGACCTACTTTGACAGATGCAGTTGTTACTTCGACTGAGAATGCTGCGGCCTACATGTTCACCGGGGCCTACAAGCACGTTATCAAGCCCAAGCTGGATTCCAAAGGTAATGCTACTAAGTGGACGGGGCCTAAGGGCGGTACGGTGAAGTCCGTGGATATTACAGACCCCACAGAGCTTGGTGTTGCTATTGCGGAGGGGGATCCAGCGCTAGGTGCGGGCACATGGGGCATCCAGTCCGGTAGAGGGACTGTCACCATTACTGAGACCTACACGCCATACAAGCGCAAAAAGTTAGGCGATATTCCATTCGAATACGCGGTACGTCCCCCATGGCTTGGCGGTTCTTATGCTAACTCTCAGATCGGTGCGAAGCTCTACCTTCCGCTCCTCGGGTGCACCAGTATCTGTGATGAGTATAAGAAGATGGAGACGAAGTTCGTGGTCAATGCAATCCAGCAGCTTCGTCTGACAGATGCCGATTCCGGGGATACAGCTACTTCCGATGAGCAGCTTCCGGTAATACAGAACCTGGTACAGGATTTTGTAACGGGACACACAATGGCTCGGGCGGCAGATGGTGTTCTTCGCGCGTACCTTCAGCACAAGCACTTGGCTCGCCAGGGCTCCACCGGCCAGTTCATCACTAGTTTTACCTCTCGAAAGTATGCTTCCGTCAATGATATTATCGGGTCCTCTGACCTCGTATTTAACGAAGATACCGGAGCAGTTCTCGAAGGTCGCGAAGGTTTCCATAGTCGTGCGTTTGGGGATCGAACTGAGTATGTCCTACTGGACCACCCGAAGCTTCTGCAGTATGGTGATGTAGGGGCCGAGCGAAAGCTGGACCCCCAGACCGACCCGCGGAAGACTCGGTACCTGGTAGTTTCCCGGTATATGGAGCACCTGGCCCGGTTGTCGGCGTCGGCTACTAAGACAAAAAAGCTTGGGTGATAGGATGGATCCACAAGAGATAATCGCTAGAGGCTTCCATGATGAACTGGTGAAGGAGGCCCGGCTCTATAAGTTTCCGAAGCACATGATGGCGCTTCTCTCCCTCCCTCTTATCGGCGGGGCCGCTGCGATGACTGCGCCTATAAAGAAAGAGCAGTACAGCAACCCGAAGGCGGTTACCGCTGTCGACGCTGCTCTTAGAACTCCCCGGGGCCGTAAGATACTTAAGGACGTTCAAAAGGATCTGCCCACTAATATCTCTTTCGACTAAAGAATATCACAATGAGATAAAAAGATCGGGTTACCGATCTTAGAGTGGGAATTGGCGTGGAACTACGCCGCGGAGAGGACTGCGTTTGCGCACAGTTTGCGGAGGAATGCAACGAGAGTACCTTCCTCAGTGTTCGGTCGGTAGTCGTCTTCGATGCCGCCCGTCATGATGAGGTCGTCGTCTTTTGCCGCATCGAACTTCTGGTGGGCGAAGAAGTCGATCTTCTTCCCCTTCGTGGCGTGCCACAGGGTTACCCAGAGCCCTTTCTCCTCGTCTGCGTACACTACTCGTGCCGCAGGCAGAGGACGTACTGCGCTGCCGTCCGCAGGGTTTCGCATCTCGATCCTGGGGCAGTTCCGGTAGCGCCGTTTGACGGCCGCAACCGAACAGTCGAGGACCAAGTCTCGGTTGTCTGCGTGCGGGTACCAGATACGGGCATTGGTCCCCAGCATCCGTCGCATGCTCTGCGCTACTTCGTACTGCATGCCTCGAGGGACCATCCGACGGATGACTTCCCACTGAGAGCACATGAGTGCCACGATCTCGTAACCTTCATGCTCGTCCGCGGGTGCGCGGACCATGCACTTGCGGCCCTTGAAGAGAGGGAACCGCTCCTTCTTTAGCCGCGGGCTTAGTACTGCCCGTTGCCTTCTTCCATTCAGTTTGACGATGAACGGTTTTCCGTCATACTGAACCTCTGTTTCCATGACACAGCTGGCGCTCACTTTGGTTTTGGGTTTCATAGCAGACCCCTTTCTATTCCCCGGTTATGGGTACGGTTTTCGTTACTGTTCTTATACCCGTCTACGGACGTATATTGAGCTTTACTGCCCTTTTCCACTCCGGGTGCTTTTCGAAGTAGGCGTGTATCCTTTCGTTGTCTTCGGCCGTTACAAAGCGTACACCTTTATCTATCTCTTTGATGTACTGCTCCATACAAGTCGGACACTCCATCAGCCAACAGCGACGTCCGTTTTTGTCAGTGTAGCTGACTACATTAAACTTACCTCCACTGTGTCGGAGGCAGACAGTGGCCTGCTCTTTTACCGAGAGCAGCATACTCTGTATGCCTTCGAAGAGGCCGGCAGCTGTCGTTGTTAGTGTCCCGGCCAGCCCTATATCCCCAAGCAGGGGAATTGCTAGCCAGTGACCAATTAGGATAAGCACCATAAAGGTGGCGTGTATTAGGAGGTACTTGGGGATGAGGCTCATAGCTTACCTTCGGTTATTGGCGGGGCCCCGAAGGGCCCCTTGTTGTTAGCTCGACCAATGGAGATAGTAGTTCTCCGGTTTTCTTTTCTTGAGTACCCACTCGCACGTCTCCTGAACGATCTCGAGGGCCTGCCGATACCATAGCAATTCCTCGTTCTCCTTCTTGCGTACGAAGGTGAGCATGGGGCGGTCCTCCTTACCGAAGGTGCTGCGCCCTATGTGCGGGTATACCCCCGAGGTGGGTATTCCTTCTCGGCTGAAAAGCCCGTCTGCATTGCTGAACGACCCACCCAGAAGATCGTTCTTGGCGGGAGCGTAGGTTATGATGGTCTCCTGTTCCGGGTTGTCGTACACGACATACATCATGGGGACGAGGATGGTCTTTCCGCTCAACAGACCTTTCTCTAATTCCCCCTGCTCAGGAATCTCAGCGGGCATACCAAAAGGACTCTTTGTTGGAGGTTCCGTAAGGCGTTGCAGGCGTGCCTGCTCGTTGCCGGCCAATGCAAGGATTTGCGCCTTCTCAAGCGTCTCTACCATCTCCGTGCCCAGGAGCAGTACTGCTGATTCGCGCAGGCGTACCCGGTGCCCGCGAATAACTGCTCGTACATTGACCGACCACAGGGCAGGGTGCGTGACCGGCGGAACGCCATCGAGCGTGCCCACTTCGTAATGGGGCATCAACGCATTGTGGTGGGCAACTATGTCCGTCTTCTGCGCAACCTGATTCCCCTGCGCGTTTACTACTCCCTGGGTAACAGCGGGAAGTACAAAACTGTGACACAAAACGCCTGAGAATTCTTCTGCGCCGAGCGTCTCTTTTGCAAGGGTTATGGCTTCTGTAACCCCGGTTGGTCGCCTCCTGAGAGCCCACGCCAAGTAGGGGCTGGAGTGCTCTTCTCGGAATGCCGCGTACGGGTTGCTGTCGAATGCACCATCATAGGCATCCAGTGCCTCTTCTGCTGCGCTACGGCAGGCTTCCCAGTCTGGGCTGAAAGCGTAACTTTCTAGTCCGGCTTCTGGGAAAATCTCATAGAGATCGGGAATTCCCATATCCCGCAGCACACTATTGACCCCGCCACTGTTGTAGTTGGAGCGGAAATACCCAATCTTGAACATGTGTTCCGGGTAGATAGCGGAAGGCAGCTCAATGGATCGGCGTTCTGCGAGCGGTGGGCTGCCCTCGTAGTTACTGCGGTAATCATGGTTCTTCAGCGTGGTTGTTCGGGTAACCATCCCATATTGCTTGGCGAGCACCTTTTTGGCGGCACGCCGTTTTTTATCGAACCGCTTCTTGTCTTTCTCCGGGAGGTCCTTGTAATCGTTCCACCTGAAGTCGTCCTTGTCGAAGAGTTCTTTTCCGAGGGACTTCCAGAGAGCTTCGCAGGCGTTGTCGTGCGCGAGCTCCCTGGCAGTCGTATCCTCGTAGTTCTTGTAGTAGTAGAGATAAACGTCAAGACCCACTTATATCCTCCTTGTCATCCGCACCCACATTGAGTATCGCAGGATTCACAGTCCCGTCCGTGTCGGTCACGCCCCACAAGGCGTTCCAATACTTCCTGAACTCGGTTCCACGCTCGTGAAAATGGGCCACGACTTTCGCAATGTATCCCGCCTGAAAGCCCGTCAGTCCCATCCCCGTCCACGCGTCCTCCGCCTCCTTTGGCGTGTGGCCCGCCGATAACGCTTCCATACTGGCTACCGCGCCCTCGACGACGGCGAACGAGTACCCGTCTTGTCCGTTGTTCCTCGCGAATTGTTTCCATTCGTCCTCCTTGCCGGCCGATACGACTGCGAGTCCGCGGTCGAGTATTTCCGGCAATTTCTGTTGGGCAGCGGTCGCTGCCTCGTCAAGCTGCCGGCTGTGCTCTTCTTGCCAATCGTTGTGGCGTTTGAGCGTTGCCGCAGCTTCTTTGTCCCCAAAGGATTTGCCGACGTATTTGACCATCTCTTGGAGTTTCCGGACATCGTAGTCTTCCGGAATAATAGAGTTCTCAAACAACACTTCCCCTTCCTTGGTGGTCACAGACCGTACGGCGCTTCCGTAGCCAACAAAGGGGATCCCGGTTCCGCCAACCTCGATTACAGTAGTATCGACGTATTTGAGCGGGCCTTCGGTATGGTCGAGGTTTCCATAGAAAACGTGCTCGACCATAATTATCTCATCGAGATATTCTTGGAGATTGTCTCGCTGCTCCCGTCGCTTAGACGGGATATTCTCCAAGATTTTTCCAATTCGGGTCATTAACTACCCCCAGTAGGTGTAGAGCATTGGCCGTAGCCGATTGATAAAATCAGGATGGAACGCTTCAGTGTACTTCATAAGCGCTACAACTGATGGCGGCACATGCGGCCGAAAGTCTCGTTTGAGGTGTGTGAGCAATTTACCTGTCGCGGCAGGCGGCACATCCTTAGCCCACCTCCCCACCAACTGGTTGTACCACCCCGCGCGAATGGCTACGATCCCCTTGTCATCCAGAACCCGGTCTTTTGTAATATCTCCCAGGTGCGCTCTTTGGTCGGGGGCTGTGTAGCACCCTTCGGGGGGATCTCGAAAGCGGACGAGTCGTCCTTCGTGTGGGTAGATGGTAAGACCAACGAACTTTATGGCCGTCTTTGCAACTCGCCCCGCGTCATAGTAGTCAATAATATTGTCATAACGGGACCAGTCTTGGGTGTGGTCCGGGGGTTGGATTAGGAGAACGCGGGGATTCCCATATTCTCCATCGTAGATGATGCAGTCTCCCGGGCCCCTACGCCGCGTCGCCGTTTCGTTGGCTTTAATGCCTTGTTTGATATCCCGGATAAACCACCGGAACAGGAAATCGAGGTCTTGGTTGAGGCCTGTTGGGTATGTTTTTCCGAAGTCGGTGAGCAGCCCCTCTTTGTTCTCCTCAGCCCACTTTAGAAAATCTTCGAGGCTATCCCCCCGCTCATGCCAGAACTCCCGCAGCTTATCCATGTCGACGTGCGGGTCTATAGCCTCGTACTGCTCCACTTCTTTATTGTACTTGAGCCGGTTGGTCCCATACCCAAGGTGTTTGCGTATCCGTATTCCCATAGTTTTCACTTCCAGTCGTGGTGTGCGAGCTCGTGGCCCTGCACAGCGCCTTCGATTTGCTCCTCAACTTCGTTGTATAGACCAGCGGTGGTGAGGAGTACCCTGAGCGCGTCCCTCACTTTGTCGAGCTGTTGTGCCTTTCCGTGAAACATAGCTTTCAGTTGGTTATTCTCCTCTCGGAGTTCTCGGATTTTCTGCTTGTCACTCTTCGGCATTGCGCTCCTCCCAAAGCTTGCTGAGCCTTTTGAGTTCTTTGTGGACAAGGGTATCGATGCTACTGAAGGCTGCCTTCTCCGCGAGCCAGTAATCGTTCTTGTCAGCGATAGCCTGAGCAACCAACCCAGTTGGGCGAAGCTCCCAAGGACGGGGCCAGCGGCTGAAGCCGTGCTCGTCTACAATGCAGTAACCTGCCTTTTGCGCAGCCTTTGGAGCGCAATCCCTCGCGCGGAGCACCGGGATGGCTTCGTAGCCGTCGTAGACATAGTAATACACCGCGTGGTCTATCCCCAGCGACGCACAGCTGTTGTTCAGTCTTCTCTTTTTTCCTACCCGTAGGGCAATCCAGCGAATGGTGCTGTAGAGGTAATGCCGTTCACGGAACATGGGGCCATAGTCAAACCCGATTCGTAGTTTCCCATCATCGTAAGATAGTTCTCCTTCAATCAGGATAGCCGTAGTTGGGTCGTAGTCTGGGTGGCACTCTGCTTCCAATGGAGTTCCTTTGGCGATTGCGGAGAACGGCCGATAGTGCTCAGCAAGAAAAGCCATCATCTCCTTCCGCGCTTTCTTGCTCTTCACCGGTACTGCTACACTGTATCCCATAATAAACTCCTTTAGCCCAGCGGTGGCATCCTTCGATGAAGCTGCTGGCCGCAAACAAACTTAAGATGATGGTCTCGACGCGCCATTCTCCATCCCACACAACTGCACCAATGAGGAGGAAGATTGCTGCGGGCATCTGCCACACGAGAAAGCGGATGCCTTCGGTTATCAGTGTTCTTTGCATTCGCAATCCTCTCCGCAAGCTTCGCACCCAACCCCAACGTACTCGAGGTTTACGACGGGCTCCTTACTCAGCTTCAAGAAAGGTCCGCCTGGTTTGCCGCAACCAGCACACTCCATCGTGCAGTGGCCAGTCTTGGTATCTACCTTCAACCACCATGGCCCACCACAAGAGCGGCAATGGATATATCGGTCTGCCATATTACCCTCCGTTTTTGCCTCTCCACTTCTTCATGGCCTTGTGGAAAAACTCGTGAAGCATACCCAGGTCAGGTTGGTCTTCTGGGTACCAATTCTCCCCCTGTTCCTGGTGGTACGCCTTGTCATCGGGATGCGCCATAGGGGTAACGAGAAACGCGGGGAGCGGCCCACACCCATCTAATGTAGAGAGGATAGAGAAGGCCAAGCCTTCCATCGCATCTCGTTTGTCGGGGCTGACTTTGTCCCAATAATCAACCATTATGCAGATATGTTCCAGTAGCTCATCCCGAACCTCGTCAGGGGTATACACTCTGGGGTCTGTAGTATCGCTCATAGGTTATTGTCCTGTGGTAAGATTGCGGGCAGAACGCCCGCGGGTGAGGGTTACTCAGCTTCTTCCTGAGCGCACTCATCGCAATCGCGATCGCACTCAACTTCCTTGTTAGTGATCGGGCACACTTTGGTCATAGGTTCCTCCTTTGGTTACCTCTCTTATACCAGAAATAGGGAGGTAAAGAAGCACGCCGAAGCGTGCTCCCCTCCCGCATCTCTAGTGCAGGACTCTACCCTTTGGGAACGGGATTACTCCCTCCCCTTCGGCCTGCGCCGGGGCCCCTGGCTTTTGCAGGACGCCAAGGTTGCCGAGCAGCTCCAATGCCTTGGAGCGGACTCCGGAGTCGACGAGGTCCTGGAGGATCTCGTCACGATGGTCGATGAGAGGTACTCCGTCCTCCTCCCACTTCGCAAACTTCGCAAGCAGCTTTTCGCGGGCTACACATGTTGAGCAGCCACAACCTTCTTCGCCAAGCTGTCCCTGCTTTTCCCGCAAAGCCTCCAGGAGTTTGTGGAGAAGGAACTCCAGCTTCTCTGCATCGGTCTTCAGCTCTTTCGGGATGTTCGAGAAATCGATTGTGATGTTGGCAACCTCGTCCTTGCAGGCATTCATTGCTTTGGTAACGAGTGCCTTTGCCCTGGCCGCAGGCTTCGGCTTTCCCAGTGCTGTGTGTAGCAGAGTACAACACTCATCAACATCCGCCCCCGTAGTTTCGCGGAGGAGGCTGATAATAGTAGCCCCGGCCATCAACAGCTGCGTTTCTTCCTCGGTAAATTCCTTCTCTTGTTCGTCACTCATTCGTGCGCGTCCTCCTTAGCACTGTAGGATTTCGCCGAAGTGGTGGATCGCATCGGCGAGCTCTGTCCCGGAAACTCCGAGCTCAATGAGATGGTTCTGGAATGTCTTTTGTTCGAGGTTAGCGAGAGCGGTGGTGTTTACCTCCTTGAAGGAGTCCTGCATCACCAGCAGGTCTTTGGCGAGGACGCGAAGCAGTATGTCACTATCCCCTTTCTCCCCACAGGCGAGCTTCATGGCTGCCATGTAGAGTTTTGCAGCGCGGTCCTGCGCTACGGCTTTGGTAAAGTCGAGTTCTTGTTCAACCAATTGCAATCCCAGTTCTAGTCCACCGTCCATACGGTACTCCTCTTTGCGGGTTCCTGCACTACTTATAACAGGAATCAGTCTAAAATATCTACTTGAGATATTCTCTGCCTTTTCATTGGGATGCCCCCGATGTATACTCTGGCCGGAGGTGTTTCTATGAAAGCAAATTTCTCTGAAGGCTTTGTTCCTCTGAAGGCCTCTCTTCAAGAAGAAGTCCGCAGGTTCTCCGGGAGGACCGGCACAAACATGCCGCGGACGCGTAAGAAGCTCGCGATGATTAAGCGAGCGCAGGACGATGTTGGCATGGCCGGTCAGATTCGGGTCTCTGCCCCCAAGCCTCCAAAAGCTGTAGAGCAGAAAGAGGCGAGGATAACTAAGCCCTCGTTGAAAGGTGTAAACCCACCTAAAGTTCCTTTTCCTACCGTAACCGGCGTAGACCAGGTGTAATGGCTAAAAAGCGGACAAAGGTAAAGGCGCATTTACGTACTCGTGCAGGCAAACCCACAATTGTGCGTGCGCATGAACGGAAGGTGTCTCCCGCAAAGAAGTTGTCTGGGCTGACTGAGCAGCTTGCGCGTCTCCTTGAGGACTCTGGCGTCTCCCCCGATAAAGCTGTAATCGGGGCCGGCGGGGTTCTTGGAGCTTATGATCTAAAGGTAGTCGGGGACCTCGATGTCTGGCTAACCCCTTCAGCGTACGAGCGTCTTGCAGCCCACCCCGAGGCACAACATAAAGTGGCTAAGAGCGGTACTCCTGCCATTGAGTTTGATACACCCGCCGGAGAGATTGAGGCTTTCACCGGTCCTTGGACCGTAGGGGATGCAGATTTCTCGGGCCTGAAGGACACGATAACCAAGAAAGGATGGTCGTTCTGGTCCCCGAAGAAGGCGTTGCGGTGGAAGCAGGCTATGAATCGGGAGAAGGACCAGGAGGATATCAAGAAGCTTGAGAGGTTTCTCGGTATAGAGGAGGGGCCCCATAGTACACGTTTCAAATCTATCCCTCAGGCCAAGGACAAGATATGGGATTTTGCCATTCAGGAACATAAGGCAAAGCGTGCCGGCCTCCACTTTGATTTGCGCTTAGGCGACCAAACTGGAGATGCCCACAGCTGGGCAATTCGGAAGCTCCCTGCTCCCGGGGAAACTTCGTACGCCGCTCAAACGTTCACGCATAAAGCAGACTACATGCACTTTGAGGGCACTCTCCGCGGGTATGGCGCAGGTACTGTGAAGTTGCATACTCGGTCAAAAGCCTACGTCCATTCCGCGGGCCCTTCTAAAGTTGTCTTCTCAGTTATGCGGGGCCGGTCGACTGAGGATTACGCCCTCGTCCGTATCAAGGATAAGAGTTGGATCATCCACAATATGTCTACCCCTAAGGATACCATTCCGCGAGGTAAGGAATCTTACAAGGAGGCAGAGTACGGAATATCCCTTTTAGATAAATATCCGGATGCCATTGTAGCTGCGAAACTCGATGGGGCTTTTACCAGGATACTGTTGCGTGCTGGGAAGCGGGCACGCGCGTACTCCCACCGGATATCGAAGGTAGGGGATACGCTCGAGTACACGCACAAGATACCCGGGATGTATGACGTTCGGGGTGGGCAAGGGGATACAATCCTTCGGGCAGAAGTAGTTGCTACCGACTTTTTCGGGAAGCCCCTACCGCCGGCACGTACCACAGCCTTGCTAAACGCAACCGTACTAAATAGCCGGGAAATGCAGAATACTTCAGGGGAGTCCCTCACTACTTTTCTCTTTGACGTAGAGAAGCTAAACGGGAAGGACGTCTCCGATCTCCCTGTAAAAGAGCGCCAAGCACTTCTCCGGAAGTTTGCGGACAAGCATCCGGTCTTCAGGCTTGCTCCGATCGCGGTGACCCGAGAAGAGAAAAAGAAGCTGATAAAGGCAATCGCTTCCAAGAAGCATCCCCTTACGTCAGAGGGTGTGATACTATGGGAGAAGAAGCCGATAAAGGCTAAGGTGAAGAAAGAGCATGATGTCTTTATCCGACAAATTCATCCCGGCACCGGTCGCCTACGTGACAAAGCGGCTGGTAGCTTTGGTTACTCTTGGACCGCGCGTGGGCCTGTGGTTGGTAACGTCGGTACTGGGCTCACGGACACGCAGCGGAAAGACATGTGGCAGAACAAAGAAGACTACCTTGGGCGGGTGGCCCGGGTAGCTGCGTTAGGTAAATACAGGTCGGGGGCCCTCGAAAAACCCAGCTTCCTTGGTATTCATGTAGAGAAGAGTTTGAAGTAGCTTTGCAGGTGTTGCTTGTAAATATACCGCTGTGATATTCTGTTTGCGAGTTATGTCCGGAGGAGCAATATGTCCCGCCCACAACCCCCTGTCTTTGATATCGCTTTTAGTGAGGCGATAGGCCGTGTTCTTGGGCAGCTTGTTAAAACTGCTGCACTGCATGATGCGCAAACTGTTGGTGAGCAGCTGGTTGAGCTGGAGAATGAGCTTAAGAAGCAGGGGAAGGGGGATGCTGCTCGGAGGCGCATTGAGCGTACCCTGAAATCTCAGGCCCGCGAACAATTCAAGAACGGTCGTACACGAGCAGACCAGACCCGTTGGGAGATGGATGAGTATAGGAAATTCCTGAGTGGGAAACGGAAGACTCGGCCGACCTCTGCTGAAGCTTTTAATGCAGTTGGTAAGGGCTTTGGTGGTTTTGGTGGTGGGGGGCAAAGGTCTTCACATCGTTCAAGCAGAGGTGGCGCTGGTGGTGGCTGGTCTGGTGGTTGGTCTGGCGGTAGTCGCGCTGGCGGCAGCCAAGCTGGTGGCGGTAGTCGCGCTGGCGGTAGCCGCGCTGGTGGCGGTAGCCAAGCTGGTGGTAGCCGCGCTGGCGGTAGCCGCGCTGGCGGTAGCCGCGCTGGCGGTAGCCGCGCTGGTGGTGGTTGGTCTGGTGCTCGTCAAGGTGGGGATTGGAGGACTGAGTGGGAAGATTTGCGGAAGAAGTGGGCGCGAGAGGATGCTGCCTGGAAAGCGAGACAACGGAAGTGGGCTGAGGATGCCGCTGCTCGTAATAAAGAAGCCTATAAACGTGCCCGGGACGCTCGGTACCGCGCCTACCAACGCAGCTCATATACCACTCCCCGGTATTACCGGACGTCTACAGGGGCTGGTACTCGCCTCGCGCTATACGGGGGAGCTCTTGGGGCGTACGTGGGGCTGCTAGGGCTTGCACATTGGTTGGAGGCGCGGGAGAAGAAGCAGGCGGCTAAGCGAAGAAGGGCTGCCCAGAAGAAGAAGGCTACTTATAAGACATCCCCCAAGTATAAGCGTCGCTGGCGAGACCCTAAAACTGGTAAGTATAGGTACGAGTATGCCGCATAGGGGGGTAGTTACGCATGGATTTTTCTTCTTGAAAATAGCAGGTGTGCTGCGCCTACGTAGGCAGCTTGGCCTTGGGGAGTAATTATGCCATTCCAATCAAAAGCCCAACAACGTTTTATGTTCGCAACCAAACCTCGCCTTGCGCGCAAGTGGGCGAGGGAGATGAAAGATAACCACCAAAGCATCAAAACTTTGCCCGAGAAGAAGAAACTTGCTGGGAGGGGTATTATGGAACCTTGTGCGCAGTTTGAAGTGTTTTTTGCGGAGGCGATGGAAAAGATCGCGAAGGCTAAGAAGAAGGGAAGGCAAGTTCCCCTTGGCTTTAAAGATACTTTTTTGGCTACTACTAGAGTACTCCGTTCTGGCGATAAGGGGGTAAAAAAGCTGGTGGTGAGTAAGGGAGGGGTTAAGCGCAGGCTGAGGGCCCACGGTAAAGGATTCCTCATTGGGGCTCCTCCAGGTGCGCTGCTTGGTGCAGGTGCTTATGGTTTGCTGAAGCGTGGTCCTGCAAGAGGTTCCCACGCAGCTGTTGCGGCTATGTTGGGTGGTCTTCTTGGGGGTTCTGTTGGCGGTGATGTGTCCCAAGCGCGGTCTGATATGAAATTCCTGCGTGGCAAGGGCATCGATATGCGCTGGCATGGGCTTTCTTCTAAGGCAACCCCGGCGGCGTACAAAAAGTACATTAAGGCTTACAAGAAGAAGTAGGTAAAAGGGGGCGCTTGCGCACCCCCGGAGCCCTAACGAGCTCCCTGTACTGCTACTCCTCCTCGTCCTCTTCCCCGTCCGTGTCCTCGTCCTCAACCACCTCGAACCCTGCCCGTTTCATTGCCGTTTCTATCTCCGCCTCGTACTGCTCCGCGAGCGACTCGGAGGTTGCTACGTACTTCATGAATGCGGCGATGTAGGGCCGGTCCATGTCACTGAAGTACTCGACGACCTTCCCGATGGCAGCCTCGGTTTCCTGCCATGTGACAGGTTTCAAGTCCTCGAGGATCCCAATGGGAACCTCGAGCACCTTGGCTGCGGCTTCCACGAGTGCCTTGGGGTCCTTGGCCACGTCCCAATACAGCTGGGCCATGGCGGTAAGCACTGCGCTGGTGAGGCGCATGTACAAGGCTGCGATGGGGGCGCACTTCGGCAGCTTCTCAAGCCATTCGCCGAGGGTGTTACGAGATTCTGCGACGGTAGTCTGGATCTGTTTTGCAATTTCCATAAGGTTTCTCCTGGTTATTGGGGACAGCACTCTCCACAAACCTGCGTTCCTGAATTGGCGGGCCTTTCCGATCGTGAAATCGGCAGTGTAGCTCCACACACCAATCCAGGCAGCGGGTTCGCTTTGAGGTACTGCCTTGGACTCTGCTATTCTTATACCCACGCATTCTTCTGTTTTTACAGGTAGACACTAACCCCAAATCTTTTGCATAATAGGGGCCGTGCCTTTGGAGGTCATAATGCGGTTCACCTTAGGACCTTACAAGAAGGAGCTTGCGTCTAAGCTCAAGATCGAGTCGGGTAATTACCCTGGCCATGGGAAGCTAAAGCCTCCACCCGCGGGTGCGCGTATAGGTTACGGAATATACCAACGAGATAATTGGGCGGGGTTTGTAGAACTCACGTATCCCTATTTGAGGGGGAAGGATAAGACAACCGCCTACCTGGGGGTTGGGGTGCTCCCAAAGTATCGGAAGCTCGGGCTTGCTGAGTGGGCATCGCGAGAGTTATTGAGGAAGCATCCTGAGATAAAGAAATGGAAGTGGGCGGCACTCGAGGTGAATGAGCCAAGCCTACATCTGGGCAAGAAGCTTGGTTTTACGGGCCCGAAGACAGAACGGGGGTACACGACAATGGAGAAAGTAGCGAGCGCCTATGGTTCGCCGGCAAGAGCTGCAATGGGCCATGCCACAAATCTAACTGCCGAAGATGCTACTGCCCTGCGTAAGACCCCCCGCTACCGATTTATCCGTAGATTTCTTCTGCGTAAAAAGCTTCGCAACAAACGGCGGGAGCTCTATAAGAAATTTCTCCCTGAAAAGCAGAAGGAGTGGAAGAACTTTTTGGCGGAAACTAAGGGGATGACGCCGAAGGAACAGAGCCAGTATGCTCGTAAACAGACTGCTAAACACTATAAGACTCCTGCAGTCCAACGCGGCAACCAGCGGTTTCGTGAGATGAAGCAGAAATGGGAGGCTGCTAAAGAGAAGACCTCTGCGATTCTTCCGGTCAAGTTCCCTAAGACAACCAAGTGTCTACAGAAGATGACACCTAAGGGACAAACCCCTACCTTCTCCAGCAAACCTGCAGCCAATAGGAATGACTTATATGGCAACTGAAAAAGTAAGAGCTCATATCCGCAGAACTGCGGGAGGGACCCCCACCATCGTAAAGGCCCATACCCGTAAGGGTGAGGACACCGATAAGCGACGGTCGAAGGAACTGCAGATGTGGTGGAAGTGGAAGTTGGGCGGGGAACGCCCGAAGGACTTGAAGCCGCTGGTTCGGAGTTTTATGCCTTTGGTAAATAAGCAGGCATCGGTCTACACTGGTCGGGTACAAATGCCCCCCGAGGCTATCCGAGCGGAGTTCACCAAGCAGCTGATCGCGGGTCTCAAGGCCTATGATCCCGGCCGGGGTGCTGCCCTTAGCACCGCCCTGGTGTGGTACATGAAGAAGGCCCAACGGTTCATTATGACCTACCAGAATACTGCTCGTATCCCGGAGGAGGATATCCGCCTTATTAGAACCTTCGAGGTGGCCCGGGCGGAATTGGCGGAAGAGATGGATCGGATGCCTACGGACGAAGAGTTAGCTAAGCGGTTGAAGTGGCCGGTAGCCAAGGTAATCAAAATGGATACCCAGCTCCGCAAGGATCTGTCTACTTCGAAGTTCGAGAGCGATCCTACGGCAGTGATGCCGGCGGGAGAGAAGGAGCTGCTCAAACTCTTCTTGTACGAACTGAAGGGGGAGGAGCAAGATGTCTACCGCTACCTTTCCGGTCTTGGTCGGGAGCGGATTACCGATGTACAGACTCTGTCCACCAAGCTAAAGTTGCCGCAACATAAGGTTTATCGCATTCGGATGAGCATTGCGAAGAAACTCAAAACATACATGGACGGGGTAGCACCCGGGGGTACATATGAGTCTCAAAGACAAAGTTTTACAGCTCCAGCAACTTCTCCAGGAGCACGTAACAACCGAAAGGCAAAAGGTTGAGACGTTGTCGACTTGGTTACAGGAGCTGAAGGAGGCCGAAGTCTTTGCGCCCTTCGAGGATACTCTGACGGGCTTTGAGGCTGCGATTGATGCTAATATCTCTGATTTCCTGGGGGAGGAGCCGTAGTATGGGAGATTGCGTGGCCCTTCTGCTGTTGCTACAATCCTCAACAGGACCTTAGGCGGGAGCCGGTATGTTTGTAAAGCTGTCTCAGTCAAAGCAATTCTGGCATTACCATACGTCGGACCTGACTGATCTGACGCTCACAATCTACGATGACGAAGGTACCCTGGTTACTTCGCTGGCTACAACAGCGATGACTACGGCACCCATCGATTTCATGCGTATTACAGCCGCGTACACCTTCTCTACGGCGGGGGCCTATCGCATTAAGTGGGCTGCGACGGGGTACACCGATTGGGAAGAGTGCCTTGTAGAAACAGAGCCTCCCAATGACGAATACCCGAATAACCTCCGGAAGTATCTGGTTGAGGGCACCGGGTGGGGCACACCGCAGCTTTACATTCTCGACAACACACTTACCGCGGTTACCAGCTGTGCACTCACACAGCTCGCGGCTTCGGTTACGTCGACGAAGGTTGTGGCATCATATACCATCCCGGCATCCTCAGACATTGAGCTGACTTTCGATGCGACCTCGCCCACGTATTCCATTACATTAACTACAGGCGTGCGTACGTTGCTGGAAGTTCTCGATGAGATAAATAGCCAGATACGTTTTGGTCGTGCCCTGACTTCTGCGGGTAAATTGCGGATTGAGTCGGATTCTTTGACGGAAGATACCCAGGTTGTCCTTGATGGGGATGCTGCTGTTCTTACTGAGCTTGGGCTCACAGCTGGGACATATACTGCTTCGTATACCAGCCCCCCGATTTCTCTCACTGCTGTTGATAGTTCTCTGGCTTACGAGACTGATGAGTATATCAAACTCCCCGAAGGCAACTACGTTTTTATCTGGTGTGACGATACCACCGTACAGGCAACCGAGGATGTTTTCATTTACTCTGATAACACCTACGCCGATACCACTTTCGAGATCGTCGAAAGCACCACGTCGCAAGCCCTGGCTGGTGTGGAGGTTGCCCTCCTGAATTCTGATGGTGTAACGGTACGTCGGGGGTACTCAATGCCCGACGGGCGCTTCTACACTTCTCTGCCCCCGGGCGCGTATTACGCAGTACTCCGGCGGGACAAACACATATTCGGGATTAATAATTTTACGGTCAATGTGGTTGATCGCCACTCTACTACAGCGACCAATGACTTTGTGTTGTCCACGAATTTCCTTACACCGCGGTATACGGATGCCCCGCTTGTTGGTCAAGACTATTTCTCGACGATGAAGGCGCAGTTCGTTGATCTCCAGGGCAACCCAATTGCTGGGCTGAAGATACTCATATCGCATAATTATGTACCCTTTCAGACAACCTCTGTTGCCGGGACTGCTGTGGCTGTTACAGGGCACCCGCTTATTGTGCAGACGGATGGAATGGGGATGGCCACTACGCAGCTGGTTCGCGGGCTGACTGTAGAGGTTGCGATAGAGGGAACCTCAATACGACGGAACCTGTTAGTGCCGAGTCAAACCGAGTTCAATCTCCTGGACCACTTTACCCAGGATGACCTGTTTGATATTGTGCGCCTTCAGGTACCTGCAGCTGTACAGGCGGATATCTAATGTATGAAAAAACAAAGAAGCTCCTACAGTTTATCGGAGAGGTAGATACCCTTGAGAAGGTGGCTGAGGAAAAGGACCGTACCATGCATGGTTGGGATGTAATTGCTCTCGATAAGTTCCGCAAGCCGTGGTCGGCCCTCTCTCCTGAGGAGCGGAAGATTATATGGGATGTAGAGGAAGTCGGGCCAAACGGCCGTCCCCGCCGGAAACCTTTTTGGTATAACGCTGCTGCAAATCCTGATCTCAACAGACTTGCTAAAACGCACACGGGGGCAGCGAGCTTTGACGCACTTCCCTCAGGGAAGAAGCTGCAGGTGGCTGATATACACCGAAAATGGGCCACTCGAGGACGTTGGGCGGCTCCGAAAACAGACTATTCTTTTGGAGCTTCTCGCGAAGGCGATCCTATGGGCGGTAACTTTGTTCCTCCAAAAGGTAGGCGTCGCCCTGTTGGGCGAGACCCCCAGCGGAAGGTCTTGCCGGGAGCTACTGTAGACGCCTCAAAGCTTACTCCCCCGCCCGCTACGGGCACCCCAAAAGAGGGCCCCGCTCCGGGCGACCTAAAAGCTAAATTGGATAGGCTCCGGGAGATGCGAGCGCAGAAAGCCGAAAGAAAGCCTACTACAGGAGATCTTCGGGCGATTGCTGGGTCTGTTCGTAAGAATGTCCCTATCGCGGGTTTAGCCGCTAATACATATAGCACTCTCGCAGATCCTAAGCGCCGGGCTGCTCTTGGGGCGAGCGCTGTTCGCGGGCTACAGAAAGGCTATACGCAAGCAGGGCAGAACCTGGATCGTCGCAGAGAACTCCTGAAGCTTAAAGAACGGATGTCCTCAGGAACCACAAGTGCCGCCTCTACATGGAACCCTCAAAAGTTTGTTGCCCCTAAAGATATCGGTACTGCTAAACAGCAGATTCAGGGACTGCTTACAGATATGCAGCAGAAAGGGCGCGCTGGGTATACTTACGGTGGGATGTCGGCAAAAGATCGTATTGCTGATTACCAGGCAAAACTGAAGAAGCTGGATTCATTCAAGGGAGATAATAAGGCTTGGGCCAAGCACTGGAAATACGGCGGGGACAAGTATCTTGGGAGGCGTGTCCACCAGGACCGCCTTCGTATGCGGTGGCTTGGTGCTGAGGCCGGAAAAGATCCCAAGGCACTGAGGCAAGCCCGGCAGGATTATGCCTCCTGGGCGACCCAGAATCGGGCCGCACCTGTAAAGAGAACCCCGAAGCCTCCGGTACAGACGGCATTTGCTCTTGAGGGGCAGGGGCCTGCGAAGGGCAAGACACTTCCGATGAAGCCGGGGTTCCAGCCTTCTGTGGGAGATGCTGCTAAGGGCCAGAAGTTCATGCCTCTTGCCGCGGATGCTCAGAAGTCGTTGAACGCTGGTAAGGAGAATTTCCAGTTCACGCCAACGCCTCCGAAGCCTACCCCGGCCAAGGATACAGGGCTTGCGCATCTTTATAAGCCGCAGCAGACAGTCCCTAAGAAGGACCCGGGTCTGATGTCCATATTCAAGCCCAAGGCTAAGGACACTGGTCTTACCAGCCCTTACAACCCGAAGAAGCCGGAGACGACGTAATGCGAAGAGAACTCATAGGTATGTTGGCCGGTCTTGTGGATCCCGCAGTCTTGAAAGGACTGGAGAAACGGGCTGCTGACGAATTCGATCCCACTAAGAGCTTCAAACCGGCAAAACCGGTGAAAACAGATTGGGATAAGTTCAATGCGCGTAAGCGTAAGGGACCTGCTGCTGAGTCGAAACTTTTGGCCGCTGACCCAACAAAATCTCAACGAAATATTTCTTCTGTGCAGCGTAGTCAGCAGATGCGGGGTCAAGAGCAGAAGGCTCGTGAAGAGAAGTTCAAGCCTTATGGCGGTGTTGACCCGTTTGCTACTGCGGGAGCTCCCAAGTATGGGCCTGCGCAAGTTGCCTTTGGTAAGACAATTGGCGACACGGTTGAGAAGAAGGTCGGGGATATGGGAACCTCTCTCGCAAAGACTCGGGCGAAGAATCAGGCAGGTTATGATCGGCTGGCTCAATCTCCGCATAATCGGCAGGAAGGGGACTACGCTGCGGGTGTTGCAGCTCGTCACCAAGCCCGCCAACCTGTGTACGAGGGGCATGACCCTTCTACTATGTCTCAGCGGCAGGCACAGATAAAGATGCGGCTGATGTCTCAGCTAGAGAGCGGGGGTATGCTCGAGACCTCTCCTGAATATAAGGAGCAGCTGGCCCGGAAAGCTTATCCGGCTCTTTCCAACCTAAGCGATGTAGCTACTCCCGCAAACGTAGCAGCACTCGAGCTTGGTGGTGCGGGTCTTGGGCTTGCTGCACCGCTGCTGGCAAGAGGTTACGGTCTTGCACAACGGCTTGCTCGGGGTGCTGAAGGTACTTTTGGTGCCCCTCCTGCAGCAGGGCGGGTAATTACCAGCCCCACTGGTAGAGCTGGTACTCGTCTGCCCAGCCAGCCTGCAGCACAGCCGGCACAGCCCGTATTTGGTACGGGTGTTGGTGCTGGTGTAGAGCAGGCAGCGAATGTGGGTCGAGCAGCCGCACCAGCCGGGGAAGCAGCCCCTGGTTTCTTCGCTCGTGGCAGAGAATTCTTTAATCGCTTGAAGAATACCTCTTCTGCTGAACGTAGGCTGGCGAAGATGGAAGCCGCGGGCAAAGAACCCGACCCCTTCGTTGATCCCTCACAGCCTTCTGTACGTACAATGGCGAAAGGCGAGGGTATGGAGGCGAAGCTTGTCAAGACGGAGCAACGGCAGGCAGCGGCGGCTGCCAAAGCTGAGGCTAAGGCAACTCAAAAAGCAGAGGCTGCGGCAAAAGCCGCGGAAAAGGCGAAGGCGGAAGCAGCGGCAGCCGAAAAGGCGAAGGCAGAGGTTGCTACTCCTAAAACTCCCGCAGAAGGCGAAGGAGTTCTTCCGCCTGGCTCGGGTGAGCCCGCAGTAGCGAGAGGTCGTGGACTTGAGGGTAGCGGAGAACGTGGGACCTGGAAGCAAGTAGCAGAAGCACCGGTAAAGGAGCCTGCTGCACCCGCAGGGCAGCCAACAGCTGGGGCTGCCGCCCCGGGTAAGGGCGAAATTAACCTCGAAGCTTATAGTAAGGGTATTGGTGAAGTCCATACTCCCGCTGCATGGGAAGAGATGGCAGCCATGGGCCCAGAGGCTAAGAAGGCGGTAAACTTGCAGGAGGCCGTTGTCCTTGAACGGCAGCTGAAGGATCGTATTGGGGAGCTCAGTAAGGGCTTTGGTAAGCTGCCTGCCGAGAAGGCTACATTGGATACCTTGAAGCAGCAGGCGAGGGGTTTGGCCGGGGAACTTAAGGCTAATCGTGTGGGTGTCGCTGCGAAGAATCGTATCTTGCGTAGTGCTGGGCATGAGCCGAGTCCTGTCCGCCGGTTCGCCCAGGACCGCCCGCGTACAGCAGGTTTGGGTGCGCTTACCGCTGGTGGGCTTGGCGTTGCTGGCCTAACAGAGACCGGGCGTAATTTGGCTGGCAAGGCAGGCAGATGGGCGGGTAAAAAGTTTGGGCCGAGCGGCGTTACTCCGGCGAAGACTGTCGGTGGGGGCGTCTCGCCCAGACAACAAAAAGTCTCTCCGGAGACCGGCCGTGCCGTTGGGGAGACCAAGCCAAGTACCGCGCCTGCGGGAAGCGTAGATGAGGTTCTTGCGGGCGGCAAGCAGACACCCGCCACACCGGCGAAGCCTGCGGCCGCTTCGCAGAAGCCGGCGTATACCTTTAAGAACAAGTTAGTGCAGAAGCATATTCCGGCGGAGCAGCTCAAGGGACTCTCTGCTTCTAACCGTAAACTGCTGGAGAGCCTTACTCCTGAAGAGGCCAAAAAGCTGTGGGGAACTAAGTAATGGCATCGGATATTTATGTAAACCTGTTGGACGCACTCCTCAGCCCTTTTACCGGGGTGGTGATCAAGCTCTATGAGGATGATGGTGCGTTTGGCGTCTACCTGGCGGAGGATACGACTAACGCCAATGGTCGTGCCTCGTTTGTTGGGTACGCCGACGGGGATTACTTCATCCGTGTCCGGGTACCCGCCTCTAATCCTTTTACTGTTCCTGCTGGGCTAACGCAGAACGCTACTTTAGCTGGTTCAGATATTTCCGTGACAATTACTGCGGCATCGGTAGCTACTCCGGTGTCGAGCGACGCACGCTTCTGTCGTTGTAGCGGATACTTCACAGATCTTACCGGCGCAGCTGCCGCGGGCCTTTCCCTCTATTTCTCCCGGCCTTCAGAGATTCCTGCAGGTACCATCTCGTCCTCAACCACAATGGGTATCTTCGATCAAACGCAGCAACTCACCCTCAACAGTGATGGCTATGGGGAGATCGATCTTCCTCGTGGGGCGGAACTGTATGTGATGATCCCCGATTATATCGATATGGCACAGCAGATCTTCATTCCTGATGCGGCAAGCGCGAATCTCCCAGATGTAGTGTTCCCCTACCCGTATAGTGTTACGTATCTGGAGGCCGGGGTACCAACTACACATGTAGTTATCGCGGCCGGGGCTTCGAAGACTTTGTCTATATCTGGCCTTCTCCGTTCGGCCGTAGCAGCCGAACCTCTCACTTCTTTTATACAGTATGCGACGTCTGCCACTGAGTATACTTTCAGTCTTGGTGACACAGAATTGACTATCACCGGGGTTACGCCTGGTACCTATACAATGACTCCATTGCCAGTAGCCGAAAATTTTCTTTTGCCTGCACCAACAATTTCGGGTACTTTGACAGTGGAGGTTACCTAAAGTGGCAATAGAGGCTGTCCAAGAACAATTGCTCCCGGAGAATGTATTCCGTTATTATATTCGTCGGGACCTTGATCTTGAGCAGGGTCCTAAAATTCGCCGGCTTTGGTTAGCTGTCCTCCAGCGCGCCCTTCAGGATTACGTATTTATTGAGGCAGGTACTGATGAAGAGGAGGAATTGCTCGCGTGGTTCTATTCCCCCGATTCTGAGGATCTGGGTAGTTTTCGGTCAATATGTAGAATCCTGGACGTAGATGGTGATAGACTTCTGGAGCAACTCCCAAAAATCTCGGAAGAGGGGTTGCGTGGATTAAGGAAGTCGGGTTTGGAGGATGTATACTAAAGCCGTCCGGCGATTATTGTCGACCTTGCTCAATACTTCCCGTGATGCTGTGCGGGAAGACAGGGCTCGTCTGCTCAACGATATTAAGCTCATTTTTGGGCTAACTGCGTATCTCGACTCTGATACTTTGTGGGAAGGCTGTTACCTCGCCTCCCAACGATATCTTACAGCCGAGAGCAGTGTACTAACTCTTCTTGATGACATAACCGAGGCGTTTCGTACCAACAAGGTAATCCCTCCTAAGGACTCTAAGATTATTCTGGATAATCCTCTGGACCCCACGGCCCCCTCTGCGACGGTCTACGCCTCGAAGCTCGAGGAGCTGATCAAGAATTATCCCCGGCGGGATGAGGAGAGCAGCGCTAAGGGGGCGGCAATCCGTACAAAGGTAGAGGAACTTCGGGCAGCGTTGCTCGAGTGTTTCCGGGCCGTTTTGGTGTTCAAGACAACGCAGCAGCTCCAGCTCCGCCTGTTCACAGGATATTTCAAAGACCGCATTATTGAGTGGACGGATGAGGTGCTCGCTGAGGATATTGACCATGTTGAGGCAGTAGAGGCTCTCGGGGGCATACACTACCTGACTACTCTTGCAGAGAACCGGCAATCTCCTGCGCGGGTGAAGTACGCTTTGGGTGCCGGGGCTTTGGGGAGTCTCGCTCCCGCGTCCATCTCCATTGGTCCCCCGGTCTTTGCGGTACCTCCCGCAACTACTATGAATTGGTTGGATACTCCCGGGGGCGCACCCACAGCGTGGACAATTCCAGAGGCTACAGCTGCATCTGTAAGTTTGGGTGTTGCGTGCGATCCGGTTGTGGGTGAGCCAGCTGCCGGTAGTTGGACAATTGGTGCTGGCGCAAATGATACCTTCTACTGCCGCGTAAACAACACCGAGTACACTGGTACGTTGGCGGCTGCTGTCTATACTTCGGCTACTATGGCGGTGGAGTTAGACACGAAGGTGTCTGGTCCCGTAGTGCCCCGGCCCTTTGATTTTGTAGTATCCGGGAATGAGATTTTCTTGGTGATGCTCGATACCAATCGTTCGCAGGGGATGCAGCTGTATTTCCCGCAGGCAGGCCCTTTGGTAGGTACTGGTTTATTCAACGGTTCTTGTCCTGGAGCGGACTATGGTTGGGCTCGGGGGGATTACGCTCCCGCGGATCTAACGAGTACCGACTCCCCCACAGTCTCAGTGGAGACTACGTATCCTTTGGGCCTTACACCTCTGGCTGCTACGCTTTCAGCAGCGGGCACTATAGCCCTGTCTGTTGCACAGCCTACACTCACCACCGACCATCTTATTACGGTCTCCTATAATTCCCCGGTCTTCAATACTCCGGCCTCTGCCACATACAAGATTGGCGCAATCGTTGGCGGCGTAGCCATAACTCCCGAGGCGGGCCTTAGCTCCCCCATCGATTTCATTGCGTCGGGCCGTATTCCAACAACAGAGCTTGGTACGGGGGAGGCCATCACAGTGCAAATATCTCATTGTGATATTTCCCTGGAGTCTGCTACTTACATTGAGCTCGCTGGAGAGGTGGAGATCGGAGCAGCGGCTACATTTGATTACGCCGGCGGCACTACGCTTACGCTCCCCTCGGAGCCAACAGTACCGCTTCGTATTGGGGATATCGTAGAGTATGGGGGTTCTGCCCCCACAACTACTACTTTGTTGAGCAGCACATCTCCGTATGTGTTGGCAGCGGAGATCCCCACTGCTTACGCAGAGTTTGAGATTCGTTCCGGGCTTGGCGAATTGTTTGCCAATCTTACTATTGGCCCAACCCTGAATAAGGCGTTGACTACCGAACTGGATATCCTCCACCTGTTAGATAAAACGTTGTCCTCTATGACCTGGTCCAGCTTTTCTGCCTTCAAGGAGGCCTTTGCGCCGTACCTTACTGATATGGCCGATCTTCGGAGTCAACTGTCGTCGGCGAGCTTCTCTATAAAGCGGTTGCCCTGGGTTATTTCTTTGTTGCGACAACACGGGTATACGCGGGCGGCTGCGACGCTACAGCGGGGCGATATTCCTTCGTTCCTTCCGCAGCCAATCACAGAGGCTTCGGGGGCTGAGAGTGTGCTTCAGCAGTTGAGTGAGGTACTTAACTCCCTATAAGATACTGTTGTTAGCTCTCTGTTGTGGTGCTACACTTTTGGCTGGAGTACCGGGAGTGTACTATGGATGAGGTAAAAAGAGACCGTCTTTCTAATCGTTTGGCGGGTGTTTACGAGGACTTGATCGCTCTTATCGTGCAGCGTGAGGTCGTCGACCGGTACGTCGGGGAATTCTCTTTAGCCTATATCGTTGACGAAGAGCTCGCCTATCTCTCCGGGGATTCTACGGCAACTACGTATTTCGGGTGCACCATCACTCAGGGGCGGACTACTGTACTCGATCGACTTGAAGCAATGGAGAAAACCGTGCAAGATGTTCTGGATGAGATAGATGCCATCGAGGAGGCATAATGTTCGACCTTCGGCTGATTAAAGCTATAGACTCCTTGCCCGTAAAGACAGCCGATCTTGTGAGCATGTACCCTCTGGTAATAACCCTCACCGGGGAGCACTTCGATCACGCATCGCAGGTGTCCGTAAACGGGTATTTGGTAGAACCTGCACCCCAGAACTTCGACGATACTACCGACGGGTACAATGAGATTCTCGGTAGCTTTCAGATATTGGCCCCCGATATGATCCGGCTTGTGTGCCCTAAGGCTCTTTGGTCTAAGCCTCTCGAGAAGATATTTGTCCTCGGGGAAGATGTAACACAGCTGGATGAGATTACTACTCTCTCGTTCGAGTTCTCTAATTTCCGCTCGATCCGCGGAATTACCAAAGTCATGCAGAGTTTCTGTAAGTTGTTGAAGACCACCCCCGGTACAGACTTCTTCAATCCTGACCAAGGCGGGGGTCTCCACGAGTTTGTGGGTATGACCCTGGATCGGACCAATATTCAGGGATTCGCATCGCAGCTACACCTTGCGATCAAGCGGTGCGCCGATGCTATCAAAGAGAGTCAGCGGGACCGTCGATGGAAGCTGCCGGCCGATGAGGTCCTTTTGGACGTAGTGCCGATTGATATGTCCTTCGATTCAGACAAGCTGGCGATCTCTATTGTCCTGCAGATCCAGACAGCAGCTCGGCAGGCAGTAGTGAAAATGGGAGTTTAGCGAATGGTTACGACATCCATCCAGGAGTTCATTGTCTCTCGTCTTGCTGAGTTCTTTCCGGAGCTTGATGCTGAGGAGGGGTCCGATCTTTATGCACAGGTAGTTCAGCCTATCCTGGACCGCCTTGGTGAAGATATCTTCGATACAGACATCGACAGTTTTGTTAGTCAGCGAATCCGGGATGAATTCCCTGATCTGGATATTGATACGGCAGGTTCTGTCGCCAAGGATGTCTTCGTCAACCCGGTTATTCTCTTGTTTCAGGCGATCAAACGTGAGCTGGTCGCCATCCGGGAGGCGCAGAGCCTCAACCAGACCAGTACACTAAGCGAAGAGGAGCTGGACTCCTTGCTTGCGAATGTGTTTGTTGTCCGGCGTCCCGGCTCCCACTCGGCAGGAACTGCCCGGGTTTACTACACCTCTCCGACTACTATTCAGGCCGACCCTACAATCTCCTTCACAGCCTCCAATGGACAGCTCTTTGTCGCCAGTGGCTCTTTTGATGTCACCGCCACAGAGATGTCCTCGCAAACTGAGGGAGAATTATACTATGCAGATATTCCTGTGCTCTCGGTGGTGGAGAGTGAGGATGCAAATATCGAGGCTGGCTCTCTCGTTTCTGTAAGTGGGCTTCCCGGGTATGTCAAAGTAGATAACCCCGACGCATTCACTGGGGGTGTTACTCTCGAGACCAACGCGGAATTGCTCTTGCGCGCGGGTGACCTTATTACTGAACGTTCGCTTGTAACTGAGCGCGGGGTTCGGACGACCCTGCTGCAAGAGTACACTGAGCTAAAGGGTGTCTCTGTTATTGGTACTGGCGATGATGATATGACCCGGGATATCATCCGTGGATCGACGGAGATCGCGGATGGTCTGGGGCATGGGCCCGTCTACGCTGCTGGCGTCAACGCCTACTTCGGGCTTTCAACTGATTGGGATATTTGGACAACCCAACGGTTTCCCATCAATAACCGCCTCATCAACATGGCTCCGACGGTAACTATTCCGGGTGCCTTGGCCAACGATGTCCACTCGGGCTGGTACAATGAGGCTATTGAGGTAGGTGACCAGGTCTCTGTCTTCGGCAATGCTTTTGACGTTACTTCCGTTGTAACCGCCTTTCCCGCAGCAGAGGTTGAGCTGGATTGCACAATCGTAGCTTCCAGCGATACGTACAGCTCTGGTGGCACTGTCCAGGCTAAGACTGGCGGACCCCTTATGCCCAGCCCGGCAGGAAGCGCGGGGGAGATGACCTGCGCCCCAATGTTCTTCCAGGATCGTCTTGGGTTGTCGGTTACGATCCCTGCTGCTGTAAAGGCGTCATTTAGTAGTACTACTGATTGGCTTATGATTTTGGATACAACGTACTCGGTTGGTCTTGGTGGGTCGGGAAGCGGCCTTTACTCCCGCGCTAAGTATTTTCCTATCAAAGAGGCTACTGATTCGGGCGGAACAACCAACATTTTCGTCTACTCCCAGAATGCACACTACACTCCTCGGGATGTCGATTGGGTCACGTACGGCGCTCCAGACACAACGGTTGTGAACTGGGAGACCGGGGTAACCTCTGGTGCTGCCCAAACAAATCGCGGGGTAGGGATCGACTTTGCTGGGGCGGTAGGAACCGACAAGATCCTCATTACTCCTTCAGCAGACGTGGATTTTGCGGCAGAAGGTATTCTCCCGGGGGACTTTATCACCCTTTTCGCAGTGGATGTAGCGAACCCCATCCCGGTTCCGGCAGTCCCCTCCGACGGTACTGTGCTCCTATGGTTGGAAGTAGTAGTGCAGGAGCATGATACTGCTACGGGTAATCTGATTTGTATTCAAGATAGAGATTGGCTCTACAATGGCGTAAGCGCCATGTTCCCTACACTATTCAACGCAGGTGGTCCTTACGATCCTGCGGGGCCTGCTCCTGCAGGGGAAGCAAGGCTTGCTTTGTACTCTTGCAATTGGTCTGTCCGTAGAGGGAACGGGGCGGGCAGCGGTACTCCCGATAGTACCTTCTGTTGGCCCACATCGTATCTTCCCGCGTGGAATCTTCCGGTAGGGTACGCCTGGGACTCTACCTGGGATGTTGGTGCTGGTGGCGCTGTAGATTACCACCGGCAGTTTGGTGAGGCTTTTCCGGAGACCCGCGGGACTATTTCTACTCCCGTCGACCCCAACCAGGAGCCTACGTTTGAGCCGTACACCGCAGTAGAGTGGGCTATCCTACGGGTACCCTCTGACCGACTGCCGGCGATAACTACTGCCTGGGCGGCTACAGGAAATACTCCCCCATACGGGCACGAGACTATCGAGTCCGGGGTTGAGCTGGGAACAGATATCTCATACCCCATTCGGTTCTACGGTAGTTGGTTTACATGGGGCCTCACTGACTGTGGAGACCCTCTCCGGAATCTGGGTGGTGGTAGTCTTATGTATCGCACAGACGATTGGGCTGCGCAGTTCGTGGTAGATGCCGCCCCTCTCTGGGCATGGCACCCCTTCCTTAACCAGTGGGCTCTTCGGAAACCGGCTACTTCTGATGATGTTGAGGTAGGTATTGTCCTTTCCCAACTCCCCGAGGTTCTCGAGGAAGTGGAGATCCCGCCCGACGAGATACACATCGGCGGGATGATGGATGTCTACTGTAACCCCTCCAGCATACCGAAGACTTCTTTGTCTATGGCTCCCTGGGTGTCTTATGAGGATGGTGATGTAGTTATCCCCGCAACCTATACGGGAGCCCCTGCCACGGGTGGCGTTGCCCAGAAGTATGGGACAAGTGACGGGGTATTCGTTGCTTCAGCCCTTTCAGGATACTCCTGGCAATGGGGCGATGTATTGGTCATCACTGGGCCCGCTACCCATGACTACTACCTGACGGCGTACGCCATTGTAGATCAGGATAAGTACTACACGAACACAATCCGCGTTTACCCGCCCTTCCCAGATGCCGCAGTCCACTCGGGCTTGGAGTTCCTGGTGCTCCGCGGGGTTACCACAGACCTCACTCCTACGAAACTGTTCAAGGTCAAGAATGGTACTGACCTGAAGACGAATATCGGATTGGTATACGTTTCTTCCGCGACAGCCAATTTTGTGACCGCGGGTGTGGCTGAGGGCGACATCCTCTATATTAAGGAAGGTGGGGATCTCGGGTACCACACCATTACTGCGATAACGAACACGCAGCTGACGCTTTCTGCTGCCCTTGGGGGAGGGGAGACCAACGTCGACTTCGATGTCTTCACGTCGGGTGGCTCTGTTTCGCTCCCGGCCACTGAGGTTACCAAGGTCGAGGGTATGGATGCCGATGGAGCAGCTGTTGCCGCCTCTTTGCCGTATGGGGATGCCCTGGGTGCTTTGGTGCGGGCCGCTTCAATGCCTGGTAACCAACTCGTGTTCCCTGCCGAAGGCGTTGAGAGTGCAACAGCCTACACACTTACAGCTACTCCTTCCCGGATTTACAGTACTACTGTGGACTTTGATGTAATCGGCGTTCGTGAGGGACATCGTTTTGAATTTACCTCTGGCTTGTTCAATGGGCTTTCATTCCCTGTGAAGAGCGTTGCAGCTGGTTCCCCGTCCCACCTTGAGCTTGGGGAGCAGTTTGAAGTAGTCACCGCAGAAACTGGGATTACATTTGAAATTGGTGCTGCTGCACAGGGTACTGCACGATGTTACTTCAAGTCTCCGATGCGGGTTGTGTTTGATCCTGCTTTCCGTATTACCATCGGTAATGGGCAGGTGTACATGCCTGATCCGGACACATCTACCACGATCTTCGAGGAAGACACGGCGGATACGGACTTGGAGATAGAGAACCTGTCTCCCCTGCCCACCGGTGTTGATGGGACTATTGCAGCGGGATTCCCTACTACGACCTTTACTGTGAGCGGTACTCCCTTTGTCGCCTCGGATGTTGGTAAGTTCCTACACATTGTAGGCCCCGCGGCCGACCCTAATATCGGTACGTACCAGATTGCAGCTGTACCAGCGGCCAACCAACTCACAGTTGTTGCTCCCGGTCTTCCGGGTCCTGCGAGTACCGTGCTGCAGTGGGCAATCCATCCCACGGCAACTACATGGACTGCGCTCACCTCTGCTCTTGCAACTAATGATTGGGCAGTTCGGTACATAAAAGAGAACTCTGAGGTGGATATGGGTGTCCGTGCTGATTCGGACCTTGTCTATATCGACCACATGGACATCTTCAGTACTGCACTGGCGGCTACCCTTACTCCGCTTGCGGGTACGACGTTGATCATCAATATCAATGGTGCGGACGCTACATATACATTCACTACGAACTCAATTGCGTACACGGCATTGCCGCAGTACATTGAAGCTGCCTTCCCCTCTGTAGGCGCAAAGATCTACGAAGACCTTTCTGCGCCGGGGACATACAGACTGCACTTGTTCTCTTCGGATGACCTTGTTATTGGGACGGGAACTGCAAATGGTGTTCTGCAGCTGACTGCTGGGCAGACCAACGTTGTTGATGCGATCCAACGTGGCCCATTCCAGATTGGTTGGAACGGAGTTGGGGTAGAGAGCGGAAGTCCTCCGATAAAAGCAGCAAATAAAGCAGTTGTGCGCCTTGTGCAGTTGGGTACTGATGATCCGATGCCGATTGGTTCGTTGGCCGGGCATAGAATCCATGCGCGCATCGTTCGGGCCGGCACCCAAATATTTGAGGAAGAGGATCTGACTGCCTACGGCGGTTACTACTATGCGGACCTGGACATTTCTTCGTACTATCCGGGGCCCGACCAAATCCTTCGGGAGGAGACTGCTGCTACGACGGTTACTGGTATCCGCTCTAATGGGTTTACCTACGTAGCGGACCAGGACCACAGCTACAGTGTCATTGAGGACCTCAAGATTTATTGCGATGGAATATTCTCTGCGAAGGAGTACCCGACTCCGGTTCTTGGGACTAATGCGCAGGTAACGTACAAATACGCTCCTGAGGTAGAGACTGCGCATTACTTCATGCAGAACAAGGGCGAGCGGACGGTTACTTGTAACACTCTGGCGAAGGTTTCGGTGCCCCTCGAGGTTACCGTCCGGTTTACTTACCGCGGGTCCACCTCTCTTGAGGCAGCCAAGAATGCGGTTATCGATTATTTCCGTACTCTCCCGCACGGAACATTGTTCACCGTTCGGGAGTTCACGTCCGCAATGCGGGCGAAGGGCGTGTTGGTGAACAACACCCCAACGATTCTGGTTATCGAGCCTGATACCTCAAGGCAGTTCCGCTTGTATAAGGTAACAGAGGAATACCAGATAGCAGACAGCGCGGCATTCCTCGCTGTTAGCACTGTTTTGACGAAGGGTTAGGAGGAGATGTGGGTCCAGCAGGCCGGGCATTGGAGGATGAAGTTTTGCAGCAGTTTCCCCGGCGTAAAGGGGTTATGCGGATCAACTATGCAGACTGTTTTGGAGCCACAGTTTGGGCAGGGCTGGGGAGCAGGCATTGCTTCCTCAAGTAGCGGGGTGAGGATGTCTTCGCTCTCCTTGACCAAGGTAACTAATTCTTCCTGAGAGAACTGAGGAGTATTTTTCATGGCGATCCCCACTACTACAAAGGCAAACGGCGGAGCCGGGTATGACATCTTCGATTGGTACCGGCATGCGAACCTCACGCCGGCGGGGGATGCCTACCCGAACGATCCAACGATACCTACCTATTCAATCCCCGCTAACTTCGGGAATCCAATATACCACACTGGCTCGGCAATTCCATACCCCGCTGATACAAACTATCTCCAGCTCACATCATCTGGAGCAGCCGACGTAGCACAGATCGCGATGAGTTCCGCGGTCCCCGCGAAGTACACATATCAGGTAGAGATGTACTTCCATCAGCAAGATTGGTTGCCGGCTACCTTTGAGGATGGTCGTGTAGGTATAGGGGTATTCGATTCCGGTTCTACTGGACTTCGGGTTTGTGTTGCCCAAGAGGGGATTGGGTTTCTACCACAAAACGATCCCACCGCTTCGTTGCAGCTGCTCTCCGGGTCTGCGGACATCCTTCAGTACCCTTGCCACCTCAAGCTCCACTTTGTGTCGGATGGGGAGAGCGGAAACGTTACTCTTTACGGGACAACCGAGGATGCAGCGGGTGCCCAAATTGGGAGCAATTCGTGGACTATTGCGGCTCCGGAGTCCACTGCCGGTATTACAGATGTAGCTGATTTCTATTGTTCCGGGGCTACCGCTGTCCTGGAATCTTTTCGTCTAAGTAGTCTTGAGTTGAGCTCTAACGTCAAACCGACGGCTGTCGTTGCAGCCCCGGACACTGGCGTTGTTGGGCGGGCTATGAAGTTGAACGGTACGGGGAGCTATGACCCTGAGGGCCTTCCCATTACTTACGCCTGGGAAATAGTTACCGCTCCGGAGGGTGCTACGCCTGTTCTAGGTGGGCTTGTTCCCGCAGAGATAACCGTAACCGGCGGCATGGGAAGCGTAATTACTCTCGCCACATCCTACCAGGGGACGTCGGGGAATCTCTATACTCTTGAGATACAGCACGGTACGTTGGATCTGGATCTTACAGGGTATGCGCTTACAGCAACAGTGCCCGCTACCACCACACTCATCGAGCTTGTTTATATGATAAACGAGTCGACGAAGTATGGTCAGCCCGCGATTATCTCCCAGACTTTCGAAGCGGAGTTGACGACGGGCAATGGCTTGGATGCCACTCCCTTGTTTGCGCTCTCCAGTTTTTCAGGTGGAGTTGATTCAACTAAGCCTGACCCTGTATTTGTGCCGATGGCGGAAGGTAACTACACCCTTGGTCTGACTGTAAACGATGGGGTCTTTTCTGGGGCGCAGGTTCTTCATACCATTTCTGTTTCTCCTTTGGATTCTCTGCTGGAGACATTGCCTGAGGCTGATTTCATTTGGGATACCCTTCCGGACTTCTGGGGGAAATTATCGCAAACGGATCGTTCTGTGTTCACCACGATCTGGTCTTCTTTTATGCAGCTGATGACCGGGCAGTTGCTACGAGCCTGGCAGGATGACTACGCAAAGTCCCTTGCGGATATACCACTCAAGTATCAGCGGAAGTGGGTTGGGTTTCCCTCTGAGCAGGAAGTTACGGGAGACATCTCCGGGTTTGATGGTTATGTGAAAGTCTCCCTGACGTTGCAGGATGACGAGGATACCGACGTCAACACACAGCTGTTCTTGCTGGCGGGCGGCAGTGAGTACTACGATCTCCTCTCTTCCGGGTACTATGGGGTCTTCTCCAGCAATGAAACGGTCTTCTCCGACCTTGTAGCACAGGTTGTAGTCACTGGTGATACTCCTGTGTATCTGACTACTGATGCGGAGCACGCAGCCTATACCGAGACCGCCTCCGGAGACTCCGGGAAGATGCTGACAGAGTCAGTGTTCCACACAGCCTACGGGGTGTTCCCGGCTACGTGTGCGGGCGATATTCTGTATACGAACTCGAACTATTACCATATCGACTCGGTGGACCCGACAGATAGTACCCGCGTCAACGTTATGGTTGGCGGTACGAACCTTCCTGGGTTCCCTACTCTATTCGAAGTTTCCACGGCCCCCTTCACCGGTGTAGTGCCCGGACAGATGCTCCACCTCCGTGGAACACTTGCTGCTAACGTGGGCACCTTCGCCATTACTGCGGTAGATCCTGCGGGTGTGTGGGTTATCTGCGGTGCAGCCGCTTTCCAGCCTGAGGTTGCTATTCCCTGGGGGATCGACGCTGATCCGATCCGGCACCCCTACTATAATCCCCCTTACTGCACAAAGGACTACTCCTGGGCCGGGTTCTCTTCTACGGGGCTGCACTACTCCTGGTCCATCCTTTCTCCGGTGAACACAAGTTACGAGCTGGTGCTGTACCCCAAGTTCGATATTACTGAGACGCCTCCTATGCATGCTCTGGCTAAGATCAGCTATGAGGTGAACGGGACAACGTACTACTCCTACCCCCCGATCCGGCACTATACCGACGACATGGTATTCGTCGACTGGTTCGCATTTGCCAGAGATCTCGCGGCCCTAGATACAGCAGACCTCTTTGCTACATCGTTCTCTGCCGGGCTTAAGGAGGCGATCCAGAACATCATCGATGATAAGGAGACGTATTCCGCCCTTTTTGCCTATCTGTCTGAGCTGGAGGCTGCCTTGGTTGGGTATGTAGCGCACACGTACTTGCCGGCGGACGATAGTATCCTCGAGGTGCCGGTCCTCAAAGACACCATTACTGGGGACACCACTTACTACTACCCGGCGAATTACGACCTGGCTACCGAAAGCGATGGCAACCAGTATATCTCGTGGGAGGCGACGACTCTCTCTTTTACCTGGATTGAGGGCACTATCTCGGGGCTTACTGCGGATCCCGGACTTATTTACCTGCCCAGCGGGGACGTACTCAAGACCTACGATTATGACAGCACCGCGGGTACGGCTACTGTTGATGCACATCCCATCTCTGCTGGCGCACATACAGGGTGGGCTCCCAAGTTTGGGGTATTGACTGATATTCCTGAGATCGCGTGGGCAGAGGTTGTTTACTTCAGCAATGATGAGACCATCTCAGATAACTTTGGGGCAGTTGTTGGCCTTCCCAAGGTAGCACAGGAGCACTACAAGTCAGACGTTACCGCTTTGTGGTTCTGCCTTTGGAATGGACCAACTCTCGCCAATCTCGAGATTGCAGCTAACGCCATTGTTGACCGGCAGCTTTTCTTGATTGACGGGACCATTATGTCCATCGATCCGGTGTACAATGCAACTGAGGGTCGTGTCTTTGTCCTGGACGACGTAACCGGACTTGTCTTCGTGTACCCCTATAACAAGGTACTGGGCCTTGCTATCAATCCTACTACGGATGCAGCGTATGCTGTTGGGGATACCGTCGAGCAGTACTGGCCCATCAACGGCGGGCTGACAGTAGAGGACTATAAGTCGGATGCCGATTGGTTTGCTCGGTACCTTACCGGGGAAAATATCGTAAAGAGATATTTTTACTTCACTGTGAAGATCGCTGCGGGGGCAGCGCTTACTGAGGATGACATCGAATTGCTGGTGCAGCAGTTCCACATGCTTAAGCCGCAGTACACTGACATCATTTTTGTGATTGTCCTCAACCAAGAGGATGCCGTTGATGTTGTTGCAGAGCACAGTTTCTCGGTCTCTGTGCATGTAGCGGATAACCCGGCGCAGGCTATTTATACAACGGCTACCCCGACAGTAGCCCCGACAGTAGCCTCTATCCCGGCAAACGCGGTGGCATTTCCTCCGCGCTACTCTGCCCTCCCTATGCAGAACCACGAAGTTTACGAATCGTGTTACCTGGCAGGTCATCTCGATGATTACAGCGGGGATGGTAGTTGGCACCCAAATGCCCCGGGTGTAACCCTCTATACTTCGGGAACAGTTACCGCAGTTACTCCTGTTGGAGCGCAAGTAGATATCGCGGACGGAACGGCCTCTTTCGGGAATATGGATGGGTACTACGTACACTTCCCCACTCTCGGGCCGTATGGCCTGTGGGCCACTATCGATCCCGGGAACACGGCCATCTCTTTTAGGTACACACCGGATTCCACCTGGTTTTATCCCAATCCGATAATTACAGATGCCTATGAAATCTACTCACCGGAGAATGCCGTAGTCTCTGTAAACCAGTTGGATAGTGATGAGGATCACAGTAAGTCGATTACGTGGCTCCGGGTAACACTTGGCGGGACCACCGGCTTCCAGCCTAATGAATGGGTCACAGGAGCTCTCCAGGGACGCGCACGCGTCCTTTACGTGCAGAACCTGCTGCATCCTGAGAATCACCCGGAATCGTTCGTTCTCGTCCAACGTAGGCCCGAGGATTCGACTGTTCCCGTTGAGATGGGGAAACTGGAAGAGCTGGACTTTGTTGTAGCAGACACCATCACCGGTGGGACAAGTGGTGAAACAGGCGTTATCCAAACAATCCGGACGTACCCCAGCTACATCTTTGAGGTAGACGGCGGGTTGATGCGTCCCGACTCCCACCCCGGTCCTACAACTTCGTTCTATTCCCCGGCCGCAAGCATGCTTCCTGCCTTGGACCATGGACTTGTCATTGACGATGTGGAGCCTTACGTAACTCCTACGGGTAGCCCGACTGTCCCAACTTCCAACCTCGTCCCGAGTTTCGACTATGGGCAGTTTTGGTGGGTAGATGTGCCGGTAGTTGACGACTACCTGGATGTTGCTCCCGGAGCTATGCCCCCTGCGTTCTTCCAGCCCATTGATTTCTGGAACGAGACTGTTCCTGAGAACCTGAATGACGGGGTAATCGCTGCAGCCAACTCTTTCAGTTCTGTCTCGGGTGTTGCCAACTCTTATAATGGGGCGGCGATAGGCGATTGGCTGTACGTTACAGGTGCTGCGAATCCCGCTAACAACGGTTGGTTTACCATCACTGGGGCAGGGGCCACCCTAACCTTTGCTCCCGCTACTTTTACGTTCCCCGATGCAAATTCCGGCTCCCTCCAGTGGTGTTGTCTTCCTTCTTGGTATACGAATACCTGGAGTCCGGTAAAGGTGGACTATGTTTTACGAAATGCAGTAGTATACCGGTACACCCTTGCGGGGGACCGGATGCCAAATGTTACGCATGGGCATACCTGGTTCCGTCCAGATCAGTGGTACCAGCAGCCGTGGGTGGTTGCGATAATTATTTCGCCGGTGGTGTAAATGGGTAAGAAGGAAAAGAAGGCTCCGAAAAAGGAGCAGAAAAAGAAGCGGAAACGCATTAGCATTTGCTTTCGGAAATCCGATCGGATTGTCGTAGGCCATAGCACAAAGACCTGGGAATGGGGTGAGGCTGAGAAGGATAAAAGTGCTTTTGGGATCAAGAAGATTTGGCAACCCGAAGACTTTATCCCCGAGGATGTAGCTGCGGGTCGTGTACGCTACGTGAAGAAGGGGGAGGTAGAGTTCCTCTTTCCACGAAAGCCATTGGTTGAGCCGGTAGAGCCACCTTCTCGGCCCCCGGATCCTAAGGAGGACGACTAATGGCTACGACTTACCACGTAGGGCTCGGGCAACCGGCCTCCCAACTGGCTGTGGTATTTGCTTCCCTTCTTACTGGGGATAGCATCATATCTTATGGCCCGTATTCCGAGTCTAACCAAACTATTGCTCCGCCTGCGGGTATCAGCGACATAACCTGGACCCATGTAGGTGGTGATTACACACTTGATGGTACCGGAGCTACTGGGGTGTGTTTCTCCTTGGCAGCAACGAACACTGGGTGGAACATCAATACGAACAGCGGTTCAGGTCGTGTAGTGGTTACCGGGTATACCGCGGCGCAACCGTTCGTTAACGCTGGTGCGGATAATAGCATTGCGGGCTTCCGCCTTACAGCAAACGGTGTGATAGGCACCCAACAGCTCACTGCAGTGACTACCGGGAACAGCAGTACATTCGATGATCTCCTTGTCGATAACCCTGTAGATCCGACAAATCAAAATTGGATTGGGATATACATCGGGGGAACAGCAGCTAATGTGCTAATCTCCAACTGCATCGTCGAGGATGTAACGATTACCGGGGCGGGGAAGGATGCATATGGCATCTCTATGGCGACAGCTGCCGTAACACCTACTATCTATAATTGTACAATAGATAATCTGGTAGCGGATGATCGGGTGTATGCTATCTACGGTTACACCCTCACGGGTATCTCAATTCTTGACTGCACTCTCTCCAACTTAGCGCCGACAGGCAGGATTTACGGCATTTACGGTGGAGGCGGGGCGGGAAACACAACTTACATTCTGCGAAACACCCTTAGTGGTTGGAATGGTGGCGAGCGCTTTTGGGGTGTGTATCTTTGGAATCCAGCGACATCCTATATCCACAACAACTTGCTGTACGATTGCCTGGCCACAGGCGGTAGTACCAGTAAGGGTTTGGAGGTTGATGGCGCGCTGGTCACCGCGGTGCACATGAGCAACAACACTGTGGTCGGTGACAGTAGTGCTGCTACGATTACTTATGGGCCCTACGCCGGGGGCACGCTGCCTCCGGCTACTCTTTGTTTCTTCGCGTACAACAATATCGTAACCGGTGCAGCCCCAGGTGGTTGGGGCTACCTGGCTACGAACGCCGGCAATGTAGTCAGTGATTACAATGACAGCCACAACAACCCGAACGACTATCATGGTAACTGGGGTGCAGGAGTAAATGATATGATTGACGTGGATCCCCTGTTCGAGGATCCTGTCACACATGACTACCGTCTCCAGGCCACTTCTACGCTTATTGATGCAGGTACTGCGGTGCCTACTGTACGGTATGATGTAGCCGGGTATTCGCGTCCCCAAGGATCGGCCATGGATTTGGGTGCGTATGAGTACTTGGAAAATACAAAGGTTTGGGTACTCGGGTCCCACCTTGCTGTGGGGTCTGGGTCGCCATTGGCGGCAAACTTTGTCCTTGCCTCTAATCCGGCAACGAAGGTGGCTGCGACGAATATTGTGCCCTCCACAGATTTCCTCTCTGACTTTGGGTTGCTTACCGGGCTTGCGGGTACGATTGGGAGTACGACAACTTTTATCGATGCTACGGCTATGTTCGATAAGGCAGACGTCGGGAAACTGATATACATGTACAACTGCGACTATACCAATTGGGGGGCCGCTACAATTTCGGCGGTAGCGTCTGTAACGGAGTTAACAGTATCCGGTAAGGTTCTGGATACAGCAGATCCTACCTCTGGGAGCATCGCCTGGGCAGTCGTTCCCGCAGCAGCGCTTCCTTTGTTGACTTCTTATTCAGATTGGGCACGGATGGGGTCCCGCTTGGTCTCCGTGGAGATACCTACGGGTACTCCTGCAGGAGATTATTACATTGAGATAATTAACCCGAACGGAGAATCAACTATTTTCAACGACCAGGTGATTACGGTAACATAGGCACCGCAAGGGGGTAGCATGCTCTACGAAAGAGAAGGACTTCGCATCCAAGACAACCTTTACCTTCGGTTGAAGAAGGGGGATAAGGTTGTTGACGAGCGGAAGAAGCATAACGTTTTCACCTACAATGGTCGTATCTGGCTGTCGAAACTCATTGGCGCTGCTGCATACCCACCGGTAGTTCCCCCAAGTGCTACAGTTGCTGGGATGCGGGATACGGACCTTCCCACAGATGACGGGGCGGGTACGGACTACGCCATCGATACCTCATGGGACACCGGTGCTGCTCGTACCTACCGTGTGCGATGGGTAGGTGTTGGTACTGGCGGAGTTCTCCAGACTATTGGGACTCCCGGCGGTTACACAGAGCTTCCCTCAATCGCGGGCCTTGAAGCTCCTTCGATTGTGAAGACATCTACGCTCAGCACCGGGGAAGAATGGATGAAGCAGGTGTTGCCTCAGGCGTACCCTACTGATTTTCCCGATGATGGGACTATCGTGTTCCATGCGCTCTTCGCGGAAACAGATGTCTCTTTTGTCCACGCAAAGAATAGTTACGGGACTTCGGTGCCGGTGTCGGAGGTGGCTTTGTTTACGTCCGCCGCCGACCCCTTCTTGTCTCCTGATATTGGTACGCATACGGGAGATGTGCCGGGGATGATTGCGTATGGTTTGATGTCCCCGATAGTGAAGACCCCCAACGTAGAACTCGAGGTGATCTGGGAGATCACATTCAAGTAGGAGGCTTTAGATGCCCAGGAACTATGACACAACAGGAAAACTTGTAGGGAACACCCCGGAGAATTTGAGTGGGGCAACCCCTGCTAACCGGGTTGGCGGGTACCTGCCCGGTACAGCGCAGCCAACCGGTACGAAGTTTATGGGGTACGGAGAGTCTGCTACCTCCTCTGCCTTCAACCGGGCTCTTGCTGGGGTATCTGGTCAGAACGATATGCATCAGATGATCAACTCGTTCTACAATGCAGTCCCCTGCACGTTCGACTCGACTATCCTTTCGGGGCTCGACCTTACAGGTGGTGCTGCGGCTAACCTCGATATTGCGACAGCGGTTGGTGCAACTATTGGCCCCCTTTATGTGAATGTGGGACTGTTCCTGGACCAGGTTATGGGACAGCCGTTCTCTGTTACACATGGGCCGGCGCATACCTATCGTGCAGGAGCTAAGGTTCGGCAACAGCTCGCTGCCGCAGGCGTTACCTATGACGCGGGTGCGATGTTCAATGCGAACTCTACTCTGACACTTGCGCTTACGCAGCCTACTGAGGTAGCCCCCCTTGCGCACCTTTTCGGTACTCTCAGTCCTGGCGCGGGAGCCAATGTCTTTGAGCGGGATGGTATTTCAGGCCTTGGAGCCTTTTCGGCAATGGATGTTTACCCCGGAGCTTATGTCAAAATCTCGGGCACTGTAAATCCGGGCTGGTATCAGATTGTTGAGATCGATGGTACAGGACGTAAGGCAGTCCTTATGAAGACTGCGGCTAAGAAGATACCCATCGACACTTTTGTTCCTGCTCCGTGGGTAGGCGGTCCTTACACCGGCCATGTCTTCCAGACAGCGGCAGGACAGTACTTCTATGTCTTTGACTATGACTACGACGCAGGTAGTGGCGAGGGATACCTTTGGGTCCACCCCTGGACTGGTGTTCCTTGGACCACTGGGCAGGTAAACAATATCTACGCTCTGGCTGATAATGATGTTCTTACTAATGCCGCATCTGGTGAGACGTGTCAGGTGGACTTTACTGCTCGTGCCATAGAAGATGTGGGCGAACCGATTGTCTTTGATACCTCCGTTGCTGCCGCTTCGACTGGTTTTGACTTCTATTGTCCCCCGGGGTTTGTACCGATTGGTACGGCCGGCCACACGGTAGCCGTTAACTTCGCCGCAGCGTTGGATGGTGGCGCTGCCACAGATTTATACCGATTGAATATCGGTGTCCACGCGGCTACTGAAGATATGTACCGTTACTTGAGTGAGTCGGCATTTGCGGTTAGCAGTACTCCGCAGATGGAGCACCTGAACGCCCGTGCATCCCTTGGGGAGATTAGCCAGCCGGGAACCAATTCCGACAAGAAGGTGCGTGTTACAGCCCACAATGCTGATCTGTGGGATGAGCCGCAGGTAGCAGTCTACAATGCTTCGGGTGCTCCGGTAGCATGGACCAACGAAGATGGTTGGACGTACAACGCTGTAGCCCCCGCGGCCACTGAAAAGGTAGCACCTTTTGATGCTTACAGATCTGCAAGTGTAAGTATCCAGCGTAATATCATTGAGCAGCAGACAGGGAACGAGTTGACGAATGCCGGTCGGCTGCTTAGTGATCCCGGGTTTTCTACCCCGGGTGCAAGCCCCGACATTGACGCTGCGAATGATTTCTTTGTTTCTACAGCTGGTGTAACTGCGCAGATTTCCGCGGCCTCCCCGCTTATTACAAGTGGTGGTGGTTGGGCAGGCCTGAACACCACGTACTTCCTCTATTATGTTGCAGCAACGGGGGCGGTTGCGGCGACTGATACACCGGCTAATATCCTATTCTCGGATCTTGGGGATCCTGCTGGGGCGTCCCCGTATCCTGTGGGCGGGGATGTCCTGCTTGGGTGGTTTACAACTGCCGGCGGAAACGTACTTGATGTCCAGCCGGCCCGCGTTTTTGGGAAATTTGATCATGCCCTTGCATTGACTGTAGGCTCTGGTGAGTCGGCGAACTTTTCGACCATTGAGTCCGCCGTAGGCTTCGTACAGAACTTGCTCACTTTTGTTACAGCCGGTGGTACTGGGGATTCGGATTACAATTTTGAAGCTACTATTCGCCTGACTTCCTCCGTGGTGGTTACGGCTGCCACAACTATTACGCAGCTTGATTCTTTGGTCATTGACGGAGATGGGCATACTCTTACCTGGGCCCCCACGGGAGTTACGGATATCTTTATTGTTGACGGTGATGTTACCTCGTTGACTCTGAAGAACGTAGTTATTGCTCATGATGATACGGCTTCTGCCGGCCATGCTGCTATCCTCATGAGCCCGTTGACGGCCCACTCGACAACGGCACAGCTGATCTTGGAGAACATAACCTTCGCTGCAGTTTCTGGGTATCCCGCCCATTTGCTGCAGATTACCTCTGGGGGCAACAACCAGAATCTTGGTAGGCTTGAGGTTACCAACGTAAGCTGGGAATCCACGGAACATGGAATTAACATCGACGGTGTTACTGCGGGTGTAGTCGGTCTTGGGTCTTGGGATATCAATGATTTCCGTTTCCGGGCTAGGGCTAATGCTGCTACTCAGGCGGCGATCAACATCCGTTTGGATGATGCGATCGCTACCACATACTCAAAAGCTTTCCGGAAGGTCCGCAACTGCCACCTACATTGCGAGAGTACTGTTGCGGGGGATGCCTTTGGTTACGGCGTGTACCTTACGGGAGCGCACGCGGACCATGCCCAAGTCCTCTCTACGCACATCTATGATGTCGCGGTAACAGCGGTCTATGGGGATGTCGAGTATCTGGTAGTAGGCGATGGCTGTGAGATCAATAACACTGCGTGCACAATTGTAGGTCCGATAGGGCCCGCTATTTACTCGAACCAACCTTATCCGCGCATTAAGGATGTTGCGATTACTGACTATGACGGCACTGCATTTTGCATCCTGACACCGCAGGCGGACTATGGGATTGTTGGGCCGGGGATACACAACGTTGCCGCCACCAAAACGCCTAGTGGAAACGGGTTCCAGATTGGGGGCGAGAAATGCGTAGTGAAGGAAAGTACATTTTCCTCCCTTATAGCTAACGGCGGGTCTGCAATTGCGTTTACCGCGGATGGCGGGAAATGCTTGAATAACACCATCCAAGATTGGGATTTTGCGGTAGGAATGCTCATCTCTTTCGTGGGCGCATCCAATGCGGATCCCATGCTGATTTCCGGCAATACAATTGAGGGGAGCACTTGTTCCGCTGCTCTATTCTGTACAGCCGATTCCACCAACGTCACCATCACAAATAATAGCGTGCAGGTGGCCGCGGGATTCTGCTTTAGCACTTTTGCCCTTGTTGCGCCGGCTACCCATCGGTACTGGACGATGACAGGCAATACTTTCGAGACGGCGGATGCTGGTTGTGTGAGCCTTGGTACTAACATCGCTTGGAGCTCGTTTACTGGGAATGTGTTCATCAGCTCTGCGGTTGCTGCTGGTGGTGTAGATCTTGTGGATGCTACAACAGCTCTGGGGGACACTATTCAGGCCCTTACTTTCACAGGCAACACTTTCTGCGGGCCACAGAATGCTGCGGCCCCACATCACCTTTCCATTACCGGTGCTGGTGCCGAAGTCAGCTGTACTGTCGTGGGGAATACTACATACGACACTACAGGCGGCGCAGGTGGTGGTATCCTGGCCCCGGGTACGGTAGCGAGCAATACGGTTTACTAAGAGGTAAAGAAGGGGGGCGAACGCCCCCCTAAGTACTACTTGGTGCCGGTGTTGGCAATCTCTACCAACTCAGCGTAATTCGCGACGGGATCCTCATCTTCATCGTAGTCGATGACACTTTCGTTGCAGATGTAGAGCAAAACGGTCTCCATATCCGCGATTCTCTGTACGAGTTTCGGGAGCAGCTCGATATTCTTCATTACCCCTGTCATCGCGACGAGATCGTTCTGGACTGAAGATACCTGCTTCTGGGTATTACCCAGGTCTACCGCCAATTCCTTGAGCACGCCGATGATTGCGGCGGTATCAGCTCCTACTGCAGGCGCTTCCGCCGGCGCGTCGGCCTTCTTCTTGCCCAGCCGCTTGGTCCGCAGCCTCCGGGTCTTGGGCGGCTCGGCCGCAGGTTTCTCCGCCACAGGTTCCTCCACCACAGGCTCTTCTGCGGGCTCCTCCGCAACTTCTTCCACAGGCTCCTCCTTTACAGGTTCCTCCTTTACGGGTTCTTCGGGAGCAGGCTCTTCCGCCTCTTTACTCTTAGCAGCCAGCTTCTCTCCCTTCTTGGTGAGTACGATCTCCGCCTCGGAAAGGGTGCCTCTTGGTGGCACGGTCTTGATCTCCCCATTTGCGTAACGCTCCCACATTTCAAGGAATGGGACGAGATCCTCGGGCAGCCGTTCCCAATACTTGCCGGTGGTATAGTCACCGTCCAAAAGTTTCTCCTGATGTTCTCCGATAGCTGCTATGAGCGTCTTGGTCTCCGTCAGGGCCATTACAGCGGTTGGGTCGAGCTCTACCTTGTGTGCAAGCAAGATCCGCATCTCAAAGTGGCTCAGTTCCTCAAGAACTTTATTTGAAATTCTCTTCATCTATTTCCTTCCTTACCAGTGGGAGTTGCTCGTAGCATGTGGCCATTACGACCTCTGCGCACGCGACACATATACCAGCGCACTCCAGGTTGAGTTGGTGACGGTATTGTTGAACAAAGGCCTGCATTTCTACCGCGGCATTCCGGAATGGAGTTGGGACACCGGGATCAATTAATATTCCACCGAGAATTTCTCGGAGGAGATCTGTTGGCACTGAGTCATCAACTGCGTATCCTTCATTTTTCGCCGTGGTTACCATCTCCCCATGGCTGATGAATTTTAGAGCCACTCCCACACCTCCAACTGAACCTCGAGTCTTGGGTTTTCTGCGTCTTCCCGCTTTGTCACCAGCAGCATTGTATGGTTTGCATCATCCACTCCCGATGCAGCAACAATACAGTCCTGGAAGAACTTAATCAGGTTCGACTGGTCAATCCGGCGGAACCGGAACTTCGCGGTCTTCGGCCAACCTTTTGAGAAGACGGCCGGCAGATAGAACTCGAGCACTAATCGGTATTCCGCATTTGGGTCTGGGGTCTCTCGTAAGCCCCAGGCGTGGAGTAGCCCTGCTACAACTTCTTTTTGGAAAGCTCGCCCAACCTTGCTGAGTGCTTTACGCCCATCCTGCTTCCTTGTGATATACAACCTGTTTACAGATACTGCGCCCAGGTCTTGGGAAACAAGCGGGATGGTTGCCTTCCAGAGCATAACTAATCCCCCCTGAGCAGGCTTTGCTTCGGAGAGGAAAAGTGTCCTTCCTTGCGCGTTCTGCGATTAATTTCTCTGTACACCCGATCCCTGGATTGCCCAATCGAGGACTTCTTCAGGTTCAACGAATCGACGAGGCTCGAGAAGTGGCAATGCTGCGCATCTACCTTTATGAACTGCCAGTCAAGGACAACTGCATTATCCCTGTCTTTCGCAGTGGGAAGGCCGGGGTGCCCCTTGTACTTGAAGTACAAAGCAGCTTCCACCAGCTTCCGCAGCCTAACTACTGCTGCAAGGTTCCCTTCTTCTTTTGCCAGCCGACGGATGATGTAATCGTAGCGCATTACACACGCATCATACAGACGGTTCAGCTCTCCCATCGAAAGCGCTGAGATATCCTCGGGCAGTACTGGTTCCGGGACCTTCTCAGTGGGTACGATGGACAAGCCAAGGGTCTCGAGAACTTTGGTTACGGACCCAGGTACATCATTGTAGGCCTGAATCTTCGCCTCAAGCTCAGCGAGCATCTCGTCAATAACGGCGGGATCCATGTCTTTCGGCATCGCCACCTCCTAGCTTTTGTCGTTCATACAGTACTCGTTGTACCGACACTTCGAGCACCAGAACTTGTTTTTGATCCGCGGCGGGGTAGTCCCCTCCTTGACGTGCTTCATCGCCCGCCCGATATTCTCCAGTATCCCTTCCCAAATGTTGTGGTCGAAATAGACCTTGAATTCGCAGTCCTCCCCCGTGTTACGATTGAAGTAATAGAGGATAGTCCGCGGGATATCGAGGACAAACATATAGCAGTGCACCTGCAAGATGTCGTCTTCCCGGGGCTTCCTAAGGTTTTTATACCCGGAATCGCCCAAGGTCTTATACTCGATGATCCAATCTTTAGCGGCCATAACGCCATCGATTCGCATCGAGAGTTTATAGAGTCCATAGCGTACCGCTTTCTCTGCCTCGAACTCCTCCGCTCCCACTGCCTCTGCCGACCATTCTTGAAGTTTATCGTGCAAGGCGTGCCCAATGCCGCCCAACTTCTGGTCCAACGGGGAGGCTGTCTCTCTCCCCGGTGTCCCCTCCCGCAGGTTGTAGACAACTTGCCGATCGCACTTGCCGATACCTGAGGGGTATATCCACCCGCGGCTGTTCCTTTCCTTCGATCCCTTGCCGCGCATGTAGGCGTCGATTTCCTCTTTGAGGGAGAACTCAATATTCTCGAGAGGAAGCTCTCCCCCAAGACAACGGTGCTCGAGCGGGTCCTTTGGCTCAATATACTCTCGTTTGTCAGGTTCGGACATCTAGTTCCTTGCAAATTTCCTGGAACCGGTCATAGCCGACTGCCAGGACTTTCTTGTTAGAGTTTGTGAAAGCGATGCGCACATTACGGTGTTCCACTGGATCGAGCTTCACGGAGAAATATTTCGTTGTGATAATCTTCCTGTGTTCCTCACTTACCCAATCCGGCAATACGTATAGCGCACCGCGACCTTCAAATTCGATGAGGTAGATCGGAAGAGGGTCGGAACACTGCTTCTCCAGCAGTATGAAATCCCGGACATCGAAGCGATAGGTTTTCGCCTGTGTATCCTTATGTTCCATCAGGAATTCGCCTGCGCTCCTAACATCCCTCTTCAATCCCCAGAAAGCACCGGAGGCAGGACGTGCCTTACCTCCGTGCTTCCGGGCAACCCGTCGTTCCCTTCGAGTCCTCTCGTTCCCCATCACTTGTACCGTATGCTGGCCAACCCGGCTGCTGCCAGGACAGCGGTGTACAGCTGATCGTAAATGTCTTTGTCGGACAGATACTCCCGTAGGCCGTTTAGTCCTTGGAAGCTCTGATCCCCAAAGTAGTAATACGCTCCCTTCCGTAGGATGAGGTTGTACTCAACTGCTGCGTCAACTAGGTCGCGGATAAGGTCTGCCCCCATGTAGTAGAGGAAGTTGAAAGAGCCTTCAGCCCCCTCGCTTAGCCCGCACTTACCTTTCTGCACTTTCCACCCAATATCCTTTCCGATTACAGTGGGCCCCTCTTTGAGGGTACCAATCGGGCGGATGTGGATGTCCGCTGCCTTCAAGTGCTTCAACGCAAAACCACCGGTCTCGCTTGTCTTCTTAGCGTAAGGACCGGTCGCCGACATATTCGCACGCACCTGGTTGATCACCATAACAGTAGTCTCGTTGTTCGGGAGCACCTTCATGGCGTTGTAGAACTTCCGCTGGAAATCCGCCATCAATGAGGCAAGCGCAGCGGGACGGGTAGTATCAAGCAAAGAAGACTGCTTATGGTACCCTGTTTCCGCGGCTGGCAGCTCGTTGATAATTCCAAGCTGGAACCGTCCGCACTCTACACAAGCGAGGACCGCTTCCAGGATGGCTTCTGCTGGATGTTTTTCGTCTGTCATCTCCTTCAGCTCAAGATTGATGATCTTCCCCTTCGGCACCAGCTGATCTTTGTATTGCGGGTCATCTGGTGTAATGCCCAGGCTTGCGAGGTCTTCGGAAGGCTCCATATGGACCCCGGCCATCAACATCGCTGTTCTATCAAGCTTGTAGCCAAAGCTGGCAATGAATATCGCAGCCTCATCGCCATAGGCTTCTTGGACCTCTGCGATCATCCGGTTGGCCAGATAATCCTTACCTGAACCTTCAGGCCCAAAGAGTTGGTTCAGTGTGCCCGCAGGGATTCCTCCCCGTAGGCCAATGTCGAGTCGAGGGATTCCGAATCTCCTGCGCAAACTGTAGCTTGTGACTACTTCGTCTGCCGGGCGGAATTTGACTCCTTTCGTCTTGGCCGCAATCTGCTCCAAAACGTCGTCGAGCGGTATCGGGTCGCTACCCCTCTTCTTTTTCTTTGCTACCATCAGTTTTCTCGAAGGGTTTTGTGCCGCAGGCGGGGCACTTTGTAACTGGCCCGTGTTGCTCTGTCTTTGCTCCGCACACCGGGCAGGTGGCTCCTACTCCTGCCGCCTTCTCCAATGCGGGGTCGGTCTCTACTCCATATTTTTCCATCTACTTCCCCTCCCTCCAATTGTCCGCATACGCCTTATCAATTGTAAGCGGAATATCTGGGCCCAATGTGAGTGGTCCCAGCGGGTTTTTCATGTGGTAATCCACTGTAGTATTGAACGCTTCATCGTGCTCTAACTCTTCGTCTATTTCGATAACAAGCTCGTCGTGCACCTGCAGCAAAATCGTAGCTTGCCCGGAGGTGAAATACTTGTTTCTCCATAGATTTACCATTGCGGCTTTGATGATGTCTGCGGCAGAACCCTGGATTGGGCTATTCTTCGCTCGACGTTCGTCACTGGCTGCTCTGGCACGGTTGGCAGAACCCAGGTTAGGGAGCTGCCGGGGACGGCCCAAGAGTGTTTGGCAGTAGCCCATCTCTGTGGCCAGATTGATCGTATCACGGAAGTACTTGTGTAGCTCCGGGTAAGTTTCTCGGAACTTACGTAACAGGCTCTTAGCTTCGTCTACGGTAATACCCAACTGTTGCGACAGCTTGTGTGGGCCTTCTCCGTAAAGAATTCCGAAGTTAAGTGTCTTAGCCAAGGACCTTAGACGGAGAAGTTGTACTTGCCGTTCAGTAAGTAGTTCCTCATCCTCTACCTTTTTAGCCGCAATAACGTCCTCATATGGAACCTCGAACATCGCAGCCGCGGTTGCAGCATGGGCATCCTTCCCCTCTTGTATGTCCTTGGTCATCCGAACATCACCGGAGAGATACGCGGTTATTCGCCACTCCACCTGTCCATAGTCCATAACCAGCAGGCGTTTGCCCTTACTGGCTACAAAGACCTTGCGTACTTCCGGGGGCTGGTTCTGCAGGTTTGGGTCAGAACTACTCAAACGCCCGGTCTTCACAATGTGCTGATTGAACGTCGTGTGCAACCGCCCTGTCTTTTTGTGGACCAGGTTTTCCAGGTTAGCGACATATCGTGTGCGCATGTCGATAGTTTGCCTCCACTCCAGAAGCTTTTGCGCATGCTCGCTACCGGTAGCAGCCCACATCTTCAAAGTTTCTTTATCTAGGGAAGGGACACCTGTCTCTTCCGAGAGTTTGAGTGGGGGAAGCTTGAGATTATCGAAAAAGAATTCCGATATCTTCTTACCTGTCGGTCGAACCAGTGTACCTGCCTCTTTTGCGAACCAGCGCCGAAGATCATGCTCTCTTTGGTCCAAGTCCGGTCGCATTGCTTGCAGGGTGGTCATGTCCACCTCAACCCCCGTCATTTCCATGCTGAGTAGTACGCTGGTGAACGGGAGCTCATAGGTGCAGTAGTAGTCCCACAGTGTTTGCTCGTCCATGATCTTCATCCCCTGCAGAAGCTCCCGCAGTTTGATGAATACCTTGTACGTAGCGTAAGCATCGAGGGAGGCGTAGTGGCTAACGCGTTCTGGGTCGGTCGCCCAAATCTTGTCCAACATTTCCCCGATCTTGATTCCCCTCTCTTTCTTAGCTTCTGGGAAAGCTGTGGTGAAAGAGTACTTATGGATGTTGACCAGTTGGCTGGCAACAACGTCCAGGCTGTGCGGGGAGAGATCATCATAGAGTAGGTGCATTACAGCCGTGTCGTATGTCCGCTCGGGAATCCGGTATACGTGCACATTTATGTTATGCATCATCCAGGCGTCGAAGTTGGCATTGTGCGCAATTAGCTTTTGGTCTGGCTTCTCCATCAACAACTTGACCTCGTCGGCCATGATGAGCTCTGGACCAATACAATAGCGGCGCTTACCATCTGACAATGCCAGGAACCGGGCGATGTCCCGAGGTCGGCTGAGACCGGTGGTTTCGGTATCGTACGCCAACATCGGGGCATCCCACAGTTCTGCTACTGCCTGCTCAAGCTGGCTCTGCGTCCGGATAGTAATAGGTTTTGGCAGTAGATTTCCGGCGCGTAGCATAGCTCTACTCGTAGTTGATGGTCTTGGGCTTACTCGGCTCGGCGGAAGCGTCCCCACCTTCAGATTCCGCAAGCAGATGCTTGGGAACTTCATTTACGCCCATGATGTTTGCCTGCTCGGTAACAGGCATCTCTCCGAAGAAGGACTCGAAGTCGTAAGGCACCATCATGGCCTGGACCTCATCCGGCATTTCCTGCGGTTCCATCTGCTGGACGTCGCAAGTCAGTGTGCTGCCGGGTCCTTCACCTTCAATGGAAAGGAGGAGTGGGAAGTCGAAGATGTCGGAGGGGATGGGTGTATCACAACCCTTCACGAACTTATCCGTATCCTCGTCCTTCTTGAAACAACCGACGACCTTTTTGGCCGGGCCCTTGTGTACGCACATCGGGCATACGGTATCCTTGGTTTCCATCTCCTGCCGCTGTTCCTCGGTAACGGTGCTCTTTGCCGGGTCGAGGAATACCTCGTCGCACTCAGCACACACATACCGAAGCAGATGAAGGCTCCCACCACAGGTCTTGCAGATCTTACGGGCCTCTTCCATGACTTTCTGGAAGTTGTTCCAGTAGCCCTTTCCAAGGTTCAAAAACCCGCGGCGACCGTAGACGGTCTCGATCTTCGCATCGCAATATTTACACAAATTCCGGCCGAGTGCGTCGGTACCGGCACAACGTTCGTATTCGTACCAAACGGTGCCCTTCTCACTCTTCTTCTCGATCTTGTGGAAGTCCGCAAGCTCGATTGCATTGATCGCCACTCTCGGTTTCGGAATGTAATGATCGTTCTCTTCTTCCTGCATCTTATGGCACAGGAGACATTTCGCCCCCTCCCTCTGCCCTCCGTGACAGTTGCAGAGGATGAAACGATTTCTACCATCTCTTTTCAGCCAGGTTGCCCAGTACTCATACAAGGGCATCCCATCCTCATACTCCCCGGGATAGAGCCACACCCAGACGGGAGTGGGTCCCATGCGGATCGCCTTTCTTCTTTGGGCCCAAGCCGGGGCCTTGCGATCACCGCCCCCACCTTTCGGCTGCTTAGCCTTCTGTTTGTTGAACTTCTTGGTGAATGCTTGCAACTTGTCCATTCTGTTGCCCCACTATTGTTAGGATTGACGATAGATCCTCCGGCCGGAAGTCATCCGGGGAGAGATCCTCAGTACCCACAGGGTACGTTACTTGGTAGATGTCAGGACTTTGCCGGCGCAACCACTTCACCAGCTTCGGTGCTGACTGCTGCCCCGCAGCATCATTGTCGAGAAAGATGTAGACAGGTGCCCCCAGCCGCATCAGAAGAGTCGCCTGTTCCCGAGACATATGCGAACCCATCAATGCAACTGTGTAGTCCCACCCAGCCTGGGCGAGCCACATGGCCTGCTTGAACCCTTCTACAACAATAACGTACGGGATAGATCCCATGATAGCTGTTGTGTACATCGAGTGGAGGTTCCAAAGGAACCGTCCTTTGAATAGCTTATACCCGGAACAGGCCCGCGCCAACTCTTTGTCGTCGTCTCCGGCCTTTCGCAGGTCATCCCCCCGGTACAAGTGGTATCTGTACTTCGGGAACTTCGCTACTGAGCGGCCGGATATTCCAATGAGATTGCCTTTGTGGTCCCGCAACGGGAAAGTGATGCGGTCGAGGAACGGATCGAACCCGATCTCGTATTTGCGCAAGATGCTCATCTCAAACCCGGCATCCAGGAGATCCACCGGGCAGCTATCATATACCCCCAGCAGACCTTCAGGTAGAACCGGATTATCGAAGGTGAGCCCCTTTGCATACCGGATCGGTGTGATGCGCTCCCCCACAGTAGGGATATCCTTGGTGAGGGCATCGATTCTCTTCAAAGGGGTGCCAAGGTCTTTCAGCAGACCCTTCAAAGACCAACCGCGATTACAGGTGTGGCAGAAGGCCATCCCCGGAACCTTGGTTCCATAGACAGGACCAACATAGACGTAGAACGATGGCCTGCTTTCTCGCCCACCCTTATGGAATGGGCAGATACACGCCAGGTTCTCACCGGTGTGGTCTATAATGCGTAACTTATGCTCAAGCATCGCAACTATCTCACTACGTACCAGCATCGCCTCCCTCCGTATTCGGGTTTAGGCAATGCTCGGTTTCCGCGGTGCTTAGCAGGTGCGTTGCTGCGGATAGAGCTGCAAGTTGGTCCTTTGGAACATGTGCTGCTGTGCCGGGATCTCCCGTGCTCTTCTCCGCTACATCATGTAGGTCATAGGAGATGAACGAGAAGTTGTGCCCCGGTTTAGCGTGGATTGTGAATCCCGGGTGTTTGAATTCACGAGTTGCTGCTAAGTGCAGGGAGAGTTCTTGCTTCTCCTCCTGCAAAACACATCGTATGGCCATATCGCAGTAATACACCAGCTGCGACGCCATGGCCAAAGAAGCAGTCCCACGAGCCCCAGACCCTTTGAACTTCATGGCCTTAGATTCGTTCTCTTGCCAGATCATGATAGTGGGCACACCAGCTGTTGTAGCCATCTGTTTTACATCCTGTGAGATGGCTGCAAGGTCGCCCCATTTTAGGGAATGACCGCCTGCACGGTCATTCGTCATCATATACGCGCTATCAAGAACTACAAGATCGGGACGATACCGCTGGACTTTCCGTTGGATATCAGAGACACCACCGGGACTTCCATCGGCCTTCGAGGCGCGGGTAAACATCAGCTTACCGCTCCCAATTTTCTTTTCCAAGCGATCCATTGCGCAGGCGAGGTCGGTATACTCCTCTAAAGAGAGGTTACCGGCTCTAAGCCGCGAGTAGTTGAGTTTGGCCATCACCGATGCACACCGGAGTGACATGGTAGTCGCACTCATCTCCCGAGAGAATACCAAGACCTTATAGTTGTGCTCTATGAGGTGTATGGTCAGGTACAGCACCAGCCAGGTCTTCATGCTCTTCGGTAGTCCGAAGAAGACAATCAAATCTTCCTTCTGCATCCCCTGTGTGGCCTCATTCAGCTGATCCCAGGGCCACGGGATACCCAAGAGCCCACCAGATGTCGTTATTTGTTTCAGATAATCTGCGACAATCTGGGGGCCGGAGGTGCTAAAGTCTACATCGTTGTCCACCACATGCTGTTCATCGAGGTGTCCAATGCGGTCTCTGAGGAAATTAAGTGCTTCTTCCGGCTCTGCTTCCTGCAACTGTACCTTGAATTCCTCCCGGATAGCCTGTAGCTGCCGGCGAAGGAATTCTTGCCGCACTGTCTTCCCCAAATCCTTGAGGGGCTCTTGGGCGGGCGGGAAAGTCATTTGCGGGAACTGCTCTTCTAAGCGTTGCCGAGACGGAACATGCCCAAACTCAGTAGGTCGGTGGAACCAATAGTTGATGAACTCATAGGCTCCCCGGGCTTCTGCATTTAGGAAATGCTGTGGCGTTATCTTTTGGTCCTCCAGTATATGCAAAAATGCCGCCCGCGGATCAGGCGATTCCACAATTGCAGTTACCAGTTGGAGTCCCCAGGCGCTCACGTTACGAATCCTCCTCAGTTACCAGAAGATTCTTTGGTGGAGAATCATCGAACTCAGACACCACCGTATTATTCTTCTGGGTTGCGGAGAACAGAACGTGTTGCCGGGCTGCCCATTCCTCTACCTCATCCACAAAGGCATTGATAGCGGTGGACAGCTCCGGTGGCAGGGGAAACTCAACGGGGACCAAGAAGTCGTCCGGCCCGAGCAAACCAAGACGGATACGACCCGATGCTTGCCGCTTCGGGTCCATATCCATTTGGAGGCTCATCAGGAAGACTTTTGATAGGTTCGACACCAAGCCAGTTTTCATTAGCTTCCCTTCTTGAGTCGATCTCGAGCGAAGTCGAGCAGCTCTTTCCTTGCTACGTCGATCCACTCGAACTGTGTATGCATCGCCAGCTCCCTTGCCAGCGACTGCCCCTGGAGTACGCCGTCTGCGGTGTGTGGCGCATTCAGCCCAACCTTGGAGGAAAACTCGAGGGAGACAAACTGTTCTCGAGCGCCGCCGGCGATCGGGACAATCAGTTTATGCGTTTCCCTGTAGAGCACGGATTCCTCCACCCTGGCCTCTCCTGCGGAGAAGTCAGTTAGGGTGTTGTTGTACTTCTTGCGCCACTGCGCCCACAGATCGGGCTCTGTTTTAGAAGATACGGTAGCAGCGAACTGCACTTTCTCTGACATGGGCTACTCCCGCGTCCACTCCAACTGGAGTGCTTTTGGTTTCGACAGAGCCATGGTCTCCGTCTCGGTTACTGCGGCTTTGAGCTCATCTTCGCATTTGAGCCGCTCTGCTGCAATTTGCGCCTGGTCCACATCAATCCTGGTAACTACTCCCGGTTCGGTGAGAATCCCGGGTGCATTGAGGATGATCTGGGTGAAATCGATTTGGGGTGTACTCCGCTTGAAGTATGACTTGAAAGCCCCAATGTGAATCTTTTCTGGGTTGGCCCTCAGGTGCTTCTCAACGTCGGAGAGGGCGGCGTTGTACTCCTTCGCCAATTCCCCGAGCTCTTCAAGGACCGCAGCGTGCTGGGCCCTGAAGGCTTCAAGCTTCTGGGTAACTGTCTTCAGTTGGTTGAACTTCTGGGTTCTCCGCCGCCTCGAGGTAGCCCCCTCCGCGGCTTTCTGCATTCGTGTTGCCATACGCTTTCCTCCGTAGCATCTCATACTTTTGCAGTGACTCCACTGCGGAACAAATGTGTCCGAACGTTTCTTTGGCGGCTTCATCCTGCGATGCGCCCCCTTGTCGTAGGATGTACGCAGGGTGGTATGTCGGGAGCACCGTAGTGCGCCACTTACCATACCGTCCCTGGAGGTCCATTGTGCGGAATTTCCCGGCTACCTCGTACATCAGCACGCTTTTCCCGAACAAAGCTGTAGTAGCGACCTCACCCATCGTAATGATAAGTAGCGGATCCGCTATACGTAACTCATCCATCAAGCGTGGCTTACATGCCTTCAACTGTTTTCGTGAAGGAATTTGGCTGTTCGGTGTCATACACGCTACTGCGTTTGTGAGAAATACCTCCTTCCGGCTGAAGCCGGCTGTGTCGAGGAGGAGGTCCAGAAGTTCCCCTGAAGCTCCTACAAATGGTTTACCTTCTTCATCTTCGTGGCGATCCGGGGCTCCTCCCACAATAGCTACGTCTGCGGGAACAGGCCCCTGCCCCGGTACCAGGCGGTACCGATCGGCATACAAAGAACACGCCTTACAATCCATCCATGCGGAGCAGAGCTCCGTAAGTGCACTCTCGTGAGCAGTCTTTTCCATTGGACTACTCGGTGACTTTGAATTGCCAGCCACGATTCCTCATTTCTCTCATCAATGTTCTACACATAGCATTTGCCGCGGGAACCTGGTAATCCCAGAAGAATACTGCGACCGGGTGCCGCTTATCGTCATGGGATCGTAAGGCACGTCCAACGCCTTGCTGGACAATATTCCACTCCTTGAATGGGGTCAAGAAAAACACGGTGTCGAGCATCGGGGCGTCTAACCCTTCTTGAGCTACCTGTGTAGTTGCGAAAACTACCTTGTTTCGTTTCAGGATACTCTGTCGTTCGTTTTGTGGTACTTCTCCGTCGATAAGCCCGGAGTAGGGTACCGCCTGATTCAGTAACTCGACGTGTGCTTTTGAGTGGCTCAGAGCAAGAATCTTTCGGCCGTTCCCCTGGGCCTGCTGGATCTGTGCAATGATTGCCTTATTTCTGGAAAGGTCTTCCCCAAGGGTACGCCAGAATTTTCCTACATTGAAGTTGCCGATCTTATCCAAGATCCGCTCATCAAACATACTTAGCTGGGTATCCAACTTGTGGAAGTAGATGCGAGGTGTAATCTCATGAGAAATATCTGAATGGAATATTCCTCCGAGATGGGCGAGGTAGATGACCTCTAACCCATCACTCCGCTTTGGTGTTGCGGATAATCCGAGTCTGCGGCCCAAGAATAGTGGGGCTGTCTGAGAAAACAGCGGTGCTGAAAGGTGGTGTACCTCGTCCCATACAGCCAGGCCAAAGTGGGTTCTGATTCCGTCCGGGATTTGTCCATCCCGCGCTCGCCTTGCTAAAGTCTGCAAGGAGGCAATTACAAAGGGCCGGTCCCACTCGAAGCGGTCCTGCTGGATGATCCCGATCTCTTTGGGGGCTAACCACAGGTGTGTCTCCGCTTCTTTTCTCCACTGCTCCATCAGCCCGGTATTCGGGATGATGACAATTGCTGCGCGGCCCACCGCAGCGATCTTCTTCAACGCTAAGACGGTCTTTCCTTTGCCGCAGCCCAGGTTTAGGACTCCGCCACGAGCAAAGTACAGGTCTTCCCAGGCCTTACCCTGGTTACTCCGGAGTGCGATCTGATCCAGGAAGGGGTAACTGGTTCCCTCGACAACCAAGTCTATCACTGGTGTGGGTAACCGTTCGTAGGGGAATAGCTCCCTCGGCACGAGGATATGGTCGTCAGTCTCCTCATACATAGAAATGGAATATTCCTTCTTCGTTCGGTCATCAACTCCCAGGATGGTGCAGGCAGAACGAATCGCCGTAACATTCACCTTGGTCTTTGGTAGCCAAAGCATGCCACTTCGATACGTAGTTGAGGGGTCTACCCCGCCCGGGCCCAGGTTTTCCGGGAACTTACTCACTCTCTCCGTCCTCTTCACTCATACTTTGCACAGTGCCCGTTTCGGGCTGTTCTTCAGTATCACCCGGTTCCTCTGGAGTTTCAAGTATTTTCTTTACCTCCTTCAATCCTCCTTCGAGCGCTGCCAGCGCAACACGAATAACACTTTCTTTTTTGGCCATCGCTTGGCCTCCTCTTTTGTTAGGGGTAGTTTTCGCACACGTCTTATAACAGCTTCCTTCAATGCTTTCCGGGGCAACATCCTGCTTGACAGAGGAACGGGCACACAAATAGTATTGTTACGGTATCTGCTGGGAGGAAACCTATGGATTGGCGTTTTGCTTGTTACGATCTAACTGATGATGGTGGCGCACTTGTACGGGAACTGTTCCCCAACCCCGAAGTCTTGCCACCTTTTGTAAAAGAAGCTCAGGCTCCTACGGAAGAACTTCCTTCAGATCACTGGGCACTGACCTACGCTGATGGGATGCATTCCATGCGTAAGTTCGCCATGGTGGACCGCGGAAATGTCTGGTTGAGTACGATGTACTTCACTCGTACCGGCCACAATCTTCCCGAGCCTCTGCGCAAACTGGCTGCTCGTCGCCTGGAGGATGCTTGCGAGACATACGGTCTGCGGGCTCCCGAAGAACTCCACCAGCTGGCGGCGGGGGAAGATGTAAGGGCAGCCGCCCCCGAGGGCTTCGAGAAGGTTGCCCATGCGATTCAGCAGCAGCGGGAAGAAGAAGCATACAGTGGGTACGAAGAAGAGGTAGAAGCAGACTTCGATGCTCCTCTGGAGAAGGTAGCGGCTACCACCCCGGTAGACCCCGACTCCTTCGCCCGCGGTATGCAGATGCGCGGTCCTTATATGGATACGCATACACGCGAGTGGGCTTTTGAGCAGCTTGAGAAGATCGCGATGTCCCCACCGGCCCTTCTTGCCTTTGTCAATCACCTGGACCAGGAGAGCGGCATGTTCCAGCATTGGGGGAGCGGTATCCCCGATCCGGTAACTACCGTGTTCGGTGCTCAGGGTGTGGAAAAGCTGGCTGAGATAGCTAAGGTTGCCAGTAAGGTGTTCCATCTCGGGTCCCTCGTAGTTACCGATCTCGATATCGAAAAGTTGGCGGGTTCTGATGCTTTCGCAGAGCAGTTCCCGGCTTCGTTTGTAAACCAGTTCAAGGAAGCTCCTGTTGCGGTATTCAACAGCCTTCCCAAAGACACCCAGGTCTCGCTCGCAAAAATAGCGAAGAAGTGTTAATGCATGAACTCGGCTACTTTCCTTACGTCTCCGCTAACACACCCAATCGCCCTACATGTCCTCTGTCTTCGGGAATTTGGGCCTGAGTATCTTGGGTGGGAGCCTGAAACTATTTGGCAGGAACTGCGCTCCCGCTTTTCTCAGGAACCAAGCTTACTCAATAAATCGAAGATCAATGCATGTAGGACAGTACATACCAGCAAGGCACCTTATGATGATTGGTATGTATTCGAGAAGGTAGTACTTCCTTTTAGTTTTGTAGCACCACAATTCGGTGTTTTACAAAAACCTTCTGTAGCTGCGGCTACTCATGGGGTGCACGTTATGCAGCAGCTGCGGGCGCACCCTTACTCCTCCGATGTTGAAAAATATCTCGGTGGAATATTGTTGGCAGAAGGTTTCACTAATCCACCAAAGCAATTGCGTTTCCTGGGTAGACGCATACGGAAGGTGGTATCTCGGGACTTATATGATAAGATGGAAAAGATTTTGAACGGGACAGACCGGTCCTTGCCAAAGGATGCTGTCCTCGCTGCGCAGGTACTTCGGCACCGGGATTTGCAGAATTACCTGCTTGAATATAAGAGGCTGCAAGATGAGCATCTCGCTCTCGCGAACAAGATCGCTGCTCGCTAAGCACGCTGGGTGGAACCCCTTTCGAGGGCAATTCGAAGGATTCTACTCCAGAAAGCCGAAGCATCATGGTAAAAGGGTACTCCCCGGAAATCTCAAGCAGCACACCATACCCCAGGTAGTGCGGGCATATGCCAAGAATCCCGGAGAGGCTGCAAAGAAGAGTTGGACAGCCTTGGGTCCCTCGAAAGAAATCAAGGGGATTGCGACTCGCAAGGGGAAGTGGTTTCCCCGGCTTGCTTACAAGAAGGGTGTTCCTTCTGCTGCGGCTCCGAGCCTTGGACGGATTTTCTTTGTAGGACAGGCTTTAGAAGCGGCTCGTGCTGCTGCGCGTGCGAAGAAGGGCCAGAAAGGCCAACACGTCGGACGTATGTTGGGTGGTTCCCTGGGCTGGTTGGCGAGCGCACGAATGAAATTCCTTCCCTCCCTGGCGACATGGTCCGGCGGGGAAGCAGCGGGAGCTGCCCTGGGACGTTTGATCTCGAAGAAGACATAGGAGTGTAGATGTTTGGGAGCAACCCATACGATGTAGCGTCGGGCTCAAGCGGGAGATTCAGTGGTTACGGATCTCGTGCAGGAAGCACTGATTACGCTCCGTACGCCAATGTGTTTGCGGATGTCTCCAACCTGTACCTCCCGCGTACCGTAAAATCGCAATTCAAATGGTGCGAGTATTTCGCGGTCATGGACCCACTTATCCATGCAGCGATAGCCAAGCTCTCGGCGTACCCCATTACGGATCTTGCGTATCTGAGTGAGAACGAGTGGGTAAACGACACCTACAAGTACATCTTTGAGGAAGTATTCCAGATTCGTGCATTCCTCGTAGAGGTCCTGATGGACTACCATACCTACGGGAACTCTTTTGTATACGTCCACCACCCACTACGGAAGATGTTGGTGTGCCGGGAATGTGGGCACTCTGTTCCGGTAGAGTCTACAGACTACACCTGGAGTTCTTACCAGTTCATGTATACCTGCCCCAAGTGTACTTACAGTGGGTACGCCAAGGTTCAGGACCAGTACATCAAATCTTTGAAGGACCTGCGAGTCCTCAGGATCAACCCGAACTACATGGAGATTGAGCATAACCCCGCAACTGGGCGTACAATCTACGTGTACACGATCCCCCCTGCCATCTCGAACGCTATTCTGGTTGGTCGGAAGGATACCCTGCAGACTATTCCGCAAGCGTTCATCAACGCTGTTGCCAAGGGCAAGAAGCTGGTTTTCCGCCCGGGAACAATATTCCATCTGCGTAGAACATCCATTTCAAGGCATGATGCCGGCTGGGGTCTCCCCCTGATTACCCCGGTAATGAAGACCGCGTTCTACTACAGGATTCTGCTGAAAGCGCAGGAAGCGATTGCCCTCGAGCACATTGTACCGATGCGTATCTTCTTCCCGCAGACCTCCGACCCGAAAGCGGATCCCTATACCACGTATAACCTGCTCGACTGGCAGGACCACGTAAAGTCTGAGATTACTACCTGGAGGAAGGACCCTAACTACATGCCCGTAATGCCGTATCCGGTGGGGCACCAGGTTGTTGGTGGGCAAGGTAAAATGCTTCTGCTCCATAACGAGATTAAGGTTCTGCAGGAGCAGATTCTCGCGGGTCTCGGCGTCCCCTCTGAGTTTGTCTTTGGCGGGTTGCGCTGGAGTGGGTCAAGCGTTTCGATGCGGACAATGGAGAACTCTTTCCTCCGTATGAGGGAGGATGTCCACCATATGATCAAGTTCATCGTTAGGGACATTGCTAATGCTTTCGGCATTCCTCTGTGTGAGGTGCGGCAGAAGCCCTTCCGCATGGCAGACGAATTGCAGAAAGCCGCATATGACCTCCAGCTTTACGACCGTAAGCTCATCAGCCCCGAGACTCTGCTGGAATCCAGGGACCTCGACTTCAATACGGAACAGCAGAAGATTTTCAACGATCTGGATATCATGCGGAAGATCAACGAGAAGACCGCTACCGACGGCGCGGAGATCAACGGAGAGGCTGGAATTATCTCAGCTAAATATCAGGGAGAGCAGCAGAAGGCTATGCAGGAATCGATGCCTCCGCCTCCTCCAGGGCAGGTGCCCCCCGGCCAGGCCCCTCCGGGACAGGCACCGCAGGGCGCTCCCCAGCAGCCCGGTAGCCTGCCTCCTGAGCAAATGCAGGCATTAGGTGCGCGTCCAGAAGATATGGCTATGCCTCCAGCAGCTCCGGAAGCTCCGCAGGTTCAGCCCCCTACCGGCCCGGAGACTGAACTCCTGGCAAGGCAGGCTGCCCGTAGCCTATTTGCTCTGGATTCCTTCCAACGCCCGAAAGCGCTTATTAAGCTGCAGAAGCAGGTTCCAAGCCTTTACCCTGCAATTCTCGATGAAGTAAATAGAATGCAGGTTGACCAATTCAGCGGTGGTCCCCCTCCCCTAACAAGTAAGAAGTAAAATAGGGGCCCAAACGCGCTATGCGCCGGGCCCCAACATTTTCGCACGAAGTACCTTTTACGAAGGGACACCCTTCAGTTGTATTTGCTTTCGGTCCTTCATAGGGCTTTTTCTACGAGGAGATCTTTCGCCTCATAGATTAGTTCTACACCGACACCAATCAGGAAATGGCCGGCGAGGAATAGCCCCAGCGCCATTGGGTGTTACTCGTCGTCCTCTTCGTCAACCCAATCTCCAAGGTCTTCGTCTTCGTCAACGGCCAATCCGTCGGCGAAGTGGTCGAGGGAGGTTGTCCCTCCGTCGTGGCTGTCTACCATCTCATGCTCCTTCCTCCGTGTTAGAGTATGCGGGGTATCCGCTCCTTACATTTCCCTTATACCAGTTAGAGTAAAGAGGTTGACGCTACTACCCCCCATCCAATATCATGGAGCGGAAAGTGCCGTCATGGGGTGCGAAAAAAATGCTTGTCCTTAATCCGCAGACTCTTACTGATAACCTTCAGCAGAAAGTAGCCGACAAGATAAAGAGCTTCTTCCCGCTTGTAGGCAAGAAACACGTCTTGAAGCTAAACAGTGTATTGGTCTCCGACCCCAAGTCGGTTGACGACATCAAAAGCCAGGAAACGGCAAGGCGTAACGGGCGTACCTGGTCTGTTGGCGTGCACGGGGATTTTTCTCTTGTAGATAAGGCTACTGGGAAAACTATCGATCGGGTACCAAAGGCAAAGATAGTGGGCCTCCCCACTCTTACCCGCCGTTACAGCTTTATCATTGATGGCAAGGAGTACCAGACCGATCACGTCTGGAGACTGAAGTCGGGCGTTTACTCTCGTATTGCTGCTACGGGAGAACCCGAGATTATGTTCAACTTGAAGAAGGGATTTAACCAACGTGGTTTTCGCCTGATCCTGGATCCCAACAAGAAGAACTTTTCCTTTAAGTATGCATCGGCTAAGGTACCCCTTTACCCGGTACTCTCTGCCCTTGGGGTTTCCGACGGCGCTATGGAGAAGGCCTGGGGGAAAGACCTCTTCAACGCCGCAAAGACTTCTCCCCGCGATAAGCAGGCTGCTTTACGCAAACTCCTTACTTCTTTAAAGGACCCGGTGCCCGCAACAGAGGCCGGGGTGATAGACGCGGTAAGAAGCCGCTTTGCGGATACAGAACTTCGTCCCGACTCTACAGCACTTACTTTGGGGAAGCCGTATGCCACAGTAAACGCAGAACCTCTTCTAAAGGCTTCTACCAATCTTCTGGAGATACACCAGGGTAAGCGAGAACCAGATAATCGGGATGCGCTGCCCTTCAAGGACCTCTTAGGGATAGAGGACTTGTTGCCGGATCGGTTGGACCGCGCGCGAAATAGAGTAGCCCGGAAAATGAAGAATAACCTGGATCGGAAGGACAAGGTTAGAGAAATATTCGCATCAGATATTTTCTCCGGCCCACTCCTTTCATTCTTCCGGGAATCCTCTGTTGCCAACCAAACTCCCCAAACGAACCCGGTATCTATGTTGTCACGGTACCTGGGAACTACGTTGCTTGGCGCAGATGTTGGGGCCATCGGCTCTGCCTTCGGTGTTACCGCTGATGCCAAGGCAGCAGATCCCACACAGCTCGGTGTCCTTGATCCAGTACATACCCCTGAAGGGGATCGCGCAGGCATTTCTCTCAAGCTAACTACTGATGCCCGTAGAAAGGATGGGGCGGTAACTATCCCCGCGTACAACACGAAAACAAAGAAACTCGAGCTGGTTACCCCGCTTCAGCTTGCGCAGGCAGTGGTATCTTTTCCGGACCAATACCGCAAAGAGAAAGGTGGTTGGGTTCCAGTAACTAAGAAGGTCTCTGCGCAGACCCCTGAAGATTTGAAGGCTGTAGTGGACCCGGCAAAGGTAGACTACGTATTGCCCTCGGCAACTACGATGTTCTCCCCTATGACCAATCTGGTTCCTTTCCTACAGAACGATGATGGTACTCGAGTGGAGATGGCAGTCCGGCATATGGAGCAGGCGCTTCCCCTGAAGAACCGTGAGCCTCCGCTTATCCAAACGCACAGCCGATCTCTTGATGAGCCGGGGAGGACCCATGAGAGAGCATGGGCGGCGTTTGCCGCACACTCCTCTCCTGTAAGCGGCAAGGTAACTCGTATCACGAAAGACGGGATTACGGTTACAGGGAAAGATGGAAAACGGCACACAGTACAGCTCTATGACAATTTCCCCCTGAATGAGCTGCAAGCCTACCTGAGCTCTGAACCGGCCGTAGCTGTTGGGGACACGGTCAAGACTGGTGAGATAATCGCCGATACTAACTTCACTAAGGACGGTACACTGGCTCTTGGTACTAACTTGCGGGTGGGTTACCTGCCGTACAAGGGCCTTGTTTTTGAAGATGGCTTGTTGATTTCTGAGTCGGCTTCTAAGAAGTTGACTTCTGTTCACATGCACAAGCCTTCCATTTTTATGGACCGCGATTACGTACTCAATAAGAAGAAGTTCACTACCCTTTTCCCAGAAGCGATGAGTACAGAGAATCGCGGAAAGCTCGATGACGACGGTGTTATCAAGGTCGGGGAAGTGGTTGAGCCTGGAGATACTGTTGTAGCTGCAGCTAAGAAGGCCCCGATGACACCTGAGAAAGCTCTGATGAAGGGCATTCACCGAAGTCTTGTTCGGGAGTATACAGACCGCTCGGTTGTGTGGGACAAGGGTGTACGCGGTGAGGTGGTGGACGTTGTTCGTCGTGGGAAGTACATCGAGGTCCACGTACGAGCAGATTTCCCGGCACAGCCTGGGGACAAGTTGGCGGGTCGCCATGGGAACAAAGGTGTCGTTGCCCTTGTGTTGCCTGATGATGAGATGCCCCGGGATAAAGAAGGCAACGCCGTCGATATTGTTATGAACCCCTTAGGTGTCCCCGGCCGTATGAATGCCGGGCAGGTGCTTGAAACTTCCCTTTCGCATGTCGCTATCCACGAGGGATCTCCTCTTGCAGTACGGAACTTCCAGGCGGACCGGTCTACGCGCATTATTAAGGTTAAGGGTCACTGGCGTACAGTGAAGACTTCCGCTAAGGGCACGAAGAAAGTTTGGATTGAGCCCTATGAGTATGAGAGGGATTATCGTTCCATTGTTGATGATATGTTGGATGCTCGCGGTCTTTCAGAGGAAGCTGAGCTTTTCGATGATAATGGGAAAGCGCTCGGGAAGCAGCTTGTTGGCCACCAGTATATCATCAAGTTGAACCATCAGGCAGAGAAGAAAGCAGCCGCTCGTTCTTGGGGGCCAGGGTACGAATATACCATTAATATGGAGCCCAAGGGTGGTGGTAAGCATGGGGCACAACGTGTAGGTGAGTTGGGGCTTTTTGCGATGCTGGCGCATGGGGCAGTGAATAACATCCGTGAGATGCAGACTATCAAATCTGACCAATCTCAGGATGATATTTGGACAGCTGTGCAACTTGGCCACCCCCTTCCTCGCCCGCAGGTACCTTTTGCGTTCGAAAAGTTCTTGGCCTACCTCAAGGTTCTTGGATTGGATGTTGAGCGTGAAGGTGATGTCCTCACCGTTCTTCCCTTTACGGATAAGCAGGTAAAACAGCTCTCCAATGGAGAGTTGAAAGACCCCGGAAAAATCCTACGTGCAAAAGACCTACGCCCTGAGGCTGGTGGTCTCTTCGATGAGAAGATTACCGGTGGTGTAGGAGGAAAGCACTTCTCCCATTTTGCGCTTGCGGAAGCTTTCCCCAACCCATTGTTTGAGCGGCCGATTATGGCGCTTCTGGGACTGAAACACGACACCTTCAGTAAGCTTGTCTCCGGTGAATTGGGGATGGATAAGGATGGTAATGTGGTCCCCGCAGAGGAGGCTACTCGTATTGGGCCTCGAGCTACGCTTGGCCGAGCCCTTAAGGAGTTGGATATCCCCACTGAATTGCGGAAGGCTGAGAAGAGTCTTGAGGGAGCTAAAGACTCGAACCGTAACCAGCTCAACCGGAAAGTGAAGTATCTGCGTGCTCTGAAGCGTGCGGATAATTCCGCTGATGTGTACATGCAGGGCAATGTTCTTGTGCTCCCGCCCAACCTACGTCCGATTACTGTGCTGGATGATGGCAACCTCAATCGGGGAGATCTGAACCAGCTATACAAAGAGTTGAGCTTGAGTAACTCGCGCCTGGCGGAGATGCCTCCCGAAACTCCTGATGAAGAGTTGGCTAAACTCCGCGCGGAGGTTTATGGCGGTATTACGGCTCTAGCAGGACTGGTTGGTCCGGACCGTGAGCGGTTGGATATCCCAAAGGGGATCCTCGATATTATCGCAGGGAAATCTCCGAAGACTGGCTACTTCATGGAGCAGTTGGTAAAGCGGAAGCAGGATATGTCTGCCCGCGGGGTTATTGTCCCGGACCAGGAACTGCAGCTCGATGAAGTAGGGATGCCGGAAGCTACCGCTATGGAACTTTTCCGTCCTTTTGTAATGCAACATTTGGTGCGGGGCGGTATGCGGCCTCTTCAGGCCAAAGACATTATTCTCAATAGAAGACCTGAAGCGAGGATTGCCCTTGATGCCGTGCTGAAGGAACGGCCGGTATTGATGAAACGTGATCCCGTCCTCCATAAGTATGGGATTATGGCATTCAATGTTCGTATTAAAGGCGATAAAGAGATACACATCCACCCGCTTGTATGTAGTGGGTACAATGCTGATTTTGACGGGGACCAGGTGTCTTTGTTTGTTCCCGTATCCCAGGCAGCTGTAAAGGAAGCCTATGATATGTTGCCGAGCCGGAATCTCCTGAGCGCAGCTACTGGGCAGCCAATGTTTGTCCCAGATAAGGAAGGCCTGGTTGGGCTATATCTCCTTAGCCGTATGAAAGGTACCACTTCCAAAAAGTACGCCTCCGCTGATGCTCTGTTGAAAGCAGCAGAGAACCGGGAAGTTCGTTGGGACGTGGGGGTGAAGGTAGGGGGTACAGCAACTACTGCGGGTCGTGAGCTACTTAAAAAGAAGATACCCGCGAAATTACACAAGCACCTGGGTACTGGGAAAGAGTGGGCGTTCCACAAGCAGTCTCTGCGGGCTATCTTGAAAGATGTGGCACAGAAGACTCCGCAAGAGTACCCGCAGTTTGCGCAGACGCTGAAGGACCTCGGCTTCGGCCATGCCCACAAAATTGGGTTCTCCTTCAATCTTGATGCCTTTAAGGTGCTCGATAAGATTCGCGATAAGACTTTGAAGGAAGTAGAGCCTAAGGTTGCCGCCATAAAGAAGCAGGCGAAATTGCCGCGGGCTGAACGGGATGCGAAGATCGTAGACCTGTACACAAAGGCCTCTGCGAAGATGCAGAAGGAAGCCCTTGCCTCTCTTGAGAAAGACGATAATCCTCTTTGGATAATGTCTCGGGCAGGGGTGAAGCCAAACTGGGAGCAGATCAAACAGATCGTCTTGGCGCGTATGATGGTAAGCGATGCAGCAGGGAAGCCGATCCCAGCCGCAATTACTGGGAGCTACGGCTCCGGGCTCTCCCTTCATGATTACTGGCTGTCTTCTGGAGGTATTCGCCGGGGTATCATTTCCAAGACGCAGGAGGTTCAGGACCCGGGGGCAATTACCAAGCAGGTAGTCAAGACCACCATGGGTATTACGCTTACTGAGAATGACTGCAAGACCTCTAAAGGCATGCATGTCCCTGTAACAGATCTTTCTGTGTTGGATCGTACTTTGGCGAACAACGTCAAGGTGCGGGGCGAGACTCTCCGGGCAGGCTCGACGATTACCCCCGACACAGTAGCTAAGTTACGGCAGGCAAAGGTCTCTAAGATTCTCGTTCGCAGCCCCTTGAAGTGCCAGGCTAAGAAGGGCCTATGCCAGAAATGCTACGGGCTCGACCCTTCCGGCAACCCCGCACCCATAGGAGAGAACGTAGGGGTCATCGCATCACAATCCATCGGAGAGCCGGCCACGCAGCTTGCGATGCGCGTTTTTCACACCGGCGGCGCAGCCACTGGTGGCGCTGGTCTTGTGGATGGAATAGAGCGGTTGAAGCAGGTGCTACAAATGCCCCAAAAGCTGAAGGGTTCCGCTATCCTCAGCAAGAATGCCGGGGTAGTCAATTCCATCTCCAAGAGCCCCGTTGGGGGTTGGGATGTTAAGGTAGGCTCTGAGCAGCACCATGTACCTGCGAGCCGTAAGCTTAAGGTTACTAAGGGAACCCGCATTCCCAAGGGTGGGGCACTCAGCAGTGGGCCCATCAACCCCCGCGAACTTCTTGGGCTTACGAATGTATCAACAGTACAAAACTACCTGGTAGATGAGCTCGGAAAGCTGTACGACCCGGAGAAGATTCGCCACAGGCACCTCGAGGTAATTGTCCGGGCGCTAACAGATGTCGCGGAAGTTCGGGAGTCGGGGGATCACCCAGATTATCTTCCCGGAGATATTGTGCCTGTCCGAGCGATCCAATCCTGGAACTCTGAAAATGGGAAAAAGGACACTGTCAAGTATACCCCTGTTTTGCGAGGCACAAACATCTTGCCCTTCCATTTGCATGATGATTGGCTGACGCAGCTCAATTATAAGCATTTGCGGGATGTGCTGAAGCAGGCCGGATCCCAGCAGGGGATATCACATCTCCATGGGGAACATCCGATTCCCGGGATAGTTTACGGAGCAGAATTTGGGAAGGGAGAGAAGGGAACATACTAAATATCTAAATGGGATTTTTCTATGGTAAGCGGTCCTCAGCAGAGTGGAACAACATCAGCAGCAGTAGTACTCGGTACCATCGTGCAGGTATACCCAGGTACCCGCACAGTAGATGTCGAGGTCGACCTTTCCGGGGAGTCTGATATCTACAGCAACGTTCCGTACGGCACCCTGTACACCAATGTGGTAACTGGGACCCATATCGACTTTGTCCCGGAGGTAGGGTCTAAGTGTTTCGTCTACCTCATGTCCGATGGATCCGACCCTGTTGTAATGGGGTGGTTGAGTGCCCCCCTCCATGGAGCCTTCTCAGAGGATGACGCAGCAGAACCGGACGATGATTTCCTTGGTGGGAGGATGGGCCTGGCTCCTGGGGACATCGCCCTCTACAACTCGCGGGGCGCTACAGTCCTACTGCGTAAAGGTGGTACCCTGCAGATCGGAAGTTCTCCCCTTGCGCAGACTCTTTACATCCCTATCGATAACTTCATCCGGCACTTCTTCCAGAACTATGAGGCCAAATCCTTGCTTGGCACTCTTTTTTGGAAGCATGGAACTATCCAAACCGGTGATGATAAAACTGCTGCCCAGCTCTACTGGGGTATGAAAAAAGATGTTGAGGACCAGCATGTAACTATCAAAGTACGTGCCGGCCGTGCCGGGGATGACCAGTTCTCGCCGAGCCAAGATGAGTTATTCGGCTCTACTCGAGACAAGGCATACAAGTTTGGTTCCGGGTCCTATCCGGGGAATACGCAGGAGACAACACTTATCTCCATTTGCGTTGATCCTGAGAACACTGGGTGTACCTACACTTTCCAGGTAGATACTCTTGGTAACGTCTTTACAAAGGTTACCGGGGATATGCATTGGGAGATGGATACGGGTCACGTCTACGCCGAGAACGGGTTCGTGGTGGAGTTTGGTTCTGCCGGGAAACTGACAGGAGAATCTGACGGTTCTTTGAAGGCTACAGTGCAAGAACTTGTTGTAGAGGCCCTGTCCGGTATATCTCTGTCCTCTGGGACAGGGAGTTGCACGATAGACTCGGGGACTATAAACTTGGGCAGTAATGTGGCGCTTGAGAGCGCGGTCCTTGGGAAGGTGTTGATGGGTATGTTGGCCGCACATGTACATATGCCCCCCGCACCGGTACCACCTGGCGCGCCCCCAATAACCGGGGTGCCAACGGCGGATTGGATTGCATCACTCGAATCAGGAATAGCGCTTTCGAGTATTGTGAAGTTGAGTGGGTAAGCTAACTTAGGAGGCGATATAATGGAGTCTTTGTTTCTGACTACTCCACCGGACATGGAGAAGACCGCGGCACCGCGTACCAAGCTGAGCGATGATCCGAGTCTTTGGTCTAAGGAGTTGATTAGTGCTCTGCTTGAGCAGGCCGGGTATCTGGGCCAGTACCGAATTGACCAACGTACGCTCGATCAGGATGAGAAGCGCGGATATGCTTATGGCTTCTTTGCTGTCACTCCGCAGTCTGCACCGGATTTGCGTCCTTCGGATACTGGGCCGAATACTCCTCTGCCCTCAACAGGTCCTGGGATCCGCGTCCCGTTTATTGTGGAAAAGCGGAAGCTCAAGCCCCTGCTCACCTTCATCAATCCGGCAAACGGTTTGGCCTACCCGCTTACTCAGCGGCGTGTAGATGCTGTCCTCTATTCCCCATCGGCCTTTGACATCTCACAGACTCAGGCGGGTGTTGGTACTGGGACTTTGTCCGGTAGTGGGATGTTCCCTGATACCCCGGGGGAGGGTGTAGTAAAGACGGCTTCCTTGTGCGGTCTTGTTGGGCAAACGATCTCCCCTTCGCGGAAGGAGAAGATTGCCGAATTTATCTCCTCAGACCCCACTCTGTTGCACGGTCTCAAGGAGAATCCGCACTTCCGGGAGAAGGTTGAGCACTTCCTTTCCACGAAGTCCAAGGAAGCTTCTGCTATCAAAGCCACTGTCCGGAATAATCTTCCGACGGATGCTGTGCTGGTAGAAAGAACTCCGGATGGCTACAAGTTTGCCTCTGCTTGTACAAGAGCTTACTTCGACCAGGTGGACGAGCTGACCGGTGAGTTGCAGGCTGCGTTGCCTGAAGCCCTTCGAAAGGAAGCTGATGCTAAGGGGTACGCAGTTCGTATCCGGAATCTCAATGTTGCGCCAGAGGAAGTAAACCCGCCGCAGAAGATTAAGACCTCCGGGGCGTACATGGTGCAGACTTCCAGCACACACTCTCAGCCTGCTCTCGTGTTTACCCACGTACGAGACTTGGATGGGAAACCGCAGGATGGCCTTTTTATCAAGACTGCCTCCGGGCATTCCTACGTGCAAGAGGCTTATGGGACTCCTACGGATAACCTGCCTGCGAAGTTGACTGAGATGGTGTGGACTGAGCTTCCCCGTGGCCGCGGTTGCTTTGTGAAGGAAGGGTCTGCGGGTGCCATTGCCTCCCCGCCGGTCAACATCCGTTTCTACGAAGAGTCCGATGGGAAATATGCCCATTACGATTCCGGAATGACTTCCGGTAAGATCCGAGTTACTACAGGCGTCGATCCTGCCGATGGTTTCGTAAAACTCGCTGCCGGCCTTTACGCAGCCCACCCTGAAACTTTCGTGAGCTTCCTTCCTCTTGGGAAGAAGGTCAAAGTTGCCACCAATGAAGCTGTGGCAGTAAAGCTGGCGAGCGCTAATTTGCGCGGGTCTGAGGTGGAAATATCACATTCCGATGGAGAGTATACCCTCTCCGGTGCTCCGGTGCAGGCGCTCGGTGGTAAAACCTCCTTTGTTGGAGAACCGCAGGCTACTTTCTTCCTGGGTCTCGCTGGTGTGCCCCCGGTACTTGGTAAAACCAAGCTGGCGGAAGCGCAGGTCTTTGGAAGAACTACTGTTCGTGCACCGCGGATTATTGAGACCTACGAAGCACAGCAGGAGTTGGCCAAGGTCGCAGCAGTTGAGGCGATGCCCCACTTCCCAGAAGAAGACTATTCCCTGCTCAAGGTGGCGACCGCTCTCCAGGAGGAGAATACGGTAGATGCTGTACTTGGGCTCAATTTCATCACTCCTGAGAACATGGCAATCTTCATCGATTACCTCCCGTTCCTGGAAGAGGCCAGTTCGAAAGTCTGTGAGCTTCTGCTTGCATCTCAGCTGGGTGTTTCGGATGTTCCCGAAGATGCAGCTGTTCGTGCGATCAACGCCCTTGAGGCAATTACCGCGGGGCTGGAGCTCTTGAAGTTGAAGGGCCGCGAACAGGTACAGGCAGGATAGTGGATGCGGCTACCATGCGAATACTGGATAAAGGCTCTGTTGTCGATGGAGCCGCAGTTTTCCAATGAGGATATCCAAAGTGCGGTAGCCCTCCGTAGATTCCCTACTCCTGACGAGGTCTACCTGGAAGTACTGCGGCAGGAACTTCAGAAAACCAAGCCAAAGCCGTTCGACCCCAACGCACTCCACTGTATTCGCTGGCTACGAGACAATAAGCTATACGACCTTGTAGTCCGGCGACCAAAGGTTGTCGCGGCATCTACCCTATTGGGTACCGGGAATCTTAGGCAGAAGCTGGAAGCCATGTTGCTCGGGGAAGTCCCAGTTGATGTCATTCGAGATGTCATCTCTAAGTATTTCGGAAAGGAAATTGACGAGGAAGTAATCGGATATTACGCCCATTACTTTTGGAATAAAGATCTGCTGGATCTGGATGATTGGAAGGCCCTCCTTGATAAGTACCAGCATGGGAGCAGCCTTTGGTCTGTCTATGTAGCTTCCGATCCACATGCCGCGCTTTTGGCTGTGGGGGAACCTCTGCAGTTGAAGCCCGAGGATATGCTGAAGTACATGACTGACCAGGCCTTCTCTAATTTCAGGGCGGTGGCGTCTGCAGATCCAACCAACGTAAAGACTACGGGGTCTGCGAAGACGTGGGCGGATATCGCTCTTCGCGGACTTGATTTGCAGGAACGGGCCAAGTCTTCTACAGACACAGCACTTCAAATGCTCGAGATGATTATGTTACGCTTTAGTGAAGATACTCCCCCTTCAGCGGAGGAGTTGCAGGCGCGTGGGGGCAAGATTATTCAAATGTCTGGACCCAACGCCCCCAAGAGGCTGACCGATGGCGAAGAGAAGTAAAAAACGAGACGCCCTGTATGCCGGGCTGGTAGGCGGTGCTACAAAGTCTATCATCGGCGATATCCCCAAAGGAGCTGTGGACCAGGTCGCTGCAGATGCAACTAAGATGAAGTTGACCGGGAAGCCTGTTCGCGGGGCATTTAAGGGCAGCAAGATGCTGCGTGCGCTCAAAGGACGCGCTACCGGTCGCGGGCTCGGCGGTCTCATCGGCGGCACTGCAACTTTCCCTGTTTTCGCAAGTGGCATGGCGGATATCAAGTCGGGTGAGAAAAAGCGGACAAAGAAGGGCATCGCAAAGGTTATCGGCTCGGGAGCCATTTACGGCTACGGCAAGGGTGGCATTGAGGGTGCCTGGGAAGCTTATGCTAAGAAGAAGCCAAATTGGGGCAAACACTTTGGCCCAAAGGCCCTTGGCCGGGGTGCTACAGCAACCGCTCTTGCATCTGCTTTGGCTCTGGGGCTTGCCCATAAGATGAAGTCCAATACAAAGGGTGCTAAGAAGGGGAAGAAACCAAAGAGCATCCTTCCTGTAGCTGCTGCTCTTGGTGGGCTGACCGGTGCCGGGAAGGGGCTCTCGGAAACAGTCATTGCTGATGTCTCCAAGCAGAAAAAGCTGTTCTCCCCGAAAGCCTACGGAAAAGCATTCAAGCAGCCAGTAAAGTGGTTGCCCAAGACTGTTGGTCGTGGGGCAGCCGGGGCATTCGGTACGATGGTACTTGGCGGGGTTCTCCAGAAAGTCCTCGCAGCTAATAAGAAAGGTAAGGTAAAGAAAGCATCTAAGGAGGATATTATGGAAGAACTTATTATGGGAGCTTTTACAGATGAGCTGGAGAAGGCTGCTGGCTTGAAGCAGGTGGTGCGGCGGACGCTGGCTTTAGCCAAGAATCCCCACAAGAAGGGGCTTCTTGAGGCCACTACCCGTTCTGTAGGGAAAGTGGGTGATAGCTGGAAACGGCGGGGGCTTTCCCCTTCTGAGGTAACAACGAAGTTTAGGGAAATGGGCGGTGCGCCGTTCGTAAGGAAAATGGTTACTGCCATAAAGAAAACTCCTTCGGGGGGCGGAGATAAAGCTTTCTTTAAGTCTCTCCCTGATACTCCTGCTCGTGCGAGATTGATTGCTGCTATTAAGCGGGTAGAGGCGAGGTAAATGGACAAGCTTGCACAATTCCTTGGGCAAACTAAGGTAGCCGGGGTAAAGGAAGGGTTCAAGCCCTACCCGCATCAGCAGGCGGCTGTCAATAAGTTCTTCAACCAGGGGCAAGTGATTCTTGCGCATGCCACTGGTACTGGGAAGACGGCTACTGCAATCTTTGCTTTTGAAAAAGCTAAGGCTGCCGGACGTGCGAACAAAGCCCTTGTAGTTGTGCCGGCTGGTTTGAAGACCAACTTCGTGAAGGAAGGTATCCAGAAGTTTACGCAGTCTTCCCACCAGGTTGTTGGGTCAAAGGCTGCGGCCAACAAGGACCCCAACGACAACATCCATTATATCGATGAGATAACTCCGGCAGCAGATTACACGGTCATCTCTTACGATATGTTCCGTCGGGACCCCATTGGCCTCATCCGCCGGAGTGGCGCTGATACCCTGGTTTTCGATGAGTTCCATAAGCTGCGCTCTGAGCGATCACGTACCCATAAGGCAGCACTTCAGGCCCGGCAGTACAGTAAGAACTTCATTGGGCTAACTGCGAGTCCGGTGAATAACAGTCCTGCGGAGATTGCTACTCTGGTCAACATTGCGACCGGGGGGCAATTTATGTCCAAGTCTCTCTTCAAACAAAGGTACATGCGTACTATTGGAAAGGAGAAGGGTTTTTGGGGTGGTAAGAAAGATATCAAAGCTCTCGTGAATCCGGGCGAGATTGCACATTATGTCACGCCCGTCGTTGACGTACGAACAAGTAAAGATGTCGGAAAGAGCATGCCTGCAAAGCAGGTGGAAACTGTTCGGGTTCCAATGTCAAAGGAGCAAAAGCTCTACTACGACTACGTCATGGATAAGCTGGGCCCAATCAAGAAGATGATTGCTAAGGGAGAGACTAACCTCTCTCCACAGCAGCTTGCTCATGTGTTTGGGAAGATCATCCACGCCCGCCGGGCATTGAACGATATCTCCTCTGCCAACCCGGAGTACACAAAGGCACAGTCTGCTGAGTTGACCCCTAAGACAAAAAAACTGCTGGATGACCTCCAAAACCATCTGAAGGAGACGCCGGATGGGAAGGCTGTTGTCTACAGTAATCTCATCAAGGGAGGGTTGGACGTTGCCGCGGCTGGTCTGCAACAGCGGGGAGTTCCTTTTGGGGTATTTGCTGGTACTGGTAGAACTATCGGGGGTAAGAAGGTGACTCGCGATAGTAGGGATGTAGACATTGCAGACTTCAAGGCCGGCAAGAAGAAGGTTGTCCTTATCTCTGGTGCAGGGGCAGAAGGCCTCGACCTGAAGAATGCTACCGCGTTCTTCTCAATGGATGGGCATTGGAACCCGGAACGTGTGCACCAGGCCGAGGCCCGCGTACGTCGATTGGGTGGCCAATCCCATCGGCCTCCTGAGAAGCGAAAGGTGCTTATCAAACGGTATACAACGGCGTATCCCAAGGGTTTCATCTTCAACCGTAAACCCGGGGCTACAGTTGACCAGTGGGTGTACAACGTTGCCCGGAAGAAGCACCAGTTGAATGAGAGCATGCGGAACGTTTTGAAGGTGAAGCAGCCCAAGGGTATCCGTATGCACAAATACTTGCGGAAGTACCGTAGCCCTAAAACTGGTGAATGGGTCTATATTTACCCACCGACGGGGTAGCTAATGTCGAAGTACAGTATTCCGAAGCCAAAGTATGTCCCCACTGGAGGTGAGATTGGGAAGCCCCATAAGCCCCCCAAGCCCTTCATCACTAAGGACCCGCAGGTAACCCGCGCAAAGCGACCGTACGCCGTCTCGGGTAGAGTCCCTCCCCCACCAAAGTTGAAGCCCCTTCCGTCTAAGCTACGGAAACCCAAAATGTTACCACCCCCGCTTCCTATGAATCAGCTGCAGAAGATTGGGGCGCAGCTTGTCGATTCCCCTAAGATACCCTGGTGGATGCGGTATCCCTACCGTCCTGTGCTCTCTGCTGCAAGTGTTGGGAAGAAAGGTATCGAGGCCGGTATTTCGGGGAAACGACGTGCTCAGCGTAAGATGCAGGAGATCGCCGCTGCTCTGGAGAGGAGAAGATAACCGTGCTCCCCATTGGGCTCCAGTCTAAATCCAGGGAACCGGCAAAGCTCACCCTCTCGAATTTCGTTGAAACATCTTTCCGTCTACCCAAAAGTGGAAAGCTCGAGCCCTTCTCATTTGAGGGCCGTAGGTATTTGCGGCGTGTCTACGACACTCCCTCGAGAAAGACTATCCTCATGTGCGGCCGTCAGGTGGAGAAAAGCACATCCCAGGGCAATAAGATGATTGCGGCCTCCGTGTTACGTCCGTATATCAAGATACTTTACGTTGCTCCCCGTCAGGGACAGGCGCAAACCTTTAGTCGTGATCGCCTGAAGCAACCTCTGCTTTGGTCCGATTTCTTGAGTAATTTCCAGACCAATCGGGGTGCCAAAGACAATGCGATGTACAAGGAGTTTGTTTCTGGGTCTGAGATTCGACTTGGTTATGCATTCCTAACTGCAGATGCCATCCGCGGTATCATGACAGATTTCCTCTTTGTGGATGAGCTCCAGAACATCCTTGCCACCCTCCTCCCGGTTATCGAGGAGTGTACGTTTGCTTCTGAGCACAAGCAATTCCATTACGCCGGAACTCCGCTGACTGAATCGAATACCCTTTCCAGAACATTCAAGAAGTTCTCTACGCAGAATGAGTGGATGATACCTTGCGATGCTTGTGGGGGTGGGGATTACCGGTATTGGAATTTGCCTGGGGAAGAAAATATCGGAAAGGAATATTTATCGTGTGCTCGCTGCGATGCGCAGATACACCCGATGCATTCTTCTGCCCAATGGGTTTCGATGAATCCAGAGCCTGGGGTTGAAGAACCGTTTGAGGGTTTCCGTATTCCGCAGATCATCTCTCCTCGGGTATCCTGGCCGGAACTGCTGGATAAACGGACAAGGTACCCCCGGGCCCAATTCCTCAATGAGGTACTTGGGGTTCCCCATGATGTTGGGGCAACTCCTATTACGGAAGCAGAGTTGAAAGCAGCGTGTGATCCTACCGTTTCGATGTACAGCAGCCAGTACCCACATGGTACTTCCTACTTCAAGGCCGCTGCGCAACCTAAGTGGATGGGTGTTGATTGGGGTTCCGCGGAAAATTCCTATACAGTTTCTTCCATAGGAACATACATTCACGGAAAGTTTACGTTCATCCATTTCCATAAGTACGTGGGAGAGTTGTCGGAACCCAAGAGGCAGATGGCCCATATAAAGCATCTGTATTCTGAGCATCCTGGCATGGACATCATCGGGGTCGATTACGGCGGTGGTTTTGATAGGAACCATGATCTTGTTACAACCTTCGGTCCGCGGAAAGTAGCGCAGTACCAGTACGCCGGTCTTAGCGGGCTCGTCAAATGGCAATCTCAGCTCAATCGATTTATTGCCAACCGAACAGAAGTAATGAGCATGTTTTTCAATGCAATCAAGAAGGGGCACATCCGGTTCCCCCGTTGGGAGGAGTTCAAGCCCTTTGCAGAGGATTTCTTGAACATCTACAGTGAGTATCGTGAGGACAGGCATACAATTGTCTACGACAAACTAATTGACGGTACCGATGATGCATTCCACTCTGCACTTTATTGTTTCCTGGCGAGTATGCTGTCCCACCCTCGACCGGACGTGATGAACGCCGGTGTGGCATACATGGAAGAGCAGAAAGGCCAATAGGAGTAGTATCTTGACACATATACGCTACTCTCTTTACGATATACTCGGCGAATAGGAGGATCGATTCATGGACTCAATCGTGCGGTTTCTTACGTCCTGCGGCCCCTCGCATAAGACAAAGGACTTCCTTGAGGATTTAGGCAAAACCGCTGCTCGTAAGATGGTTGGGTCTGAAGAGGATATGAACTCGACTATTGCGGGTTTTGTGAAGGATAATGCACTCAATCGAGAGCAGACACGGCGGGTAGTTGAGGCGGCGAATAACGAGGCTTTCTCCCTATTGATGAAGAAGGAAGCTGGCTACATTACGTTCGATGTGGCCGATGCTACTAAATGTGGAGGTACTGAGGTGAAGACCAAACTTGCGAAGGCCAATTATATCCCAGGGGAGGATTTCATCTCTACGGAAAAGCTGGCACACGCGTTGTTCGGGGAGGTGGGCGGAGCTGAGGAGCAGACATCCGCGGTAGAGGACCCGATCGCTACCCGGCAGAAGCTGGCGCATATGTTGGATGCAGTAGAGGACCTGAAATCGCGGGCCCTGAGTAAGGTAGCCTCTTTGCAGAATTACGTGGCGGAGGCAGTACAAACTGGCGAGCTCTCTGTAGACGAAGTATCTTCAGCACTTGCAGCTTCTGGCTCCAGCCCGGAGTTCATTAAGATTGCTTGCGCTCGAACAGAAGTTTGCCGCGGTACAGGGAATGACCCAGCCTCTTCTATCCCGAATCCCAAGCACCCGCTGTTGGTTAAGGCCGCGGAGTGTAAAGAAGCAACCCGTCTGTACATGGAATCCAAAGCAGAGACCATGCCTCAGGTGGAGGAGATACTCAATGCGGCGAAATAATTCGGTACAGTTGTCTCGGGAGATGGTAAAACTTGCGGGGCCACTCAACCCAGTACATCTCCTGGGGCGGCTGGCCACAAAGAGTACGGTGAAACCTGTGCTCTCAACTGGTAAGGATATTTTGCTTGGCGCAAAGAAGCTCGTTGGCCCCCTTCGGGGTTCGCGCCTCCGTTGGTCTGTGAGAGACGCAGCGAAACTGAAGGGGTATCGGCAGCTAAGTAATAAAGAGCTCGCGAACTTGCCGGCAAATAAACGCGCCCGGGTCTCCTGGCTTAAGATCAGAGGCAATCGCATCCCAGCTATCCGTAAGACTTCATACGGCGGCGTAGTAGGTGTAGCGCAAAGACATCCTTTCCTTACGGGTGGTGGTTTGTTGCTCGCCAATGAATTGCGGAAGACTCGCAGCAAAGCAGTAGGTCCCGCGGCACCTGCTCAGGAGATGGCAGTACTGCAACAGCAGATGCAACCTTATTACCAACCACTTCCGACTTCTGGAGGTTCGTTCTAATGGAAAATATCGAATTTGCTCGTACAAAGGCAGTGATTGAGAGCCTCGCAGGTAAGACCAAAGAAGCAATTAATTGGCGTGCTGCGTTGAAACTTGGCTTGCTTGGCGCGGGCATGGCAACCACTGGGGCGCTTGCCGCAGAAGGGATTGAGGCAGTAGGTACTAAGGTCAAAGCAAAGCGGTATTTCAATAAGATGCTTTCGTCCAACCCGGACCTCAAGCGGAAAAAGCAGTCTATAAAACCATACTTTCGGTCACTGATGCATTTTGCCCCGGAAGTTGCAGGAGACCCCCTTGCCGCCGGATCCTTTATCCGTCGGGCACATGAATTCAAGGATGTTGGGTTTCCCCTGCAGGACGTCGAGGCCCTTAGCCGCGTCCACTCAGCACAGCGTAGGAATTCTTTCGCCGATACTCTTCGTGGCCCCCTTTCGGGGTTCGCTGGGGCAAAGGGAAAGAAATAGTATTATCATATTGAAATAATTTGGAGGAATCCGATGGACTCAGTTGAACTGTTTGAGCAATTCTACAATGAGAACCTGGAAAAACTTGCCGAAGGTAAGCCGCTGACGGAGTATACCTACGGCCCCAGTGAAGCTATGACGATCACGCCCGGTGGTGGTGCTGCGGGCAAGGCTGTTAAGAAGCAGACAGACTGGATGAAGAGTTTGAAGCCCAAATCTCCGCCAGCTGCTAAAGCGAAGAAAGACCCGTACGCGGTCCCGGGGGTATAGCCATGGAACACATTATTTGGGAAGCATTCGAAGATGAATTGGAGAAGATGGCGGGGCAAACGGCAGCCACCTTTGGCGGCGCTGTTCCTGGGATCTTTGCTGCCGGTGCACCGCTGGGTGCTTCCGATGGCAAGCGGTTGCGCACTTGGGGCGGCGCTCTTACAGGCCAGATTCTCGGCGGTATAGTCGGTAGCATGCTCACCGGTAGCCGTATGGGTGGGATATTGCCCGGGGTAATGGCTGGGGGAGCCCTTGGTGCTAACCTTGCGCATGGCCCTAATAAGCGGAAGCGCGTCCGTCGGCGGAAACGGCGCTAACCTGTAACTCGTAGGCGGACTCATGCTCGAGAAACGTTTAGACTTTCCAGGTATTGACCCGGACACAGGGCAGATCTTTACGGAGGTCTACGATCCGAACGCCTCAGGCTTTGAGAAGACTGCTCGGACAAAGAAAGAGTACGACCCGGAGATTGGCAAATATCTCAATGGGATAAAAAAGAAGCCGGGGTTCATTTACGTCCTTGTTTCTGCCCTTGGCGCTGGGGAGTACTACGGCTCGAATATCAATAACGATTACTTCGAGGAGAAGGAACTCCTGCATCCCAATGGGCCGGCCTACGGGTTCAAGAGCTTCTACAATGCCGGCGTCTACAGGCATCACGTTAATAAGGATAAGGAAAAGAGTTTCGGGAAAATTGTTCTTGCGGCCTACAACCGGAAGATGCACCGGGTCGAGCTTGTTATCCAGATTGATAAGAAAAAGGGTCGTGACGAGGGTCATGATACTCTGATTTCCCAGCTTGAGGCAGGGGAGCACTGCCCAGTTAGCATGGGCTGCCGCGTGGCCTATGACGTCTGCTCTATTTGCGGGCATCGCTCTCGTACCCGGGCAGACTACTGTACTCACGGTAGAACAGAATTGGGTAAGGTTTATCCTGATGGACGCAAGGTTTTCCTCTACAACCCGAATCCCCGGTTCTTTGACCTGTCCTTTGTTTTGATTGGGGCAGATCGGACAGGCTTTGCTCTGGAAAAGGTAGCCTCTGTAAAGGTGGCTACACAGGATAAGATGTCCTCTATCCTCAAGGACGTCCCAGGGATGGCAGATCAACTCAATCCTCTTTTCAAACGGGAGAAGTCTCTGCCCGAGCCCCTTCTACAGCGCCTATCCGAGCGACCTCTTGGGTCTGCCCTGGGCGCACTATTGGGTAAAGGGGTAATCCTAAAGCCCTCGGAATTCCAGCGCATCATTATTGTTCAGAAGGTGGGGCCGCGGGAGGCTTCGAGATTATTCAGACGGAATATTTCGTTTACCCCCCAATCTCGGGGCCTTGGCACATCTCCTCTGGATGCCGCGTTCATTGGCGCACCTTTGCCCAAGCATGATTTTCCTATATCCGCGGAGAGGTCCATCTTTTGTCCTCATAGTTTCCATCGGCTCGCAAAGTTGGCGGAAGCGCAACCTGCCGACGTAGAGACTCCTTTGGGCGGGGAGCTCGATAGAATGCTTGGGGGTCTCTATAATGACTACCGGCGACAAGCGCTTGAGCATTTGGATGATATTGTCGTAAATGGGGGTTTGGAGAAGTCAGCATCCGTAGTTGGTAGTGCCCTTAAGCGGGTTCCCGCGTGGGCACTCCTACTTCCTTTAGTGTACGCGTATAGCGCACACCTGCGTAAAGAAGAGAAGAAAGGCGTACCCCAAAACATGCTTCAGCGCTTCATAGCGAAGCATCCAGTTTTGTTCTCTTCTGGCCTTGTAGCTGCAGGATTACGGCAAAATGAGATAAAAAGTGTGCTCAATCGCTTGCCTTTTACGTAGAAACCAGTATACACTGTGGTTCGAACGGGCCGGAAAAGCTGGAAAGCAGGCTCACACGGACTTTCCTAAAAGTCCATTACTCTCGCCGATAACTTTTTTTCGATCGTTGTATTTGTATGTCCTTAGGAGGAGAAAACTATGAGTGACATTCTCGAAACCATCTATGGTACAGACGGGCAGGATGCTCTGGAAAAGGCAGCGCAGGCTAAGTTCATTGAGAAGCTTGCTGCCGAGTACGAAGTAGATCTTAGCGATCTGACCCCCGAACAACTGGATGAACTGGAAACCGCCGTTGTGCAGGACCTGGAAGAGCAGGGTCACCTGCAGAAAGAAGCTGGAGAGCAGGAAGGCATGGGCGACGGAGAGCTGCAGAAGGTTGCCGCTGCTTATGACGCCTATGGCCGCGTGATGGCTCACGGGCTCATGGATGAGTTGACCAAAATTGCTTCTGAGCAGGAAGAGACCGAATCCATCTATGTCGATGAAGACGGAAACGAGTACACCGAATCAGAGCTCACTGAGATGGAAAAGGAAGCGGTTCCCGCATGGCTGGAGAAGCTTCTGCGTGGAGTAAAGGGCGCGTACACCGCCAAAAATCTGCGTGCCGGGCATGCTCTTCGCGGCGAAAGCAAGAAGCTGAAGTATTTGGGCGAACGTGCCAAGCACATGGGCCAGAAGGGCACCATGAGCAGCAAGGGCAAAAAGCGGGCCGGCGAAATCGCTGCTAAGCGTTTTGGCCTGGGAGCCAAGAAGGGCAAAGCAGGCCGCAACAAGATGCTGCTTGGTGGCCTCCAGACTGGTACCGCTTATGGTATCCCCACTGCTGCTCTCGCAGGTGGTAGTTATTCTTTGGGTAAGAGGAAGACTGGCTCTGCACTTGACGCTCTTGCTGATGAGCGGGCCAATGAAATTCTTGGCATGTTTGAGCTTGGCCAGGAAAAAGTCGCTGCAGACGAAGATTTGGATGAAGCAGTAACCATCCACGCTTTCGAGAAGCTCGCCGAAGCCGGTTACCCGGTCGACGAGATGATCGCAGCTCTGCAGGAAACCGAATAAGGAGGAGCGGATATGTCGTCACTTCAAGACCTACTGGTGAATGACCTGGAAGCGCGCAACATCGATTCTGGGAATCAGTCCACTCAGGAGGTCGTTCCGTTGGACCTTGGGTTCGTGGAGAAGGTGGCACAGTCCGTGGAGGGTATCATCGAGGCCCTGGCTGCTGAGAAGCAGGTAGAGTCTGATGGGGATCAGCTTGATCTCGGAGAATATCTCAAGCAGAAAGTTGCTTCCGTCAAGCAGGCGGAGGCAGCTCCTGCTGGGGATACCGCAGAAATTCGAGAGCATGTCCTCCAGAAACTGGCCCACCTCACTCCCGAGGCCGAGGTACAGAGCGATACCTCCGATTCAACAGACGACGCTAATGAGCAGATCAAGGGGACCCTCGAAGGGTGGGTTAGCAAGATCAAGGAGGCTTCGGCCCCCGTAGCTCCCAAGTCGTCGCCGGCTTCAGTGAAGACGGTACTCGACCTTGTAGGAGGTGGTACCGATGAGTAATGAAATGGAAAAAATTGCTGAAGTTCTTCAGCAGATACCGACAATGCTCCGTGCTCTTGCTGAGGAGGTTTCCGCGGCAAGAGAGAAGACTGCTGACCTGGAAAAGCAGGCTAAAGCTGAAGCTCTGGTAGCTGAGATGGAAGAGAGAGGACTTGTAGACCCCGATGCTCCGCGTCAGGAGAAGGTCGCCGCTCTTCTTGACTCTGGCCAAGATCTGGAAGTTCTGGCGCAGGCCGTGCAGATGCAGGTGGGTGACCTTTCTCCCGCACAGGTAGATGACTCTGCCGACGCCGGGAATTCGGATGCACTTGAAACTTTTTTGACTAGCTAAGGAGGAGAGCTATGGCCCTTATCAATGGAGTATACAAAGACAAAGGCCGCTCCATGACGCTCCGGACCTCCATTGTGAAGGATATCCGCGTGCGGGACTATGCTGTAGCAAGCACTGACCGTATTTCGTATAACCCGAACAATGCAGCGTACTGCGACGTCGGGGAGTGGGTCCAGATGACCGCATCTGACGGCATCGACCGGCCTTCCCAGGATCCAAGCGCAAATGATATTGACGCTACCCATAGTACCATTAGTGGGACCGTCAATTGTGTGACCCGCCCGGCCCTGGTGTGGTACGAGCGTGGCGGCACTGATGTGCAGGCCGTCCAGAAGGTTCCCATCATCGTTCAGGGAACCATCGAAATCGACACTTACATGTGGGCAGCCGAGACTGGTATCGCCGCGGGTGAGGAGCTCTGTGTTGTATACGCCGATGGCGACAATGCGAAGTTCGTGACCTCGATGGGCTTTACTGGCATCAAGGGCATTCTTACAACCCCGACCACGGTAGCGACTACTGGTAACATCCATACAATCGCTGGTATAGGCCAGAATATTTGGATTGTTGGTGTAGCGATGGAAGCAGCCGTTGCGGGTGCACCGTTGCTGGCGCAGATTTATAGCATGCCGTTCCAGCAGCAGCTCACCGTGGCTTAATAGGAGGAGAACAATGGAAAATATGCCTGCAAGCGTACTCAATGAATTGTTCATCTCCAAGGCTGATGACATGAGCGGTGAGAAAGAGAAGCTGGCTGCCGCCGGCTCCGCCTATGTTCGTGATAAGCTGCGTGAGATGTCCTTTTGCCGGAAGATTCTTCCGCCCAAACCCGTGACTGTTGCTGAATGCCAGCGGTCCCTTTACCACGACACTGTCTACAAGATCGTCGACGTGGAGCCCGGCTCCCGTGCAATGTCGATCTCGTTCAGAGGTGAGCCGGACCCCCGCCTCATCAAGGGACGCCGGATGGCTGTCGCGTTCTTCACTGTTAGCTCCCTGAAGTGGGAAGGTTACACCGAAGAACTCCGGACCTATACCTACCCGATTTCCGATGTTATCAAGAACAACATTGTGAAGGATATCCAGGAAATTGAGGACAGGTACTTCCTGGTCCATATCATGTCGTGCATCGAAGCCCGCGAAGCTCTCGCGAATGGTGGAGATCCCAACGACAACACCACTTGGGTTACCAACGCTACCGTAGCCGGTGCTGGTAATGTCCGTGACGCCACCGTCAAGGGTGAGCTTGCTGCCGTCGCAGTTGCTGATAACGCAACTGTGAACCCGATCCAGAAAGTGGACATTGCCTACTTGGCAAAGCTGTTCACTCTGTCGGGCCGCGCATTGCGGATGTCCAAGGTTCTGATGACTGAGTATACCTTCGCAGACTTCGGACAGCTGACTGCTGCCGACCTCGGTCACGTTCTGACCAAGGACGTCATGGTGAAGGGTTACAAGTACAACACCGTACTTGGCTACCAGATCCTCACCACCCTGAAGGGTAACCTGCTTCACGACGGATTTGTCTATGGTTTCACGGATCCGGCTTTCTTCGGAAAGTCCTACATCCTGGACAACGTCAAGTTCTATGTGAAGAAGGAAGCTCGCAGCATCTCTTTCTGGGCATGGGAAAACATCGGCATGGGCCTCGCCAATATTGCCGCTGTCAACCGCCTGGAGCTGATGTCTGGTAATACCATCGCACCGGGTGTGGCAAACATTCGTGCGACGGTTGCCCCGGCTGCTGAGACCGCGCTTGGCGCAGTCAACAACCAGGTTGCCGACGGTTACACCTACCCGGGTCTGTGGACGTACTAAGCCTGGGTGCCTTGCCTTTTGGTGAATGGGCCCCCGGCTCCTTTCGGAACGGGGGCTCACCAGTATTTGTGGTTCATTTTGATAACCGACGTTAGGAGTTAATCATGGCAACCCAATATACCATCCGCGCGCCACGCACCTTGGCAAAGGCCTGGGCCATGGCAAAAGCGAAGCACCCGGAACTCCGGAAGCTGTTTGAGTCTGGGATTATCAAGTTTGGTCCTTACCGCCTTGCTCCTGGAGGGCAGGTGACTATTACCGGCGATATCTTTGTCCGGTACGCCGCGCTTCTTGATAAGGCCATTGACGCCGGCCTCTTTGAGTTGGTAATGGCAGAGGATATGGACGGTCCCGAGGTTGTTGGGCAGCCCGAACCTACTCCTGAGCCTGAACCAGAGCCTACTCCCGAACCAGAGCCTATTCCCGAGCCGGAACCCGAGCCGGAACCCGAGCCGGAACCGGAACCAGAACCGGAGAAGGAAGCACCGAAGCCCAAGAAGAAGGCTACTAAGAAGAAGAGTTCTAAGGGGAAGAAGTAAATGCTACGCGTATGGAATACATCGAACTTTGATGTTGTCGTCCCGCAGGTAGGGAAGGTTCGGGCAGGAAGCTTTGCGGATATCCCGCACATGTCTTCGCAGCTAAAGCATCTTCTCGACGTGGGCTTTCTGTCAGCTACACCTCCTCCTGAACCGGAGAAAAAGATCGAAGTAGACGTTGGGATTGTCAGCGTTGAAATTTCTCCTGGGCCTGATGGAGAACTCGGAACACCCGACGATGTAGTAGAGATCAAGCCGAAGAAACGGAAGAAGCGGAAGTCGACTAAGAAAAAGAAGGAAGACTAAATGGCGTCACGTCTGGAACAGCTTGTTGAGGTAGTTCGTGCGTACTTGCGGGACTTCCCCGAACTCAACCGTCTTATTAAAGATGAGGAGTCGAGCAAGCGTTCCATCGCTATGGCGATTCTTGATGCCATTGAGGACTTTAATTTGGATTCCCCTTTGGGGGCGTTTACTCCTGATACCTTCCCCGCGATTTCTCTATTGAAGATTGGTGCCGCGAAATACTTGCTCGAATCGGTCACGTTTTTGCAGGCCCGAAACCATCTTACGTACTCCGATGGGCAGGGTGTGCAGGTCAATGAATCGGACAAGGCACCAATTTATCTCAATTTGATAAATCGGTTGACCGCGGAGTGGGAGCGTAGAAAGATGAAGCTGATTGCTCGCCTTAATGTCCGGCAGGCCATGGGTGGGGGAGTTACCAGCGACTTCTACGAGCCTAACTTCGACCGTAGCGAGGAGCTCAACTAATGGTATCTACCACCGCAACATGCCGGCGCAACATATCGCTTACGTTGACGAAGAATACCACGGACACTTATGACATTCCGTACTCCGAGAATTTCTCGGCAGCGGTTGTCCAAGTATTGTCCGGTAATGCCGGGGATACTTACGATCTCCTGGCATCATTTACCCCCGCAGTAGCCGGTACACTCTTCCGTGTTGGGGAGAACATCGCGGGCACTGTCCCTGCCCACTGGCAGCTAACAGGGCAAGGAGTCCTGTTCTATACCAAGGGCCTGGCAATACCGTTGGTTCTCTCGTATGCCATTGGGGCTGTTTCCGATGCTGTGTTGCAGATCCGCCTGTATAATGATGTATACCAGGGCACTAAGACGAGGTCGTTGTAATGGCGTCTATAACCGCAGCTCCCCAGCGGGTAATCCGCTTGACCCTTGCAGCGGGCGCTTCGGGGACATACACCATTCCTTACGCGGACCTCTTTTCTCAGGCTATTGTACAAGTAGTCTCCGGGAACGTTGGTCTTGATGTTATTGACCTGGATGCATCCCTGACTCCTGCCGATGCCACCACCCACTTCCTGGTCGGAGAGGATATAGCTGGGGCAGTTGGGGGTTCCCCTCAGCTTACAGGACCCGGACAACTCTTTTATACAAAAGGTATTCCGCTCCCGCTTGTGCTGACGTATTCCATCAATGCCGCGGGTCCCGCAGGAATAATCATTCGCCTGTATGACGATGTCTATCAGGGTACGCAGACGAGGTCACTCTAATGGAACGTTATCTCAGAGAAGCCTTTCTACGCGAAGAGGAGCTGACAGAAAAGCTTTCAGCCCCCTTCGATTTTGTACATTTGAAGAAAGAAGCCCAACAAGTTGCCGCTGTCCCCTCTGCCCCGCAGCCCGCAGGTGGAGCAATGCCGGCCGCGCCACCCACTGGCCAAGGTCACGCAGGTGCTGCACAGCCGGATAAGGAACAGATGCTGCGGAAGGTGCTGGAGAACATGCAGAAGTCTCCAGTTATCTCTCTGTTCTCCAAAAACCCGGCTCCGGAAGAAGCTTCAGAGCAGCAGGGAGTGGATCCGACGCAGGGGCAGCCGCAGCAGGGTATGCCTAAGATGGCGTCCGCCGGGACTTTTGCTCGCGCCTATAAACTTCTGCGAAAAGCCCAGAAGGCTCAAAAGGCAGGTAAGTTTTTGCAGCGCTCGAAAATGCCTAAGGTAGTACCCAAGCCTACTTTGTCGAAGGCTCCGCCCGGGAAATTCCGGTCTGCACGGCAGCTGGTGCAGGGGTACAAGCCCCCAAAGGTACCGAGGCCTAAGCTTCCTTCTGCAGTAAAGCCTATAAAGCAGCCTTCGGTAGTCTCCATGAATAAGAAGGTAGAGGCCCCAAAACCTCTGCTGGATAAGCTGAAGAACCCGCGGAGTGTATAATGGATGCCTTGACCCAATTCCTGGCCGACTGCCAGAAGGACACCGCCGACGATGTGGCCCGGCAAGTGAAGTTGGCCTCCGTAGTCGGTGCGATGACTCGCGAAGAACTCCTTGTTACTGATAGAGCAACTGTTGCTGCTCCCGAGGAAGGGGGGGACGAGGCTCTCCTGGCCAAGCTCGCTTTTGTGGCGAGTATTGGCGCTAACGCTCGGATCACCCCCGAGATGGTCAAGGAAGCTGGCATTTGGGATAAGGCTCTCAAGCCGTACCTTTCTCGTGGGTTTCGTGCGCTGAAAAGCTTGGCTACTGGTACTGTTGGAAAGCAGGGTAAGAAGGTTGACCGATTGACGCAGCTTGGTCAGCAGGGCCGGAAGATTCGGAAAGCGTATCGCCGGGGTGCTGCAAAAGAGTCCAACAAGTGGCTCAAGCCGCTGGATGGGATAGTCAATGTGTACAAGAAGAGTCCTGCGCTTGGGGTTACTACTGGGGGCTTGGTTCTCACTGGTGGTGCTGCAGCTGCTCTTAAACCGAAACGGGAAATCAATGTCTATAATTCGTAATGGAGAAGGAACGTAATCCATATGTTGGAGGTCAAAAATTTTCGGGTACGTAGCTTTGATCTGGATTACCTGGATCTATACTGGGAAATTGCGCCTACAACCGAGGATCTTTTCGACTACGACTTCTATATTGAGCGCAGCGACCATGAACACAGCGGGTACGTTACCCTCGTAGGGCCCTTTTCCGATACTTTCCGTTTCCGGGATACAACCCTCCGCGGGCAAAAATCTCAGTACCGCCAATGGTTTTATCGCATTAGGATAATTGATAAGCGACGGGCGGGAAACCCATCTGCGTACTACCCTCCCCAGGGGGGAGTAACTCTTCGGGCAGAGTTGGATTTGTACGCTATGGAGATGGCCCGGAACGCCCAAATTCGGTTGGAAGAGTATACAGGCCGTACAGTGTGGGTATTCCCCATTAGGACCTTCGGCCAAATCTGCACCTGTGTTGATCCGGTTACGATGCGGAAAAGCACATCCATGTGCCTCGCCTGCTATGATACTCGATGGGTGGGGGGCTTCCATCGTCCCATGGAACTCAACATGCAGATAATCATGCCCCCGGAAGCTACTACGACTGCTGACCTCGGAGAAATCCAGAACATCAACGCCACAGGTCGTTTGTCAAATTATCCGGAAATTCACCCGCGATGGATTGTTATAGACTCGGAAAATCGTAGGTGGCGGATAGGAGAAGGAATTCGTCGTGTTGAGAAGGGAAGGGCTCTTGTCCGCCAAGACTTCCCTCTTCATGCGATCCCCCGGGGAGATATAGAGTACAAGCTCCCCTTGAATATGACGGATGCGGAGAAGATTGCGATGTTCCCCGCTCCGCAGCGGCTATTTACAAACCCCCAGGATGTCGGTCACGATAAGGACCCAGAGTATGATGCTCTGCGAGGAGTGTACAGACTATGAGTTGGACGCCCGAACATACCTTTGAGGAAACGTTGGTAAAGCTGAGCTCCCGTCGTTTCCAGGGTGGGTCTGAGGGTTCTGGTACTCCGGAATCCAGAGTAGCCATTGGTTCCCCCGAGAAGCAAACGCAGAACCCAATGCAGCCTGCGGGGGTTGGTGCCGGCACAGACCTGTCTGTACCACAAGCGGACAACAAGTACTTGGCGAGGAGTCTCGGTTCCTATAACCGAGTCCAGAGGCGCGCTCCAGCGCCAGCCCCGACGGGCAAATTGGTGTATGCTTCGGTTCGTGGAAGAAGGAAGAAGTACAGTAAAAAGCAGATAGCGATGGCCGCTACCTTTGGGGGTACTGCGGGCACACTTTCTGCTCGAGCACTCCTTCCCCTGGTTTCACGTAAGATCCGACGTATGCCACGTTCCCGTAGGCTTCTCGCGACGTTGGGGCTTGGTGTAGGAGGCGCTGGACTCGGGGCCCTTGGGGCTTACCTGGTAAAGAAATACCAGCCTAAACAGGAGAAGAAGAGTGAGTAGTACGGTTACCGCATACCATCCTTTCAAGGATCCCATCCCGGATGTTCTCCAGGAAGGGGTGCGGGCCTGGGTCTCCTGGTTGAAGGCGATTTTTAGCTCCCGGCCCCCCGGGGACTACCGTTGGGTAGGCAACCAAACTGAAACTGACCTTATCATTGTTGATCAGGGTCCGGTGCAGATGGAATCTTCGTCCTCCCGACCCGCAATAGTTACCCAGCTCGGAGCAAGTACATGGACCGGGCAGGGGATGTCTCAGATGTTGTCGATGGATAGCTTTATCAACGACAATTCCACGTACTACCAGGGACTCATCAACGCTGCCTTCACCATCAATTGTATTGCGCGTGAGGGGGCGGAGGCGAGAAAATTGGCATATTACGTATTTAGGTTGGTGCCGGTTTTTGAAAAGGTCCTGCAGAAAATGGGTATTCACGGGGTTGTCAACAATCTCGTAGTTGGGCAGGAAACCTCGGCTGGAGCTCTCGTGCAGGGATCTTCAATGCCGGAATGGAAGCTCGTCGCTGTACAGGCTCCTTTCCTCATAAAAGATCGGTTGCATTTGGATGCAACGGGTGACGAGGCTTTCCAACCTATGATTCAGTATATTACAATGCGCATGGAAACTTTGTTGAATGGAGGGAACTAGACCATGGCTTCTATTCCTCAGCCCGGATTGACGATTCAGCAGGTACTGCAGACTGTCACCCCGACTATCTACAGTCCTACCTTCCCGGCATGTATTGTCGGGCCTTGTTACCAGATCATCGAAATGCAGAGTTCTGACGGCTCGGTGAACAGCAGTGCGCTGCTGTCGCTCCCGCCCATCATCTCTGGTGGTGGTACCGCGACTTACGCGATCAGCGCTTCGGCAAAAAGCATTTATGTCGAGGTTGACGGGACGAACCGTGAGTATACCTTCACTACGGTGGGTACTCTTCCGATTGCTACGGTCTGTTCTAAGCTCAATGAGGCCTTTTCTGGGTATCTCTATTGGGACTACTTTGGAACCACCATCCGTGTACGGACCGTCTCTACTGGAGACAGCTCGAGCTTGATGTTCCGCTCGGGTGGGGCAACCTCTGCGCATACCATTCTCGGGTTTAACGGCTTTGAGGATATTCGGTACTACGGAAGTGGTGACTACGAGAATAACCCGATGGTTTTCCCGTACAAGTCTCTTCCCGATTCTCGGGGGATTATCGACTACCTCACCTTCGACGAGACCAATATCAATGTCGCGCGGATCTGGGGTGGATCGATTGTTACCTTGAGTGATGAAAGTGCCATCAACCGTAACCGATATAACCGTGTCGGCGTTACATATGATAACGGTGCGGGTGCCGGCACTTACGCAGCAAACCAGGAATCCATCAACTACCAGGGTGGTAAACGGTTCTTTGGTCGCGAAGGACATGTGCAGCCCATTGGCGGTGGTACCGCTGTTCCCGGCGGAAAAGAGCTTTGGCTTGATACTCAATTGACAGGTAACGAGTGGGATTTGGATGCACTCCCAAACAACCAATTGTTGTGGCCAGTTGGGACAGGTTCTACCTCAAGTCGTCTCCTGCAAACAGGCCGGCACGCGTACACAGACATTCAATTGTCGGCGGATGGTGTAACTACTACTGCTGCGTACCATTTTGAGGCCCATGGATTCCAAAAGTTCATCACTGACCAGAGTGTAACTCCCGGTGTTGGTGTAGGAGCTTTCGGTAATCAAATTGCGGTCAAATTTACTGAAACTGATGTTGATGGGGCAGGCCACGGAATTTTGGCCGACGGCAATGTAACAGCGCCTGACCAGTTCACCAGTGTTCTTGGCGTTGCAGCCGGTACGGTTGCTACCGGTGCATACGTGTACCTCGAAGCTGGGTCGGGCCCGGGCGAAGCCTATAATGGTTGGTATATCCTTACAGGCGCTGGTCCCGTCTTTACTCTGACTACCCTTACCGGTGGGGCCGTTACGATTATCTCGAGCGTCGCGGCTGACGTAGGATTTACGGTATCGCCCGGGTCTTATATTCTCCCGAATGTAAAGAATCCCGTAGCTGGGGCGGCCTTCCCGGTAGAAATTGAAATTGAATACTGCCCAGCGGTTTGCGGGGCAGGTGGCGCGGCTTGGACAGTAGCTGTTCCCGACATCTGCAAGGCGGCCGCCCTTGATACTGCCATGAAGGCGAATGCGACCATTGAGCCGTTTCTTGGACCTAACACGACTGTCGGGAGCACTAACATTAGCTACTTGGACGGTTCTACATCTGCTTTACTTTCTGATGACTTGAGCGGCAAGATCTACGGCCTAAACTTTGGGGCGGATCCATATAACTACGCCGCGACAAGCGCAACTCAAACCTACCCCACGGTACTTGGGGAATGCCCGCTCACCGCGGCGTCATTCTACGGCGCGTCCTCACCCCTGATCAATAAGACAATTACTGTTAGGGTGAATGGGGGACCGGTTACGTCGGATACGCTTGATGCGGCTGACATGACGAATGAGGCGGGATTGCTTGCAGCCCTTAATGCGTTGGTGACCGGCGGTTCCCCGTTCACAGCCGAAGCTGCTGCCGATATTCCATATGCTACAGAGATGTATGGCAGTACATCAGCTACGCTAACTACAACTTCCCTCGTAGACGCTTCGGCCGATGTCGCGGCTCTAACGTATGTTGAGGCTGCTCGGGTTGGTGGGGCGACTATTCTTGCGCAGATTACCGGGGACACAGTTCCCCGAGGATCCGGTACGTTGGGGGGAACTATCTCAACGGTATCTGGGATCAACCCAGCGACTGGGACGATTACCTTGGCTGCTTCTCTTGGTGCTGGGCCCTATACGGTAGACTACCGTTTGCTCACTACGGGCCAAAAAGTTTTGAAGTGTACCTTGGACGCAACCATGTGCGGTAACTACGCCGGTTACGATGCGGGAATTGAGTTCGGTGGAGATGCCGCGAACATGCTGTTCCGTGGGCCGTACACCACGTCTACAACAGACTTCACCGGTAAGATCTTCCGCGGGGACCCCCTGCGCGTGCAGGTCGGTGATAAGTTGTATAACGCCGGAAGTTACGTTGGAACAATCTCTGCCTTCGCTAACTATACCTGGAACGACGGCATAGTTGGCGCTCAGACACTGACCAACGCATACCTCGACCTGACAGAGCAAAACGCCACAGTAGGTACTGCTCTTGGCACCTGGTACATCTCCTCTCAAGGTATTACTGGTGCGGCTACCGATGGGCAGTACCAGGGTAACACTACTTCTGATAAGCCGCGGTCTGAGGTCTGGTTTGATACTACCAACCAACTGATCTACCTGAAGGGCGGGCTTAACCGAGATGGTGGTGGTGTTGAGTACCAGAGCAGCACTGCGCAGCTGGCTGCTGGATACACTGCCCTGCGTACCGACATAACTGCCGCGGGTGCAAGCCCGGCTGTGCAGATTTACTCGACCTACGCTGAGATGGAGACTGCAATTGGTCCCGTCAATTCTTCGAACCCGCTGGCCCTCGGTGTGTACCTTGCGATGCTGAACGCACCGAATATCCAGGTGAAGGCATTTGGTGTCGAAGAAACCTCGACTTTGATGGCTTATGGAACCACGAGCGCCTACGCCAAGGCCTTCGACTTCCTGCAGTCTGCCGATGTTTACGCCATTGCTCCGATGTCGGATAGCCCTGCAGTCCATGAGCTGCTTGATGCCCACGTAACTGCGATGGCAGACCCGACTACCGGAAAGAGCGAGCGTGTGTGCTTCGTTTGTGAAGATTCACCTACAGAGCGCACCCCGACTACTTGTGGCTCGGCACCGAATACCACGGCTCCGTTCAACAAGATTGCTGGTACCTCTTTTGAGGTCACAATCGATGCGGCCACCGGTTTCAATATTGCTGCTGTGCTGGCTGGCAAGACCGACGCAAATGGTGCGACTGTCCCTATTTCGGGAGCAGTTACCATTGAAAACGGCCTTTACATCACTCGTACGGACGATCCGTTCAAGTACTCCGTGTCTGAGATTAAGGCCGGCAACGTGTTGAAGTGCCGCATCACCGGTTTCTCCGCAGGCTCCGGCCCGGGGACCACCGGTAACGATGATAACTTCTACGCAACTACTATGGTTGAGGCCGGTGGAGACAGCCCGGCTTGGGATGCTGATGGCGAGACAGTTACTCTCTATGTCAGGCAGGCCTCCATCGATACCACAACCTCGACGGGGCGTGCGCAGCTCGCAGCTGCTCTTGCTTCAAAGGCGACGGCGTACGGATACCGCCGTGTTCGGTACGTGCAGCCCTCGTCTGCTACCTACCTGGAAAGTGGGTCCTCGACCTCTATCCATGGGATGTACACTTGTGCAGCCCTTGCTGGGTTGTGCGCTTCGACTGCCCCGCAGCAGTCCTTTACCGGACTTACTCTTGCGGGTATTGAGAGTGTCTCTGGCTCCTGGGATCTCCTGTCAGCTTCCGACATGGATACCGCGGCCGGCGGCGGTGTTTGGTGGTTGATCCAGCAGGACAGCTACTCCGCAGTTGAAACTCGGCATCAGCTGACTACCGATGTCACCTCCCTGCAAACCAGGGAAGCGTCCATCACCCATGTGCTGGACTACATCACGAAGCGGCTCCGGGTCTCTATGCAGGGGTTGGCTGGGAAGTTCAATCTGACAAGGAATTTCCTTGACTACGTGAGCATTTTGGTTAGCTCTGTAATCGGTGGGATGACTGGGACAATCGTATCGAAGATCACGATCACCAACATCTACATCGACTCACAGCAGCCGGATACGCTGTATGTGGATATCTCGGTGACGCCGTACTACCCGGCCAACCAGATCAACGTGACGCTGGTAGTGTAGGAGAATTATCTCGTTGAGATAAAATGAATTCGTTTGAAAGACGGACCTTATAGGGAGGAATGAACCATGGGATCTAGTACTTATTTCGGAAGCCAGGTCGCTTCGATCCCCCACTTGGAAAGAGGGGATGAGGTCGCGCGCGACCTACGTGGCGATGTCGATGCAGCGTTTGTACTGCTGGAAACTGCACTGGGCGGAATTGTTGGTGGTCTGACCGAAGGAAACATGCTTATCGGTAATGCTACCAATATCCCCACTGCGTTGGACATCAGTGGAAATGCACAGATCGTGGTCGGTAACGGTACCACCGCAACTTCTGTCGCAGTGACTGGCCCGCTGGCCATCACCAACGCCGGTGTTACCAGTTTCGCGCAGGGAGCTACCTACGGAGCAACGCAGGCTTGCTACACTGCGCATGCCTACATTGATGCTACCGAGGATACGCTCGATATTGCCGGTAGCCCTCACCCCTTCAGAACTGCGGCTGGTGTGAGCCTCACTATCCCAGACAACGCCATTATCACTAACGTGCGTCTGGATGTGGTAACTGTGCTGGCGTCTGCTACTAACGCGGCTACAGTTTCTCTGGGTGTTGAGACTACTACTGACGTCAAGGGCGTTACCATTATTACCGGGGCCCCCTTCAATGCTGGTGGTGCTGTCGGGCAGAGCCTGGAGACTCTTATTGTGAAGACCACTGGTGCTCAGACACTGGACCTTACGGTTGCCGCAGAGGACCTGACCGCGGGTAAGATTGTGGCGCTGGTTGACTACTTTGTAACCGAATAAGCCTGAGTAGGGCGGGAGGAATACCATGAAAGGATTCACTATTGATTCGACGGGGTTGGACCTCACTCAGGGCGACGGTGTTGTGGCCACTGATGGGACCACCTATGGGGATCAGATGACCGGGACCCTCAAGGCATACATCGATGCTTCTGAGGATACGCTGGATATCGCTGGTAGTCCGCATCCCTTTAGGACTGCGGCCGGTACCAGCCTTACCATTCCCGACAACGCGATTGTCACCAATGTTCGTCTTGATGTTACTACGCTGCTGTCCTCAGGTGGTGCTGCTACGGTAGCCCTCGGGATCGAAGCCGCGAATGACGTCAAGCTGGCGACTGCCTTCAATGCGGCTCCCTTCTCGGGCGGCATTAGCTTGGAAGCAGTGATGATTAAAACCACGGCAGCGCAGACCTTGGATCTGACTGTCGCCGCAGCCGATCTGGGAGTTACTGGCCGTATCGTAGCTTTCATCGACTACGTGATTTCTGAATAGCCTCGGAGTAGGCAGGGAGGATTACAATGGTAAAAGCATTTACACTTGATGCCAATACAACTACTCCGCTTGATACACAGCTTGCCGCCGCCGGCACAGCGGAGACTGACGGCGAAATCGCTGTCGATATTTTGATGGGATTCAAGGACGGTGGAGGCTTTACGCCTTCTGTTACGTCCGGCGGTCTTCAGTCCGTTACGCGGGCAGCAGCTGCCAGCGGCGAATCCTGGTGGGTTTCTGTTCCTGTACCCAACAGAACAACTGCTGGAAAGGGGATTATGCCTACAGGTATGACGGTCAACTACACCGTAGGTACTGCGGATGTGGTTGTCGATCTTCGTTGCGAGCTCTGGAAGGTGACCCAGGGTGCTGATGGTGCGGCACGGACAGCAGCAGTTCTCTTTGGGAACGACAATGCTGACTACGATGCAGACCATAACACCCCGGCGAAGCGCGGTGATGACACCGCAGCTCCCGAGCTGCACAAAGCAACACTGGTCGATGCGGGCACCCCGGCATACATGGGTGCGGGCGAAACGCTCCTTTTCCGTTTTTTCGTGGACGACACAGGTGGCGGAACTTCCGCAGTGATTCTCACCTCTGCTGTGGTCCAGTTTACTGAGAACACGGTCGATCTATCGTAAAGGTAGTGACCCTCAACGGAGGTCCAACTAATGACTGAAAAGATTTTCGGAACTGACGGCTGGAACCCCTGGGGCCAACATGTTCAAGGGGGCCTCCGGGACAATAACTACCTGACAGGTAAAAATACGTTGTTGTGCGTGGGCCCGCCTTTCTTGCAGGCACTTGGTACTGCGGCGACGAGCAATGTTTACCCTATAGGTCTGGCTCAGAACTTTGCTATCGCACAGAACTCGGCGGTCCAACAGCTCTTCGAGATTGGGAGTGAGAAGTCTTACTTCTTCCGCGGCCGTACAGTACGCCAGGTAACCCTGGGTCGTATTGTGTACCACGGGCCCTCGCTGCTGCGTGTTATGTACGCCTGGTACTACACTGGAAGCGACTCACCTCAGGATGTGTCCGCAATCAACGATATGTTCGAGGGCTCTGTCCCCGACTATCTGCAGCCCTTCTCGTCCACGGGTACGGCTTCTGATTACGGCGCAGCCCTCACGGGAGAGTTGCCCACAATCCATACTCAGCCCGGGTATGATAACCTGTGGTTGAACTTGGCGTCGGATATCTTCCGCGTCCCGACGGGCATTATGTTGCTCATGCGGGACACGGAAGACAACACTGTCGGGGCGTACTACCTCGAGCAGTGCATGATTCCGACACATACTATGGCTGTGGACTCCCAGGGCCTGATTATCCAGGAGACTATCACCATCATTCCGGGGAACGTGGTTCCGATCAACACCCCGGCTGTGAACCTGGTGACGGCAGCTCCGAATCAGCAGCCTGAGTTTGGCGCATCTATCAATGCCAGCATTGTCGACGACGGTTAGCCAATTGAGAGCTTAATCGGTTCTCCCCACCGTAGACCTTCCTGTGGCATTTCGACCCGGAGTTTCTTCTGGCGAGCATTCTCGATTACCTTCGAGGTAGAGGCTGCTTGCGTGAAGAGTTGCTGGAAACGCATTCCTCGCTTACCGTTGTGCTTGGTTACGAGGGCACGCTGATCGTACTCGGAAACGATCATCTTGTATTTCCCGTCCGCACCCTTCTTGAAGCCAAGGTCATTGCTGGAGTGGCCGATGTACTTTCGACGCACAACAATATCCGCGGTCTCTTTCCGCTTGTCTCCCTGGTAGCCATACAGGTGGAGATCTTTTCCCTGTTCGATGGTCTCATAGCCCAGGAGCTTGAGGGTTTGGAGTATCTGATCCTCGGTGAGCTCCACAGGATCGCAAACTATGAATGCTGACATGCTTCCTCCTCTTCCTTTGATGGGAAGCCGGTTATCACCCCGATTGGGTGGATCTCAACTACATGCTCGAAATCCTCCAACTCTTGCAGAGTGAGCTTGTTCCGGTAGGGGTTGACGATGATTTCCTGATTGGCAGACCCTTTGAGGCCCTGTGTAGCGTGCTGCTCCCGCAAATATCTATTTGTGATAATTGCGTCCAGCCATGCCAGGCAAGAGCTCTTCAGAGCGTCTTCCTCGATCTCCTCGATGGTGTAACCGGAGAAGACGATGATATCCCTGAAGGTCAGGGCTGCTTGGACAAGTAGGATGAAGAGAGCGGCTGCTTGGTCTAGTGGCTCTGCCCCGGAGATTGTAAGCCCGACATTAGTGGCATCCTCCCGAGAGAGTCCCGTTGTCTTCAGCAACTCATCCACGAACTTCGCTGGGTCTACGTATCTTCCGCCGAGGGTACGATCCCATAGATGTTTGTTTACACACCCGGGGCATTGCAGAGAACACCCACGGACAGCAACAAGGATGCGCTTTCCTGGGCCGTTCGCCTGCGTTGGGTACACAATGCCCTCTATATGGAGCATCGGTGCGTTGTGGCGCATATGGGACCTCCTTAATGCTTGGTCTCCTTACCACCATACCGCAGTGCGGGGGCGCTGACCTTGCAGGTTCTGAAGAACTCGGGCTTTCGCTTTGTCCGCAATCGTTTCATTCCGGAGGTAATCCCCCGCAGGGCATCCATGCAGCCATCCCCTTCATGGCCCATGGCCTCCCCCTCGACAGTCCCGTCAGGGTTGATTGTTACTTCGATTTTCTTCTTTGCCACAGTAACCTCCATAGCTTCTCTGCGGTTTCCGGGTTGTCGCGGATCGCTTGAGCCGCAGCAACAAGACCATTGGGAAGTCGAACACCTGTACGCCCGGTGAGCTCCGACCTCCACTTAGTACCGTACCGTTTCTTCAACTCCTCTACCAGTTCTCGTTCGGGCGATATTCCGAGAGACGGGTGCATGTAGAGTATGCATTCCCTTCCCGGGGGGTTCAACGTATGCCGTGTGTTCTCTACCGCTATCTGGGTCCACGTACGCTCCCCGTATTTGGTTTCTCGGCTGAGTACTCGGAGGTTTAGTGCAGCAGTAAGTGCACCCTCCATTGCACCTGCGCTGGATTGTAGTCCAGTTGCCGGCCTATACCGTATTTGGGAGATCAGGATAACGCTGATCTGCCTTGATTGTAGCAAGGGAGCAAAGGCGGCGAGTTCCTGTAGTGCGGAACTCACCCCTTGCTTTTCAGTAGTTAGTCGTCGTCCAGCCCCGATCGGCATAGTATCCATGGAATCGATCACGAGGAGCGCCTCCCTGGGAAGTCCAGCAAGGAGGTACCCCACGTCATCCATGGTACGTACGTCTTCTGCGAGGAGGAGCTTTGACAGGTCCACCTGCAGAGAGGAGATGTAGTCTCTTTCGGGTAAGGGCTCAAAAGGCAGCCAGTAAGTGGGCCGCGTATTCTGAGCGATACCTACGAGCCAGAGCGCGAGGGACGTTTTAGCCGCAGCTTCTTTACCGTAGACATTGGTGAATCCGCTGGGAGTTCTTGGCCCAAGCGCTTGCGAAAGTCCAGGGCTTTCGTCAAGTCCAAGACTTCGGCGGATGCTGGCACCGCCCTGTTTTCTGCCCACTTCCGCATCCATTTGACTTCCTCCTCTTTCAGGACGCAATACGGTCGGGTGTTAGTAGCGGCAGCTACGAGGTCCTCAGGAAGGAGGGCCCGCTCAGCAGCAAATGCCAGGTACATGGCATCTACAACTGCCTGCTCAATCTCCGCGCCGGTCATGCCCTGCATGTGCTCGACGATGCTTTTCCGTTCTTTCTTGGTGAACGAATCCAACGTTGGCTGCTTCTTTGCCGTCAAGTGGATATCGAGGATCTGCTCGATGGCCTTGGGGCCGGGCAAGTCCACGAAGATAATCTCGTCAAAGCGGCCTTTACGAAGCAATGCTGGGTGCATCGCCTGTACGTCATTACAGGTAGCAATAACGACCACGCCCTTGGTGTTCTCCTGCATCTTCGTCAGCAGGTCTCCAAGAATTCGGTTCCCGGTCCCATTGTCTGAGTCGCCGCCCAGACCGCCGGTCGCTTTATCAATTTCATCCACTACCAAGAGGCATGGTGCGCAGGCCTCTGCGGTGTTCCAGGCATTCCGGATCTCCGCCTCGGATTCCCCCTGCCACTTCGAGAAGGCAGCGCCCATATTGAAGCGGATCAGAGGGAACTTCCAAGAACCACCAACTGCTTTGGCGACCAAGCTTTTCCCTGTTCCAGGCAAACCCACCAGGAGCAAGCCTTTGGGCGCAGGAATCCCGAACTTCACAGCATCCTCAGAGAAGGCACGCTTGCGAAGCTCGAGCCAGGCAATCACGTTCTCGAGACCCCCGACATCCTTGTTCAGTTCCAAGGGAGATTCGATGTACTCCAGGGACTTGGCCCCACGGAGAATCTCTTTCTTCTCCCCGATAACCCGGCTGGGTTTCAGAGGAGAATCCTCGACCAGGCAGTTGGCCAGAACATTCTCAATCTCCATCATCGTCAGCCCACGGCAGCTATCAACCACCTCCGCCATCTCCTTCTTCACAGGGAAGAGGGTCTTGGGGACGTCGTTGCGCTGCTCCTCGAGGAATTCCTTGATTTCCTCCCGGGAGGGGAGGGGGAAGTCGACAGTAGCTACCTGCCGGCGGAGCTCCAGGGGAAGGTCAATGATAGGGGAGCACATCAAGATGATCTTGATGCCACCCTGGTGCCGCAGCTGGAGCGCGTTGCGCAGCAAGCGTAGGCAGGCGGCATCATGGAACAGGCGGTGGATGTCGGGGAGTACCAGAATCCCATTCACGTCATCTTTGTTGATGAAATACTGCGGGATAGCCTCGCGTGGCTCTACCGCTTCAGGATCGATGTCCTTGAACTCGTCGTCCTTATACTGGCGGAAGCCAGCGGAAATATCCCAAGTGAATAAATCCAGCCCCGTTTCGGTGGTGATCCGTGAAAGTTCATGGAACAACCGCTCCTCTTCGGGGGTCTCAACGTAGATCACCGGGTACGCAGCCCGGATCAGGGTTTCTAGCTTGGACATTGTCTAATCAACACCTCACTTTGGTTTGGTGGTCTCCTTTTCTTGCGCTTTCCCAGCGAACTTCTTCTTCGGTTTCATCGCACGAACGAGTCTCGTCGGGGCCTGAGGAGCTGCATCTTCCGGAACTGCGTGTGCCGGAGCAAACAGCCATTCGACCTTATCAATGATACCCAATGCAAACTTGAGGCCGGCAATGACTCCATCGCGGTACTCCTTGTCCCGCTCTTCCTTACGTGCAGCTACCTGCCCAAGAGTAGACTTCAGAGTCTTTACACCCGGACGCACGGAGGCCTCGGTCTTCTTGGCCAAAAGCTTCTTGATCTTCTTTGCCTGCTCAGGGTCCTGCTCAAGCAGCTTCTCCAGCAATTCATCCTGCTGCTCGTGTGGGAGCTTGCTGAACTTCTTGGCGTTGGACAGGTTGATGAGCTTCTGCCGGAGGGCACCAATAACTGCCTTGGAGCACCCAAGGTGGACTCCCAGCATACCTGAGACTTGGGACTGGGCAATCCCAATGGTCTTCGCGATTAGTGTCTCCGTCATCCCCCGGACTTCGTGCAGGTACCCGACCCGGGTAACCAGATCTGCCGGGTTTACCCGCTTCCGCTTCAGGTTCTCAGAGAGGTTCCTGATCAATGCGGCGTTCAAATCCCCACCGTATGCGGCACATGGGATCTTCCCAGCCTCCTCAAAGTCAAGGGAGATGAAATCTTTGGGTCGGTGTTCTTTGAGCCACTTCAGCGCATGGAGCCTACGGTAGCCATAGTTCAAGACGTAGTAGTCCTTTCCCGGGGGCTGCCATACCCCAATGGGGTTGAGCAGGCATCCCTCATCTACGATGTCCTGTGCCAGCTCCTCGATACCCTCCATAGCCGATCGGCAATTGGACATACCATCGGAATCCAACCGGATATCCTCCAGGACCAGGTGTACGGTTTTCTTGCTCATGCTTGTGTGACCTCCAATTCGCCTGTGACGCGAAATTTCTTGGGGTTTTCGTTGTGGGTAGCCCAAATGGTAACCCCTTTACCATCCAGCTGGATCTGTACGACGGGCAGGACTTGCCCCTCGTACTTCCCGGAATCGACTCGTACCGTAAGGGTTTGGTACGTCTCCTGGTATTCGGAGTCGAGCACCTGGAGAACTTTGACGACACGGCCAAGAGCATTTAGAGCGCTCGCAGCCTCCCTTGTCCTGTCTGCGGCAAACTGCCGGATTTGAGGAAGCAACTGTTGCATAGCCTGGAGTACCTCCAATTGTGGTTGTTGACCCGCACAAGTATGGGACGCCTAATACTGTGCCATACCCGCTGGATCCGATCAATATCTTAATGGGATTTTTCTCGTTCGGGTTAAGGCAGTTCAACTGGAAAAACCAGTTTTTAATTACCACTACCTTATAAACACCAGAGAAATGAAAAATAAAATGCTCGTTATGGCGTCTGAGAGGCGCCATCACTACTGCAGAAAAAAATCGACAGTATGTGAAACACTAAGGGTCCCCTCCATTTTTCTTGATTTTGCTCAACCGCGATTTCTTCTTCGCGGTCCCATGAAGGGTCTGTGTGCCAGCATCTGAGGTGTAAACGCACTCCTCTAAACCAATCTTCACACGGCCCATCGGAAGATTTATCACAACGTGATTATTTTGGAGTTGGATGGAATCCTTGTAGGAGGTTGCGGACCGCAGTAAATCATACGTCAGTTCCAGCCGTGCCTTGGGGGTAATCTCTAAACCCAACGCATCCTTGAGGTTGTGCAGGTGCGTTTCGATTACTGTATACCTTTCGGGGTTAGCGATAAAGGCAGGGTCGGTGGGATTCTCCAGCAGCTGCTCTGCAGATTCTACGGCAGTCTGGAGCACTTCGCGGTCCCCGCTTTTCTCAGGGTCAACTTGGCCCGCATAGAGTAGCTTTGCTGTTTGCTCGAGTGTCGCGTGCCTTTTTGGGCACCATGCAATGTGGTCCACGGACCATCCCCGCTCTTGTGCCTTTTGCTCGAAGAGGTCAAGGTACTCGGGCTCTAAGTAGACTTTGTTACAATCGAACTCTCCGGGCCCGCACGCAGCTTCCACGAGGTTGCGCCCAGCCGCTATTAGGGGCGCAGCGATATTGGGTGGGGCTGCCCCGCATACCTGCAGCACTTTGGCGGTCTCCCCATCCCAGTACCGTAAATCGTTGGTGATTGTGTAATAGCCTCGTACGTCGGCTATATGCTTACGTATTACGTACTTGTGCCCACGTCCCTCCGGGGGCAGGCTCTCCGGGTCAAACTCCTCCCCGGTCTCTGCATCAAAGTATGTGTTAGTTGCGGCTGCCCACTTACTTTTTGAGGGGTGGCCGACAATACGAATCTTTACTCCTTCGCATATGACTATTGGCATTACCGGCTCCTCTTGTTACGTTTTCGTGGTCTCTTTTGTCTGATTGCAATTCCATTGTGCTCAAGCAGTTCAACGAGCTGGTCCGGGACATTGTGGGCAGTAAGCAGCCTCCAAGACTCTTCGTCGTAGGGCTTATCTGGCAGGATACGCAGGCTCTTGGGCATTACGCAATGGAGAACATCCTTTACGTCCACCCATCCGATACGCAGGCGCTGGTAGTCGAGGAGCTCAATTGTCCACGCAGGTACCAGGAATTGCCTGAGGATGTCAGGGGTGTCTCCCGCTGTATATTCCAGCCGGGCCTCAAAAGGGAGCATGGCTTCGACAACCGACAGGCGGTCCATCGGCCCATTCCTTTTCTCATCAGCAGTCGCTCTGATCAGCTGCCGTAAAATCTCTCCTTGAACATGCTCCCTCGCTATTCCAAGGATGTCCGCGGTGTACTTTTTTGCTAATCCCCCACGGACAATGGGACTCTTCGGGTTTAGGATTAGCATTGGTGCCCAGCAACGAGCTTCCTTACTCTCAGGGATGGCAATGAAGACGTCTTTCCGGATTTTGGCGAACAACAATCTGTTCTCCTCCATATCGACGCTTCCCGCCATCAGGTTCCAGTTGATCACTTGTGTAGAGATAGTTGTCATCGATGCGCTCCCGGCTTGCGCTGGTTAGGGTTATAGGACTTGGACGGCAGCGGCCTTTCAGCTACTGCCGTCCTTATACCATTCATGGGGCGTCTTTCATGTACCCCTTTTGCCGCATACGAAGTTCGGTCATGAGCATGTCCCGCTCGGAGAACATAGGAGGTTTCTTGCCTTCGCCGACAGCGAGTATGGCTGTGGCAAGGCCCGGGATAAATCCAAAAGGTATATCCTCCATCCCGTTCTCCAGTAGGAAGTGCCGCATTCCCTGTTGTCCGTCTACACCTTCCCACACTTTGTGTGTTGTGGAGAGGTATCGTACAGTGAGCTCCGGGAGGAGCCCAACTGCATGCTTCTCTTTGGCGTCCATGTCTCCGCAGCGCTTCTCTCCTTCGCGAATATGCATCATAGCGCAAATGATGGGGCGCATGGCGTATATTTCGCATTTGCCGTCGGCAGTGAGAAAGGCGCAGGGATGCCGTTCGTTATGGATGTACTCCTCCATCTCGCCGGCGTACTTCTTCTCCAGTTCAGCCTGCTCTTCCAGCTTGGGTATAAGCCGAGTTACCGCTTGCGGATGTGTCCTGATGATAAGGAGCGCATCCCACGGGGTAACCTCAAACATCTGCATACAGCAGACGGGGGAATCGCATTCCTTACAGACGGAGTTAAGGGTGTTGTTCGTGTGGTCTGCTACTTGTTGGCGGAGGTTATACTCATCCGCTATTACCTGGTCCCACATCCTGCTCATCCTTTTCTTTCCTCCTTTTGATCCTGTCGGAGACGGACTTCCATGATTTCTCGGGGAGGAAGTTGCCATCCTTGCTATACCAGGAGAGGCAGTTGTTACACTTCCCGTTCTTCTGGAGGGCGAACCCGCAGTGGGGGCAGCGCCCATACTTGGTTGGGTCGGTTTTGTCGGATGTCCTATCCACCTTCAGTTGTAGGCGGAGATAGACCTCCTCCGGTTTGGTGGGCAGAGGCTCTACCCTTCTGCGGGCAAGCACTCTCCGCAGATTCGCGCGGGTACGCGGTCGGTCCGCTCCCTTATGTTTTACCGCGAAGGGGAGGAGTGGGGAGCTTGGAAGTTCGTACTTCTTCTTGACGTATTCCCGCGTGGTCGGTAGCTCCCCTTTGTGAATCTTCAGGCAATTCTCCTTGAACTCACAGAACTTACACCCGGGACCACCCATTACCTTCTTGGGCGTCATTACCCCGGTCATCAGGTCATCTTGGATGAAATGCCGGAACCCGGTTATTGCGGAGGGCCTCGACATGTCGCCGGTGAGCACGCCAATGACATACTCTGAGGCCTCCTGAAACTTGAGGGCGAGGTCGGCGAAATCCTTCTGGGTGCGGGGAGGTGTGCATACAACTCTGTCGATGGGCTCTTTGTAATTGTAGATTCCAAGTGAGAGGGGGTCTCTGCCGTACTGCTGGATGTACCACAGATTGTACATGGTGAGTTGCAGGTCAAGGTGGAGCCCGAACTGGTCGAGTACGTATGGCTTGTAGTCGATGATATGGTGGCCCACCCGTGTGCCGAGCTCCCCGTCTCGCCGGTTCCAGGCAAGATCCGGATGGTCGGGCTGGAGTCGATCCAGGATACCTCGAATCTTTTTGCCTTCCAGATCAAGCGTGAAATTTTTTTCCACCTCTGGCGTAGGTTTTGGACCATCTCTATACTCCAAATTATCGTTGTAGAAGATCCGCAGTATCTTCTTCATCATGCCCAGGAACATCATTGGTGCCTTCACGTTACTGAAGTCAATAATGACTGGTTTGCTTACCTCGGCACTAAAAGAAGAGGGGCCGTGACTTCCGTCTACGACCCCCATCCAGAAACCGACGCCCGCCTTGGCGAAGGACTCAGCTGTTTGGTAGTTCACTTTGAAGAATCTCTCGAGCATGGTGTGGACCGCCGAGCCGAAAACCTTGTACGGGCTTTCGGGACCCTTCGTCTGTCTGATGTAGACAAGGTCAAAGGATCGTGGGCAGTCCAGGACCCGCACCAATTTCGAGACACTCCATGTCGACCAAAGACGGGTCGGTTTCATGATGTTACTCCGGCAGTTGCAGGTTGGCGATGGTATCCCCGATGAAGCGGAGTTTGTACTCGTCTTTCAAGGATCCGTTGAGGAGATCACGGATGACGTCGACAGCGTCAACGACCGCTGGCGGGACCACGGCTACCTTTTGGATAGAACCGTTCTCCCCGCCCACCCGCTTGCGTAGCCGCGACCCGAGTTCCTTGTTGGCCTTAGTCAGGCGTTCCACCTGGACCTCGAGGTTTGCTACTGAGGTGTGCGCTTCGCTGAGTTCGTCTTCCATACTGGAGACTTTCTCGAACTTGTTGCTTGTTTCCCGTATCTCGGTAAGCTCCTCTTTGAGGGCTACACACTCCTGTCGTTTGGCGTTGAGGGATGATCGCAGTTCCCGCAGAGTATTCTGCAGCTCACCCTGGGCATCCTGGCGGGCTCGGGCACTTTTCAGTGCGGTCTTTGCTTTGGTGACCGCAGTCTCCGCAGCTTTGAGCTTGAGTTCCAGGTCTGCTACCTGTGTCTTGGTAGCGTCTCGCTCAGTTTCGGCCAGCTCTACCAGAGCAAGCCATTCTTTCTTCTCCTTCTCGAGTGTCACGGGTTTTGTGGTGTCCCGGATCTCGGTGATCATCTTATCCAGCGCAGCAACGGAGTGTGTCGCCGTTACCAGCCCCTGGGCGAACTGCGTGCACAGGTTGTTGTCGGAGAAGTCGATAGGGGTTCCGCTGATACGCAGGTTGGTACGGCGGAAGTCGTATGGGTCTTTATTCAGATGGGATATTTCCTCACCTGTCCCGCAGAGGAACGCGGAAAGTAAGACCGGGGTGGTGATCGTACTCGTGGGGTTCGTGTCTCCTGTCAACCAGGGCAGGTAGATTACCGGTGCGCCTGTGGAGTTTAGCCCTGCCATCTTGTGCTGTGCAAAGATGTCGACACGACTGCGGTCTCGTGGATCGAGGGCAACGAATACTCCGCGTGCCCATTCGAAGGCTACCCAGGAGGTTCCTGAAAGCACGGTACCGTCCCGAGTGATGCCCGGATAGCGGCCGGGGGCTTCTTTCGGTTTCGGTTTGGGGGTTACAACCGCTGCCGTGGGTTGTGGTGCCGTACGCCTTACGGCCTTCGTTGTTGTCTTGGTTTTGCGCACTTTGACGAGTCGAGGCCCGTCGGAGTCTAAGCGTCCTGTAGTCTGCAAAGCAGAGAATAGGCGCAGTCCGTATTTGAAGCTGTGGACCATGTTGCGCTCCTCCTTGGACAATCCGTCCTTCTGGAGGTACTTATCCGCGGCGTCGAGTACGACTCTCACGGTCTCCGTGGGCCCCACTTTGACCTGCTCGCACGTCTTGGCAGACGTCAACGTCAGGAAGCGGAGCTTCATCCGGGCTTTCTTATGCGTTGGTCCATTGGCCGTATGCAACTCATTGAGTAGCTCGGCCGTGCGTTTTTGAAGGGTGTCGATCGTGAATTGATCCTTCACCTCTTCAGCGATGGTTCGTTTTTCTCCCATGGTCTTCTCCCAAGGTTGCTGCGAGGGCCCCGGAGGGCCCCCGCGCTTCCCACATCAAACAGGCAACACCTTCATATTTCGGAAGTCCACGATCAGGTCCGAGTCGGGCCTCTGGTTGATGAAGTTGCTGACCTTTGCCGCAATGATCGCAGCGAGCCCGCTGGCGCAGTACATTGTGCTGCGGGCAGTACATGCTCCTGGAGCAGCCTCAGTTGAGGGAAATAGGTGCTTCTCCTCGTACTGTTCGGCGTTGTCGAAGTCGGCCGGGTTCACCATGTGTATCTCCCCCACCTCCGCTCCCATGCGGGCATCCAGATACCTCTGTGGAAACTGCATCTTGAGGTTCTGCCAGATGCCAATGCGAGCATCCATGGAGTCGACTCCGCTGATGACGAATCCTTTTGCCTTCTGCTTATCGAACTTTTCCGGGATCGCGGTAATCTTGACCCCGGTAAACTGCTCGATAATCTCGCGGAGGGCAATGACCTTCTTCTTCCCGACATCCGATAGTCTGTACCACTGGTTCGGGATGTTGTGCAGCTCTACCGTGTCATCGTCGTAGACCGTGATGTTGGTTACGCCGATCTTTGCCAGGGAGAGTGCGGTGAAGGAGCCGATAGCGCCGGCCCCGATAATAGTGACGTTGAGTTTGGCAGCCTTCTCCGGATCGAGGATATCGAGCTGCCGATGATACATAGCATTCCTGTCGATATCAGTCATCGAGTCCGAGCTCCTTCAGTTGGGCGCGTGCTTGGTTGTGCTCCGCAGTTTCGATCTTGTTAGCCTTACGGAGTTGGTCAAGCCCGGCTACCGTGTAGTCCGCTTCGTTGAGAATAAGCCAGAGAGTATCGACCTCTTCAATCTCTTGACCAACGAGATCGCTGACTCTACTTCTTGCGTCGGTCCCGGGGATTTCTCCCCACGACGGGAGCATTTCGAGTGGGTTGTTTGTCCCGGGGCTTGTGTCCTCTCCCTGAAAAGGGACGGGCTGATGAAGCCCACCTCCTGGAGAATCGGTCCGGGAACCCCCATTGCCACCGGGCCAGGAGTCGTGCCACCGCCCATTATGGTAGAAGCGGCCCCGGCCGGAGCGGTTGTGCCCGTAGTTTCCGGAACCCTTGAAGGTAGTGATCGTCGTGACCTCCTTGACCTTCTCATCGAATTCCTTTTCGCACTCCTTCTCAAACTCTTCGTCTGGGAAGTAGGCGAGGCTCCACCCAACGTCATCCAGGTCCAGTTTCAGCGGTTTCTGCATCCCGATCCGGAACTTCTTCTCCCGCTTCTTGTTGGTGACCATGGAGACCATAAAGCCGCCTTTGCCGAGAATATCGATGGTCTTGTCATCGGTTCCCGACCAAAATACTCCACCATTCCCATGTGAATGCCACCAGAAGCGGAGCTTGGACATTGAGATGCCTTCCTTTCTGAGTTCGGTCATCAGGTTACCAACAGCCTCCTGGTCGAGGTCCGTATTACCACTGGATGACTTTTGCTCAAGTAGGTAGACATCAGTTACAAAGATGTCCCCATCTTCATCGATGTCGATGAGGCCGAGGCCAGAGACCTCCCCTTTGGCCTTCTTACACCAGATGTCGATCTTCGTGATGACTTCTGGCAGAAGGAAAATTGTTGGTTCTACTTTGATTTTCATGCGGCCTTAGTCCTCCCTTTAGCCGTTTTCCGTCTGGGTTTGCGGGCTTTTGCCACTTTCTCAGGCTCGGCGTAGGTACATGATGTTACTGGGCAGCCCACGCAATCCTTCCTGTCCTGCTGATGGTTTTTCCGGCAGGCAGCTTTGGCGTGTTTCCAGTTATTGCAGGCCTTACACTGCATACACCGAATGTACTCCTGCTTCTTGTTCCGCTGCCTGTAGCAACGATCTTCGGCACCGTCCCGGTAAGGGCATTCCGGGGCAAAGCATCCTGCACACTCGTACGGATCTGTAACCTTACTGTAACACTCACGCCAGCGAGAACCACGGTCAGTTCGCTTTTTATCCCCCTTTTTACCGAATTTCTCGTCCCAGTACTCAATGGCGCGGTACTGGTGGTCATGATGGTAGGTCCGGAGGTACTCCAGGATAATGGGGATACATTCGATCTCTTGTCCCCGCCCGCGGAATTGCGCAATAACCGTGCCGGCTGTGCCCCAGCAAATACTCCCATTCTCGTGGATGTGTGGGTGTACGTATCCGCCTATGTTGTAGGTGTTGTTTTCTGCCTTGATCGTGATATTGGAGTACTGACGGTCTGCGCCCCGCGGGATAGTTACCCAGAAGCGCCCGAAAGGTAGCCCTTCGGAGAAGATCGGGGCTGTGAGGAATATGATGTGCGTGGGCTCGATCCGTAGATCGTGAATGCCATTACCCCACAAGCTGTTGAAGATGCGGAAGCGAGTCTCCCCCTTTTTCGCAAGCTTCACCTGGTCGGCCTCGAGGCCGGCAAGCGTCTGTTGCATCTCTCCCAGCCTAGAGGTTGCTTGTTCGATTGCCTGGATGTGGTTGGCGATAGACCTCCTTTGGACGGAGATTTTGCGCTCAAGCTCTTTCTTGACCGTCTTTTGAGTCTTTAGCACATTCTGGACGTGGACTCTCTTTTCGTCGGCGTAGCTGTAGCCTTCGTCGAACTTGGCCGCGAGTTGGAATGCTGGACGGAGGTGCTGGGCGAATAGTTTGGGTAAGAAGCTGCCATCGGTGTTGCCCGTTTTCCCCCGCGCAGTTCTGGTGTAGCGCTTGGCGTTGATAAAGTTCGGCAGGTTGAAGTTGAGGTAGACCGTGTTCTCGTAGACCGAGCCGATGGTTATGGTACCATGTTTTTTGCCGTTGTTAACAACGATCGGTACCCCCGGCGTCTTTGTTGGGCGTATGGGCTTCGTGAGTGTGAGGTCTTCGCCCCGCACACGCAATCGCGCCTCTGAGATGGGATTTCCTACGTCATACTGCTGGATAGCAAGGAATACCGCAGGTGCTTTTGGGATCCCTGCTTGCTTGTGGTGTACGTCGGCTGCCCCGTTTACGTCAACGAATCTGGGGATGATATACGCCCCAAGTACTTCCGCCTCTGTCGTGAGAGCTTCATCCAGCTCTTTGTAGTTGGTTTTGTACTGGTATGCCACCTGGTTCCTCCTTGTTGGGCAGGCTGCCCAATTATCTAATCGAGATATTTTGAGCAGCCCACCCGCACGTTCTTATTCCCCTCCCTCGACGCGGGGGACGAGTTGGAGGATCTGGCCCTCACCAACCAATTCGGTCCCTTCGACAGTCTCGCCGTCGAGCTGGAACACGCAACCACGGGTATCGAGGCCGGACTGCCCCGCTACCTTGCAAACTTCCGATCCATCCGGGACCTCGACGATCACATCGTCAGCACCCAGCTTCGCCACGGTAACCTTGATAGTCTTCTTGTCTGTCATGACGTACTTCACCTCTCTGTGTTTACAGAACTTTGCCCGTTAGTGGGCCTATTGGACTTCTCTTATTCCCGATACTGCAGGGGATTTACATCGCGAGCGCTTCTTTCCACAGCCGGATAGCTGTTTTGACGTGGTTGTTGTAGGAGCCGCACCAGTTCCAGTAGGCGATCCATTGGTACTCTGGTATGTGCAGGGGTTTGCGGCAGCTGCGGGAATTCTTATAGCTTGCCCGCTTCTTCAGGTACTTCACGATATGCACCATGGCCTCTCGGCTGCACTCTCGCTGGACCGCGCATTTCTTGGGGATGCTCGGGTCATGGTTTTTGCGGTACCACCTTACCCACGACCAGGATGGTGCGTCTCGTAGTTGCCAGAGCCCTACATCTAAGCGATTCTTCCACACACTTTGGATGATGCCGTTGGCATCTTTGAACGTACGGGTTGCGCACTTTGTGTAGCACGACTTCTCTTTTACACACGTTCGCTTCCCGTCCTCCTTCCTCTTCCATTTAGCGCAGTAACGTGTAGCTTGCCGGTGGCCGTTGCTTTCCCGGTTTACTACTGAGGCTAAGATCATCGGATCCGCCTCAGCCCTCTCTGCGACATAGAAGATGTCTTCGACTATAGTCTCGTCAAAGTCGAAGTTGGTCTCGATCACCTGGCGGACGACATGGTCCTCCACCTGGCTTTTTTCGGCTGGTCCAACAGCAAGCAGTAGTTGTAATATAACGTGTAGCATACACACCTCCGTAGCTTTACCCGCGCTTGTTCTCCCGGACCATCTTTGCCACCTTCTCCTTGGTCGGGAACTTGCCCATCGAGAACCAGTACGTCGCCGCAAGTTTCACGGCGAGTATAAGTTTCTTATAGGTGGACATTTCCTTTCCCATCGTTACCTCCATCGCCGTTCAACCCAGGCGGCACAGCCGGGAGTAGTTTCCCGGCCATACGCGGATTGGTTGAAGTAGCAGTAGTATACTGAAGGAGATTCCTGCTGTCATCCTTACAGCAACACCTACTCCTTTACCCTCTTCTGCTCGAATATCTAATTGGGATAAACTGCTGTAGGGGGCCCGGCCCTGCCAACCAGGCCCCCTTCGCAGATGTTGGTGCTACTCGGTGGGTATGGGCATTCCTGTGCCCTTCCCAGCGACATTGAAGTTGTTGAGGAGTGTTCCTGCGAGTGCGCTGACGACTCCCTCGGTTCCACCAGATACCATGACGTTTGGCGTGATCCGTAGATTGGCGTCCCCAACGATGCGCAGGGCCTCGATAGTCCGGACTGTGTCTCGCCCAAGTGCGGTGACCTTCATTGTGTAGCCATCCGCTTCTGCGCGAGCGATCGTTCGGATCTTCTCAGCTTCAGCCTCTGCTGCGACCTTCACCTTGATTGCCTCCGCATCCGCGTCTTCTTGGGCCTGGAGCTTGCGCTGTTGTGCCCTCTGGACCTCGTAGGCGGCTTTTGCCAGGGACTTTTCCTCCTCGGCCTCCTGTTGGGTCTTACTGAGCTCTTTCTGCTGCTCAGCGGCCTTCTGCTGCACCCCAAGGGTCACTTGCTGCTGGACTGCAATCTCGCGGTCCTTCTGCGTTTTCATCAGCGCCCCCAGCGTAGCATCATCACCAACCCGGCCGATCAGCACTTCATCGACAGTGACGCCGTGCACTGCGCACTTTTTCGCAATCAGTGACTTTGCTTCCCGCTGCTTGAGTTCGCGGTCGGCTACGAAGTCGAGTGCTTTCGAGCGTCCCATGAGGTTTCGGAAGATTGACCGAACCGCAGGAGTCATGACTTTGTCCAGCACGTAGTCGTCATCGCCGATGGTTGCCACCACCCAAGGTGCATCGGAGGGTTCGATATGGTAGACCACGCGCACGTCGACGGGGAACTCAAAGCCATCTTTCGACCTTACGATGATTGGGTCCAACGCTACGTTGTCCTGTTCTTTCTTGTCCTCAGGACTGTAGGCAACGCGAACCTTCATGGTCAAAATATCCTTGAATTCATGCGCCTTCGTGTGCATGAAGTACTCTCCGGGGATCAGCGGCTTCCTCCAGATCCCACGCTCGCCGACGTCTACCAGGGGATCGTCCACTTCTTGCTCCACTTCCTTGAGCATGACTTTGGACTTCTTGACCTTTACGTCTTCCCGCTTTACATTGACCTGGTCCGCGGGGATGCCTGTAGCCAATTGCCGCTGGGTCTCCAGCTCGATGGCCTCCTTGTAGGCCATGTCCAACTCTTCCTTGGTTAGCGGGACCTCGACTTCCATGATATTCGCGGTCTTGATCGTCTTCGGCGTGGGGACATCTCCGTAGTTTGCCTTGACGACTGCTACGTGCCCAACCTGGACGTTGGTAACATTCGCGAGTTCGGCGACATACAGGTTCTGGTTGAACTTCCAGTTACCAGGTTTGAGGATTGTGACTTGGTCGCCTTTGTAGCCTTTCCCAGAGGAGAGGAAGTTTACTGCATCGAGGAAGGCAGATAGCTCTTGCCACTCAGGTGCATAGCGCATACCCGGGGATAGTGGTTCGCCGTCCTTGGTCGACAGCTCTGCGATCTGGCCCGGAGGGACTACGAAGTCGGAGCGTTCGATGACCTCGAATTGCCACGGGGGTAGGATGTGGGGTCCGGGCGGCAGAATTTCTGCTTGCGGGCCGTTCTCTCCGTCGTAGGCAACGATCTGCCCCGGTCCCATGGAGCCACCACCCCATGTCTTTGAGTACTCGAGGTACCCCGTCTTCGGTGCGACGTACAGAGTCGTTCCGAGAAATGTTGCTGCCCATAGGATGATAGCAAGCGCAGTTCCGAGGATCTGCAGTTTGCGCGGCAGATGGTGCTTCACCGTCTTGTACTTCTCGTAACCACCCATGGTGGTCTCCCCGGTGTACTCCTTCTTGGTGAAGCGGAACTTCCACAGTACGACAATGCTGCACAGTACTACGATGGTGATCAAAACAAGAATTGCGAGCATACTTTCCCTCCTGTGTGCTCAATAGAAATACGGCAGGTTCGGTTACGAGTCTCTTATACCCGGGCGGGTGTCCGGTTAGACAGCGAAGATCTCTCGCTCCCGGAAAGTGCGATTGCAGTCTTCTCGGCCGAAGTAGCCGAAGGCGTTACAGTATACCCCGGTCTTCTGGATGTAGTAGCCATTGTGCGTATGCATGTGGCCGTGAATCCAGAAGAGGGGTTGTACTTCGTGGATGAGTTGGTCCATCGCCGCGAAGTAGAAGCAGTTCATGTTACTGGCTCCGTACCTCGGACGGATGGATTTTGCACTGGGGGCGTGGTGAGTGAGGACAACATCCCCTTTCTTGACCACATCCCACAAGAACTTCTTTGCTTTCTTGTGCTCCTTGTACACATGCTGGCGGAAGTTCTGGATTACATCGAAATCATTGAGCCCTCGGGAGTATCGCTCGTTTTGTGGGCCGCCGGGGAACCAAAGGGTTGTTCCGTGGATGGCGACGCCCTCTACTTCCGTTGAGGAATTATCGAGGAAGGTGAAGTTCTCGTGCTTCTCCTCGAGGCTCTTGTAAAGTTCGCGGGTCTTCTTGAAGGAGGAGAAATAGAAGTCATGGTTCCCGGCAACCAGGATAATCCGCGGCCCCTTCTCACAGAGCCATCCCACAGCATTAGCCAGGACCGGGTAGTTACCCAGGTCGCCGGCGATCAAGATGGCGTCAACTTCCTCTGGAGTATCCAGAGAGCGGAGGAAAGATTTCCCTTTATCTCGGTGGAACTCAACATGGATATCTGACATTGCCAGGAACTGCATAACTCACTCCTTTAGCTGCTTTGCTAGAGACTCGAGTTCGGTTTTCACGAAGTCTATCGTACGATATTCAGCATAGCTTGTGTAGGCAGAGGAGAATCCTTTTGAAGCATACTCCAGCACCCCAGGGACAAAATCCCAGGTATGTGCGCAGTCGAAGCCGAACCACCAGTACCCCTCTGTAGGGGCCCCGGGAATCTCTTTCGGAAGATCTCCCGACCAGGTAATTCCCCCATGCGCTTCAATACTCGGGTCCTCTTCGTAGAGGTCGTTGTAGTGCTTACCAAAATGCTTGTGGGTGGGCGGAACCCCGACGTACCCACACAACGCTAACAGGTTGTTGCGTGTGATGGCTACCGGAAATCCATGGTATTCCCCTGCCCAATTATCAGGTTCCGTCTTCCAGGGTTTGTTTGATCTTGGTTTCCTCATGGTCCCCCCGTAGTACCTCGAGGGCGCGGTCGACGTGCTCTGCAATCAGCCCGCGGTCGAAGGTAGTTTTTACGAGGAAGGGGAGCAGATGGGCCATATCGCTGTCGTCGTCCAGGATAACGAAGGACTCAATATCCAAATCGGATACATCGAGCCACTCCTGTATTTCTTCCCCGCGAACACCATCCAGCTGGGGCGTAGTCCCTACGACGTCGCAGGCAACACCTTGGTCCCAAAGCATGTGCTGTAGGTCTTGCAGGCTGGTGTATCCGAGACGCCAGGTGCTGGACACGACCACATTTGCGTCTCCCGCCTCTAGTAGCCTGTTGAGTTGTTTTACACAGTCGGGGTCAAATTTCCGCATGTCCTTCGCCTGGAGGGCGCTGTATTGCTTATTTACCAGGACCCCGTCTATGTCCAAAAATACGATTTTCATTATTCCCCTTGGAGTGCCTCCTTCTCCTTCTTGAGTTGTTTCACTTCTTCCTGCAAAGCGTCGCGTTCCGCTTTCGCTTCCTTAGTCTCTTTCATGTAACGCTCAATATCGTTTTTATGCGAAAGGGCGTTTTCCATACGGTTGCCCATACTTTGGGCTTCTTCGATGAGACCGGGAAGTGCTGCGAAGTTGAGGGTCTTAGCGCAGGCGCGCATTTCCTCGAGGACGTCACATAGATAACGATGCAGGTACATTTCATGCCTCCGTAGTTGTTCTACATTAGCATGGAACACCTCCTTCTAGGTCAGTGGGTTACGCGGCTGGCGGACGGTTGCTCCCGTTACCGGCTGCGAATCTGCTAAATATTTTATTGAGATAATACATGATCGTTGTGGAGGCACCAGAGCCTACCATTCCTGCAAGTCCGCCAAGCCAGGGATCCCAGCTACGCCATCCAGCAATACCGCCTGCGGCAGTGCAGATAGCAACCAAGATTGCGCGCGCGATTACTTCGTATACTCCTTCTCGCTCGGATCCTTGTATGGCAAACCGTATCACTTTGCTGAAACCGAAGGTGAACATTGCGGTGGCACCTGCGATACTTAAGGCGATAATCCACCAGTTCACATCATTCGCAACGGGGGCAATGTGCTGCACAGCCGGCGCGTTCGGGGCAGCTTGAGCAAGTATCTTCCACATGATTTCGACACCTATTCGTTATTTCCAGATAATAGCGCCAATACTAATACCCAGCGCTGTACCGCCTACGGCCCCTATGATACCCCAAAACATGGGGTGTTGATACCATGATGGTTTTTGGGGTGCGGCGAGAGAAGAAACCTCCCTTAACCGCTCGCTGTAGGTGCTTGTGATATCGGAAACAAGGGTGTCGCTCTGCTTAAGGAGCAGGTCCATTTGGTTCTGGTAACTGGACCTAACAAGGTTGAGCTGTGTGTCACAGTGGTCTTTGGTGAGCTTCAGCTTTAGCTCGGAGCCCATATTGAGGGCATCAATCCTCTTCTTGAACTCATCGTCCTTCAGTGTCAGCTTCTCTTTGGCATACTGCAGCGCATGGCTTGCCTTGGCCAGGTGCTGGTGGTTGATGCAGAAGCAGTTTTCTCTCGGTACCCAACGTAACCCGTCAGGGTCCAGCAGGGGTTTCTCCTGCCCCAGGGCTCCAGAGGTCGTCCCACAGATGCAGAGAATTGATAAAAGAATCCCTAGCAGCAGCTGGATCAGAAAGTGTTTTCTCATAGTTGTCCCTCAATTGTTTGCTCCTCTCGGCGAGCCGTTGCGCAAACTCCTCTTTGATGGCCTGGTCTTTCTTGGCTATCTTGGCCTCGAGCGAGCGGAGCTCTTCGTCATACGCCTGGCGGAGCCCGACTAACTCTTTCTCGAGCTTGGCCTGCTCTGCGAGGACCGCCTTATGGCTCTCCAGTAACTTATGTACGGAGTCGGCGAGTAGCTTATCTCCCTTTACCTGGGAGTCAACGAGAGTCCCCACGATAACGCGCGCTTCATTACCGCAGCTCCGGAAGCTCAGTACGATGGACGCGAATCCGACGAAGGCTAATGCAATAAGTAGCCCCCATCCCCATTGTTTGAGTGTTATCCCCTTTATGAATGAAAGTATGAAGTCCATTGTTCCCCCATGGATGTAGGCCCCGGAGCGGAATATCTCAACTTGATATTTTCCATCTCCGGGACCCCATCCGTCAAGTTTTACCGACAGGTCTTTTGAACGCTCTTCGAGAGATCACGCATCTCCTTGCGAAGATCTCGCATTTCCGCGCGCAAACTCTTCCCTTCTCCACGAATTTCCTCTCGGTATTCCTTGATACGGTTCTTGATGCCGTTGGTGTTGAAGTTCACCTTGTCGGGGACCAGCTTGTCGGTCTGCCCGATTACCCATTCGATTGCGGCTGCTTCGGGGTGTGCGATACTCCAACCGGTATCGACGGCTTTACCGAGGTTGGTTAGGACAACTATTGCGCACACGAATGCGATTGCGCTGTGTACTATGAGGTACGCCATACTCTTGAAGGGCCCGGTATCCATCTCGTTGAGGAGTAGGCCTTTCTCGCAGATCCGCATGATGATGGTGAGGAACTCCATATGCGCGAAAAGCCAAACTAAGTATCCTCCGCCGATCAGCACGATAATCAGGCACCAGACAAGTTCAAAGACCGCCAAGCTCAGTACACGCTCGTGGATGGAGGACCAGAGTACTTGCTTCTCCGGTCCCCCAAGCTCTTCGACAATCTTGGCCAGGACTTCTACCGCCTGTACACTTTTCTCGACTTCCATACGTCCTCCTCCCCGTCGTGTACCGACTCGGTTAGGGTAGTCAGCTCATCCCGGGGATAGAGCAAGTATCCGTGGTGTTCCGTAAAGATGGCAACCCACTTCTGGTTGAGTTCGACTAACTCCGCGTGCGTGAATGTGCACATGGAGCCATCTTCGTGGGCAAAGGCGACGATAGATCGGAAGGGTGCCTTGCCTGCCAAGGCTTTATCTACCTCGGCACCTTCGCGGTCCATCAACCGCTGTTCAGTACTCCGGCCAATCCTGAATTTGGCAGCCAGAGCATCGGCGATCTTCTTCGCCTCTTTGTGGGACAATTCGTTCTGAGTCACCATAAGTGCAGTCCTCCTACTCTTCAACTGGGTCGTTCCAACAATCTCCGACTGCCTCGTTCCAGGCGTCGTCGTTCTTGTGGTACCGAAGTTCCTCAAGATCTGTGCGATGGGCATAAAAGTAGCCCATGTGTTCAGTGTAGATGCCGACCCAGCCGCCGTCCCCGGCCTGCAGTGCCTGGACTTCTGCGTTGGTCAGATGCACGTAGGACCCATCTAAGTGCCGCAGGTCTACGGTGTAACGAAAGCTGCTGGCCTGAAGACTTTTACCAGTAGCGATGAGCTCCCTCTTCAACTCCTTGTGAAGCTCGTTTACAGGAACCTGAGCAAACCCCAGCAGTGTACCTCCTCTTGGTTGGGCGTCTCTATCGGGTAGGCTTCTCCTTTTTCTGTTATACCCCAATGTTGCTGCCTATTCCTTTGCAGCGTATTGAGGTTAGCCTCGATTTGCTCAGCCAGCACACCCTGCTCTTTCAGGGAGGCGGACTTGGCCTTCGTAATGCATTTACGGCAGAGCATACCCACGGAGGCACAGACCATCTGGGGATCTGCTTTCCGGGGCCCGACTACAAGCGCAGGCTCGAGCAGGTTGAGTGGTACTTCGGTCATACAGAGGCGGCAGAGCTCACCCTTCTTTTTGCTCACCATTGGTTTTACCCTCCAGGTACCCAAGCGCCATCTGGTGGCCAGCGGCTATGACTGTTTCGTAGGATGCCGGGAACTCCCGCGCACCCCAGCAGTCGAAGTTGTAGATGATGTTGGCAATATTCCACCGTAATTCTTGAGGCAGAACATCTTTGTTGGCGGAGATGAAGCTTGCGAGCTCGTGGTACAGGTCAGAGCCCTTGTACCGCTCTTCGAGGCCCCAGTGGTCAACCCACTTTTGTACTGTCCACTCGACTGTTGGTTTGCCGCAGGTCAGGGGAACTTGCACATACCGCATTGGTGCTACCTTTCCGTCTTTGGCATCTTCCACTGCGAGGGACCCCGCTCTCCCGATGGGGTAGGCACGGCAGATTGTGGGCTTCGCAGAGTGAAGTGCGCAAAGGAACCGCGGAACCCCATTCTCGAGAACCTCGATGTTTGTTATCTTCTGGAGGATCTCCTTTGCCTCCGCAGGATCCTCGATCTTCCCAAGCTTGAACGCCTCGAGTTTTTCTTCGGAGACAAACTCCGTAACTACCGGTGCTGCGAAGGGGCAGATGGTAATGGGTTCTTTCCCCTCTTCTGGTTCTGCCACCGGGCGGAAGTTGATAGATGATACAGGAGCCCCTGAGTGCGGACCCAGGTGGAGGCTGAGGGGCGCATGTACGCCCTCGTAAAGGTCAACGGTCTGGTTGAAGCCAAGGGACTGCGCTACTCCTGACTCAAAGAGCATCCAAATATCATGCGGATTTACCAACACATCCTTGTTCATACAGCACTGCCCGCAGGCAGAGCAGTCGAATTTGAACGTATCTGTGGGTTCGACATACTTGATCTCCCCGGACTCTAACCCCTCAAAAAGGGGTTTCAAATTCTCTGGGATTTTAGCTTCATTCTTCGACATTTACTCTCCTTTGTCGCATTTGTCGCAGAGCGTTTTTGCCCAACCTTCACCACGCAATTCTCCCGGAGCCCCACATCGTTCGCAAGTAGTAGCACTCTCGGCGCATATCTTGTTGACGAGGTCGTGGACTTCTTGGGTTGCCGGCCCTATATAGAAGCGGAGGGTTCCGAACTTCTCTTTGATTTGTAGTGCCTGTGGGGGCGGGAACCCCTGTTCCTTGGAGAGTGCCATAATCCCTGCGCAGAGCTTATCAATAAGTGGATACCATCCCTCTGCGAGTCCCATTCCGATTGTGTACTTTGTACCATCGGCTTTTTCGTACTGCAGTATCTCGGGGTACTTTGCGCCCAGGGCATCTTCCTTGGCACACAACCGTTTAAACTCCTCCAACCTGTCGCTCATTTCCTGGATACCTCCTTTCCTCTTGCAGCAGCGGGTAGCCGTGCCTCCATGCATCGATAAGGGATTCGTACATCCGCGAATCGAGTACAGATCTCCTCACGTACCCGGTTTCAAAGGTGCGCCCGAAGTACGCACTGGTTTTTCTATCATAGTGCCCCACCATTTCCCAGGTGGGATCGTAGACTTTACCCTCTATTACCAGCCACGCATGCAGCACGGGCAGGGGAAGGCTTCCACTGGAGAGCGCAAATCCTTCTGCGTACAATACCCGCGGGTCGTTAAGCAAAAGCGCTGCCCCCTGGCAGTTGGCGAAACATTCTTGTACCGCCATCCTTACGAAAGGCGATTCTTGGATTTCCCGGATAATGTCCTCAGCCGGATACTCGGTCGTGCCGAACTCCTTCCCCGTATCTAAGAGATAGTCTTGAATGCTGAGGTAGTTCCAGCCCTCTGGCTTCTTGAAGCCGAAGAGTTCCATCCCGTGGACTGTGGCTGCGAGGTAGTCCTCAATTATGTGTGCGCTACTCATAGGTTTCCTGTAAATCGGTAAAGAGGTATTTCCCCTTGCCGTCCCGCACGCAGAGGCGTTCCAGGGGAATACCAAGTGCATCTGCTAGCCGCAGTAGTGTTCCTATCGAGGGATTTCTTGGGGTTTGTTGCCTGATAAGGCTGCCAATGTAGTCGTGGTGCAATCCTGTAGCGCGGCTCAGTGCTCGTGCAGAAAGGTTTTGGCGCGTCATCTCTAAACGTAAGCGCAATCCAAAACTTCGTCTCCAATCTATTTCCGTCATTATAAGCTCCGTAGGTGTAGTCTCTGACTCCCTTATACCAGAAGGACCACTTTATTCCTTGCAGATATTTTTTGGGGCGGTATTCTAATATTGACGTCGCGGTGACGTTGCTCTAACCGGCTGTAAACTACACGGGTCTTAGCCGGTGACCCGAGAGGAGGCTCTCATGATGTATCACGAACAATTTGTGGCTGTAGTAAAAGTTGGCAATCGGTTTCTCAGAGAAGAACAAGTAAGTGGGGAAGGCGGGGGTCTTCCGGGGGAAACTCGACGTACTGGCCGTGTACGGCTGCCTTTTGGGGAGGAGTACACGATCTTGCTGAAGAACATGTCTACCCAACGTGCGGTAGTAGACGTAGAGATCGACGGCTCAGATGTCTTGGACGGAACGCAACTGGTTATAGCTCCCAACACAGAACTGGAGCTCAAAGGTTTCATGAAGGGGGACCGTGCCCGGAAGGCTTTCAAGTTCATTCAGAAGACAGAGGAGATACAGGAGCATCGGGGGGACGACGTCTCAGACGGGTTTATCCGTGTACAGTATGCTCTTGAGAAGCCTGCGATTACGTGGAGCTATACGTATGCCCCGGGTACGTGGACGTATACCTCTACCCCTGGCGGTACCTTTACTTGTAGTACGACTACGGGCCCCCACCAGGTAAAGAGCGCATCTACCGGTGGGTCTATCAGTTGCTTTAATTGTACAGTTCCTGCTTCCGATGAGGGCATTACTGTTGCGGGGTCCGCTGTAGACCAGAAGTTCCACTCTACTTCTGTGGGTCTTCTTGAACCTCCGAATGTAATCGTCCTTGAGCTTGTAGGTGCAGTAGGCAAGCAACGGGTGAGGAAGGCAGTTACGACAAAGACCCGTCTTGCCTGCAAGACTTGCGGTAGGAGGTGGAGGAGTTCCCAGAAATTCTGCGGGAATTGCGGCACTGCCCTGGACTTCTAGGTAAAGAAAACAGGCCTCAACGAGCACCTGTAATCTTTTTTCTACTTGTCTACTTATCGCTCTTATACCGAGTGTGGGCGGTCTTTTCCGCCTCCTCTTCAGCGAGTAGTACCTGAGCAGAGTCGATCGCGTAATCGATCCGTTCCCGAATCATCTTTTCGCGAAGTTTGGGGTCTATTTTTAGGTAACTGATATCGACGATTACTTCGGCAAGGAGTCGGAGAGCTTTGACCAGGATAAGTTGGTCTCTACCAACCGCCCGGTATTCAGTGTTCACTCCTTTTTGTAGATAGTAAGTCCAGTCTTGTTTGCTCGCTTGCCGGAGTACCCGATCGAGGGCTTTGACCCGCGTAATAGCCCGGGCCAAGAAATCGATTCCCATGGCTACTCCATAGCTGGTTGTGGTGGATTAGCTAAGCGACTGCTTTGATTACCATGTAGGCAATCACTATTGCACTTGGGATAATACCCCCAAGTAATCCCCAAACAGAGGATTTGATCTTGAAGGCTACCCCGAGTTTAGCAATCTCTTTCTCACTTTCTGACACACGGCTGGCAATTGTGTGGCATGGAAGTCCTGTGAGTGCTTTTTCCACGGATTTCTCGAGAGAGCTCAATGCCTTTTCCATTTGTTCTTGGACGGCATCCATTTTGCGGCAGGTAGCTTTGATATCTTCCTTGGTTGCGCTTTCTTCTCTAAGCTGAGCTACGGTCCCCTTTAACGAGGTTAGTGCTTCTCGCACAGAACCTCGCCACTCGGCGTAGCCAATAAGGTCTGTTGTCTCTTTCGTTGTCTGTTCCATCGGGTAGCTCATCCTCGTACAAGAGCGGTAACGGGTCGCGTTGTCAGCACCAAACTGCCTATATTGTAAGGGAGAGAGTCCTTCCGTAGCAAGGGCCTGCGTGGTAGAATTTGCGTCATAGGAGGGTATTTCTATGAGATTCCTACATGTTTTCACATTATTGGCGTTGTTATTTCCACCACCAGACCCACCGGAAGAGGAAATCGATCCGGAGATGTTGGTGCAATACGAGGAAGTAGAGCAGGCGCTGAATGGTTTAGAGGATTGGGATATTGCTGAGCCAATAAAGGAGGAAGAATCCAATGCCACTGACGAACAAGAACTCGAGTAATGGTGCGGGCAGCTCAGCAGTGGAAGTGGGTATAGCGCGCCAAGCATTGCCCTACCTCGCCACCCTGCTTTTAGCGATGGTAGGTGGAAAGGGCCTCGATCAAATCCCCGGGGTTGGCCCCGAGGTTGAGCAGACCCATGTTGATGCCGCGGTAGCGACAATGCTTGACGAGGAACTAACGGCAGCCCTCAAGGAAGTGGATGGCAAGCTTGAGAAAGAAGTTTCTCATCTTAAGGAAGGGATTTCAGATAAGCTGGGCCGGTTGAAGGATGCCATAGTTGCTTTGAAGGAACTTTCTTTGACGAAGATGTCGCAATGTCAAAGGGAGCGAAAGGATATCCTTCTCCGTCTACGGGATCTGGAGAAGAATCTTGTGGAGCTGGAGCGGGATGTGGGGCAATTAGGTATGCCTGTTGAGGTGCTAACTTTCGATCCTTAGTTCCAGGGATCTGCGTTTGGGTCCTCCCCGAACATTGCCGCCGCAGTCTTGCATAACTCAATGCCCATCAACTGGTTACTGGGAGGAGCCCAATCCCCCAGCGCTTCCACGAAACCTTTCTGTGCGTGGCAATGCGCTGCAACTGCCCGCCAGGTGCAGCCTACTTCTACCCGCAGATTTCGTATGAAGTCCGCTTGCTCTTGAGTGAGCCCTTTACCGCCCACCTGTTCTTTGAATTCGTCTGCCTTAGCGCCGACGGCTTTGACGATGTCCATCAGCTGCTCTGCAGAGGTAACCTCGATGAACTCGGCATCGGGGTCTAGCCCCATCACCGACTTATCCTCCTCGGTCATCTCCCCGTCCTTGGTTTGCATTGCTTTGTCGGTGGTTACCCCGACTACTTTAGGTTTCTTCATTCCTCTGTAACCTCTGTTACCTCGTGGACATATACCTTTTGAGGCATATTCTCTGGCATCCGGCTGTCTGTTAGGGGGTCGAGAGACCATGCCAGCCGCACAGCATCGTCTCCTGTTTCCGCTATTACCCGGAAGGTGCGCGGAATCCCGAGGGTAACGTCCCATTTCTTTGTCATTTGTCGCCTCTTTTTGGGGTGCGGTACCCCTCGTTGAATGTGCCCATATCTACGAGGTTGTATCTCTGCCCGCAGAGGAGGCACTTACAGGTGTCTTTGAGGGCAAGAGTTTCTTGGTCGCGGTCCAATAAAATAGTGCCATCACAATCCGGCATCCCGCAGGATATGTTGTGCCCGCGCCCTGTGAGCGCATTAGCAATGAACTTCTGGGCAGAGACTATGAGTGGCGGAGTCTCCCCGGAGGACCGTTCTCTGAGTATCTCCCAGTACAAGTCGTGGGACTTCTGGTCCTTCGGGACATTGAGGGTCAGTTTGTGCATGTACTGTTTGTCGTGGTGAATCGGTCTGGTCATCTCCCCCTCCAAATTATTCAGTTGAGATATTACTCTGTGAACCAGGCTACCGTTGCTTGGCTTCGGCAAGGGATCATGCTCTTGCAGGCCGCACAGAAGAAGATATCGAGGTTTTCGTTATATCGCATCACCTCTTCACAAGAGACGCACACCCGTGTATTCGCGTAACGTCTTCCAATAATCTTGTTCAGCCGCCGCTCTTCTTGCCCCCGTGCTAAATCCCTAATTGCCTGAAATCTCCCCTTCCGAGTGCGTAGCTGGTGGGTCTTTATTGTGGCCGGGGGAAAGACATCAAAGCGGCGGCGCGGCTTTACCGGACGCTGCTTCTTCATCCGGAAGCGGCCGTACCCCATGTTCTTTGGTTCCACGTACTCCAGTGCTTCCCCTCCCATAGTTAGTGGGGGAGCTGGGTGTCCTGCGGGGTCTCCACCGACAATCCCCTTACCGGTGCAAATGTTACAGAGTTTCCCGTGGATAATTCCCGATCCTTTGCAGATGCTGCATATCTGCGCATTATAGAGAGCCATTCCTACTCCTAAGCTAAGGAAATGGGGTCGGCCGGCACCGACCCCCATTCCTATTCGGTCTTCTTCTTATGGAGTTCTTTGATGAACGCCACTGCCTCCTCCATTGTGTACCGCGGCTCCGCGTCATCCGGTGGGAACTTATAGACTTCAAGTAACCGACCAATCAAGCGCGATGCGATATATACCTGGGCGAACCAACTAACTACCATATCAGCTGGCCACCAAAATTCAATTGGGCGTGGGAAGAAGAGAAGTGTCATCCCCAAGGCGACCCAGTGGACCATACAATACGGGCAGGCGAAGAGCTTCCATACCCAGTGCATGGATGTGGAAGTCTCGCCCGCGCCATGGAGGCGTACCCGCAATGGTTTGAAGATGCTTGCCTTGGTGATCGTTGTGGCAATCGCAGCTGTGCTGCAGGAGAGCAGGAGTAGTTGGAGGATGTGCTCTACTCGCAGGGCGTGCACCAATCTCTCTCTTCTTCGTACTCCCGCGCCTGTTGCGCTGCTCTGCTGGACTCCTCGATAGCCGCATCAAGCGTATCAAGAATGTTGCCGGTCTCCAGCAGCTCCTGAAGTTCGAGGTCAAGACTGCCACCCCCGCCACCGGTCTGGGGTCTCATGCGGCCCTGGCCTCCCTCGTTGTTGTTGTTCATGCAGCTCTCCTACCGCGCATCATAGGACGCACGGACGCGATCTCCTCTTCGAGGTTGTCTGCCACCTCAACGAGAAGTTCGTGGTGATCCAGATCGGCGTTCTGGAGATACAGATCATTGATTGCTGCAGCCAGGTCTACTTTGGCGAGCCCAGATTCCTTCTTGGCCTCCATCTCCCGAGCGATTGCCCGTGAGGTAGCCTGATCGACAGCACTCACAATCATACCGCCGTTGATCGCATGCTCCATCCGAATTTCGTGGATGTTGCCCGATTTGGCCTGCATCTGGTACAGCACTCGCTTGGGGTCAAACAGCTGTTGTGCCGCGAATTCCGCGAGGTCTTCGACAGCCTCACCGTTCGCAAACGGAAGGTCGACAAGGTTGAGCGCAAATATCTCCGCGGTGCTCTCGGGGGTGGGCCGGGTAATCTTGATCTTACGATCCACACGACCATCCCGCACCACAGCAGAGTCCAACTTATCTGACCTGTTGGTGGCGAGTACGACAAGTGCAGACGACTTGTCGAGACCATCCATCTCAGCCAAGAACATCGGGACCATGGTCTTCTCCATGTCGGAGGATCTCCCAGACCCGCGTTTGGAGAGGATCGCATCTGCCTCGTCTATGAAGATGAGGGCCGGAATGCCATTCTCCTCGTGATACCGACGGGCAACTGCGAAGATGGAGCGAATCTGTGCCTCCGTCTCACCAACCCACTTGTTGAGCAGCTCAGGCCCCTTGATGTAGAGGAAACCACCCTTCGTCCCGCCGTGCAGGTTAGCAACTGCGGTTGCAGCAGCTTTCCCAAGCATAGTCTTCCCACATCCTGGAGGGCCATAGAGAAGGACACCCTTGATGGGTTTCTTGTTGTAGCGGGTATAGATTTCCTGGTGGAGGATTGGGTACTCAACAGCTTCCCGCATCATCCGTTTTGCATTCTCGAGCCCACCGATATCTCCCCAGGTGATATCCTGGGCAGTCTCGAGGTTCCACCGGTCTTCCCCTCGCCCGAGGTTGGTGGAGACAGCGACTCCGCCGGGGTTGAGTACGACGCGGTCCCCGAGCTTGATCTCTTCTGTATGCTTGCCCTGGAACACAACTCTGGTAGTGCCACCGTAGTCGACTTCGCAGAGTTGGTCGGAGATGATATTCCGAACGCTGCCGATCTCGCCGGCACCGATGGGATCTCCTGCCTTTCCGATGATTGCCAGGGTCATAACGTTCAGCAGGACTTCGTCGCCCACCCCGACACCTTCCTCCAACCAATAGGGGAAGGGTACACGCAGGATCTTCTCGCCGGTATGGAGGATAACTGTCCCACCAGCGCCCCCAATGAGGAGGACATCGTCGAGGTCGTAGTTCTGGTGCTGCGTTGGGGTCTCGGTGAACTGGGCGTAGATGCGGAAAACTCCTGTGGCCTTTCCCTCTTCGTCTGTGACTTCCCAGGCATCCTTGACCAAGATGCCCCGGCCTTCGTGCGGCCGTCCTTCTTTGACTCGGCCCTTCTTCCGAAGAAGGTTTTCCACCGTGGGTGGCTCGGGCTCTTCGATTGAGAGGATGGTCCCAAACGAGTTAGGCGGCTCGTTCATCTCGCGGAGCATCTCGTCTTGTTGGGTAATGATGTCCTTGGCTTCCTGCAGAGCATGGTTCAGCTGCTCCCATCTTTCAGCATCGTGCATTCCTGTCTTGCCCTCCTCGGCTTGTTGTCCTACCAGCTGGACGACCAGCTGTTGGATGAATTGCTCGTCTTTCAGTGCCATATGTAACTCCCTTCGTACGGAGGTCTTATACCCGGTATCGGATGCGATTAGTCCTCTTGTGGTTTCTTGAGGATCTGTTCCCACCGGCGGGACTTACGGGTCCTTCTCTTCACGTTCGACTTCTTCTTGGGTGGTTTCGGCGGGGGAGGCTCTTCTTCTCCTCGCAGAAATTGTTCGAGCTCCTCACTTTCCGGGAACTCGGTTACTTTGGGTTCTTTGGGCATAATAAACTCCGCGAGCGCATCTACCTGCTCCTCTATTTGCTGCAGGCTGGCCAGCACGTTCTGCTGCGCTCCCTCGCAGGTGTACTTAGGAGCGATGACATCCCTGTTATATCGGTAGGGCTTTTCTAGCTCTATCTCCCCCAGAAAGGGGTACTCATGCCCCACTATTTCCTTGCACATATCGCAGATAATCGAGCAGTAAGGTCTCTCCTTCCAGGGGGTAAACCAACTCCTCTTTGCGCGTTGGACTGATCCGCGCATGAAGCTCTCGAAGGGGTGGGCCCCACAATTGGGGCATGTGTGTAAAGGCTCCGGTATCTGGAGGAGCGCCGTGTATTCTTTTGGCATATTAGCCTCCTCCGGGTATAGGTGGTTCTGGCGGCATGTCTGGGAGTATGTCAGCTATTTGGCAAGAGGCGATGGCGTGGGACTTAACTGTCCCGTACTCACTAAACGCGGGCCATACACAACATTTCTCATGCTCGCACTCATGGTTAGATGCGATCACTGCTGCCTCTGTGCGGTCGCGAACATTAAGTAGGGTATAGACATTCCCTGTAGCGCCAACTACGTCAACCCTTCTTTTAGCAGTTATCTTGTGGAGCAGCAGAGTGATCGCTGCGGCAGACATCGATCCCTTTTTCTGGGCCATGGGTATGGTTGCTTTTGGTAGAGGCTCCTCCTTATCCCGGAGGTTCCGTATCTTCTTCCACCTCCGGTATTTCATTAAGCTTCCTCCGGTATTTCTCCTCCTTGAGAATATCCTCGAAGCGCATGTGCTCCATCTTCTCTAACTTCTGGACCATTTTGTTGAGCAGCGGAATGTCCTTGCGGTGTACCAAGATCGCTGTACTAAAGATGGGGTGGCCGTCGATGCCCATGGTACTGCAGCGACTCTTCATTGGGGCGTAGACCAGGCCAATATCTTTTACCTCCTCTTCGGTGAAGTCCTTGAGGGCCCCAAGGCCGATGGGAAGGAAGACCATTGCCATGGTATCCCCATCCATACCCTGCGAGTGGTACAATTCTCCCTTGTAGAGCCCCTTTGCAATCTCCCACAGGTCATCGGCCTTTCTTTGGCTGATATTCGGCTCTGCGGACATCCTACCAGCCTTCGTCTTCGTGCCCGTACTTGGTAACCGCCATTGCCGCTGCAGTTCCTGAGAACCGGCGATTGGAGAGGAGGAAGCCGCGGGTCCAGGACCACTCGTCTTCGATGTAGCGCCTGACGTCACCCGCAGTCAGCACGATGTTCTCTTTGGTATGCAGCTCCAGCATGGTGATGGCTGTGTCGTACTCGGTGGTATGGTCCTCAGGTGGCTGCAGGGAGAGGCTGAGTCTCCTGAGCTTACCTGCCTTTAGCTTTTTGAGGGAGTCTTTCAGCATCTTGTGGGCTTCTTCTACGAATCCCTTGCGGGCTTCATGTACCATTTTGCGGTGGGTCTCCCGGTTCTCCTTGAGGATGTCCAAGACTTTTGCGGTGTCGCAGGTTACTGACATGTCATTCATTGTTCTCTCCTATGATTTCGTCTACACGAGCGTGTTCTGCCGCTTCCTGCGCTTCACGCTGGCGTCGCGGAATGTAGTTGGTTCTATCGTAATCTGTAATTTCTCGGCATAGGGAGCGAGCCCTTTCAAGGTCCTGTAGTCCTGGTGGGTGTCCTACCCCAATTCCGAGCAAGGCAAAGAATGCTGAGTTGGGGTCTGCCAACTCATAGGCGAATCCTCGCTTGTGGTAGACCCGCATCTTACCAAGGTACTTGTCATAGACAACGGTGCAGGGTGCCCAGCAGAAAGCTGCGCCCCCAAGCCCACCATATCCGCACGTTGTACTTGGCCAGTGGATGGCGAACGACGCGATGTGGAGTGCTCCCGCTAACATGGTCACATCACCGGGAGCGTACTCTTTGCTGAAAGCCGTTATAGCGTCCTTGGTCGCTATAGCTGCGTGTTCTTGTAGTTCTTCCGGCTGTAACCACATTACTCGGCCTCTTCGAGGTGATCGCCAAAGGGTTCCATCTCCTCCCATTCCGCGTGGGTAAATTTCCCCTCTTTGATTGGGAGGCTGCGGCTGCGCACTGCAGACCAGAAGCTGTCTCGGGGGGACTGGACGATATACAGCAGTTTTCCGTTGTAGTAGACGTACGCCTTATACTCGGCGACAGCCTCCATGACGACGGTGACGAGGCCAATCTCTTCTGCGTTCCGGTGGGCATATGACTGTTGATAAACACCGTCTCCGAGTAGGTCTTCCCGCAGGGATTGGTTACTTTCCCGTATACGGTTTGCGGCGTCCTCGTAGGCAGCAGTTACCAGCGTACATACTTCTTCGATCCTCATATTTCCTCCAAATATCGCAATGGGATAATTACGTTAGGTTCTCTTTGTCCTGGAGCTCCATCCATTCCTTCATTGCTTTGTTGAGCTCAATAATCAGGTCCTTGAGTTGGGTGGACATCGCCTGCGCATCGTTAACCAGGTGGGAGCCGTAACCACAGTGCTTGGCGAGGGTGTACATACTTTCCTTGGGTATCAGGGTAAGTTGGGAAAACAAGTCGTGGATGACGTCGGGCATACCATGCTTGGCCATGGTGTCCAATTGCATCTCAACGAGAGAGATGGCAAGGGAGCTCCCGACAAGGATCATCTCCATATCGTGCTCTGTGACCTCCACCTCATCGTCGGGGGCGGTCTTATTTTCCGTATCGCTCAATGTTTTTCCGCCTCCTTTGCTTCCTCGGTCGCTTGTCCGAGCGCTGAAATTCTTCGCTTCGCGTCACTGCCTATGCGCAGGATAGCTTCGAGGTTCTCCTCGATGTCATAGCCCCTCTCCTGACATAGCATGCGCAGCCCCTGTTTTGTGAACCCGGTTGCGTCCATGACAAGTTGGTGCGTTTTGAGATCCAGCATCCCCTTGCCTACTAGGATGTCGAGTACTTGCTCTAACGTACTGTCGGCGTATGCTGCCCCCATGATAAAGACACTCAGTTCCTCGTGGGTCCAATCTTTGAATTCCCTCATTCAGCTAGTCCTCTCAACGCTGCTTGGCATACAGTAGTGGGCAGCGTGACCGTCTGTTTGTTGTCATTGACAGTCCGGCATTCCCCGTCCTTGAGGAACAACATAGTACCGGCTGGAAGATCAAGGTCTCCGCCTACAATGGTTGTTTGTTTGGGGCACGCGGGGCATGTTGCTTGCACAACGCGGTCCTTATAGACTTCCACGGTCTCGATGCCCTCTACTTCGGCCAGTAACTTATTTTCCGCCTGCAACAGCATGAAGACGCCACAGAGGAGCAGGAGAGTCATCGCAGTCCACATATAGCCGGCGACGCGGGTCCTTCGGTTCTCAGCCAACCACTTCTCCTCAATCAGCTGTCCATCTTGTCGGTTATACTTCCTGTTCCTCAGTTCTTCTCGGTCCCCCCATTTCATCTTCGTCCTCCATAGGCTGCTTCTGTTGGCCTTATACCTGAAAACCGGGGTGGTTGGGTGTAAAGAAGGGCTGTTCCCTTCTTACCCGCGGAGGCGGTTCTTGATTTGTCGGTGCACAACTTTCGCAGCATCGCAGGTGTAGAGTGCAGCGAGTACTGTGAAGCAGATAGTACCGATGGTGAGCTTGGCGGCTGTATCCTTGCTAACTCGCCATGCCCACTGCGTGTTCGTTTCTGTGTGTGGCTCGTAGCCAGGCCAGTTAGTCGTCTTCAATAGTCCACCCATTCGCATTGGCTAACTCCTGTTGAGCTTGCTTGAGCAATCCCTTTAAGAGTAGCCCGCTATCTTCCCCGGTGCAAATACTGTGTTCCCCGCAGACGATTTGGAGGGCGCGGGCGGTTATCATGGCCTTCCGCTCCCGACATTCCTGCAGCCAACCATACCCTCGCTGGATCCTCATCATAGGCGAGTCGTGGGATAGCTTCCCTTCGGCATCTCGTGCTTCCTGCCGCCCGCAGCTAAATCGGGTTATTTCCCAGGTACCATTGCCCTGGACAGTATCGTCCGCCCCGATAGGGATTACCTTTCCGGGGCTCCCGCACTCAGGACATTTTACGTTTGGCATACTTCCCCTCCTTTACTGCTGCCTCGTCTGCTGCTCGCGGGGCATGACCACTCTCCTTAGCGAACGTCTTGAGCAGGCGGTTTGCGTGTTCGCCCGACGCAGCCTTTACGACGACAGAGGCTATTGCCAAGTCGATCCACCGATCCCGGCGGAGTATCTCATCATCCTTCGTCAGCAGTTGTTGTCTCAGCTGCCCAACCTCCAACTTCCGCTTGCGGCGTTGGTGGGCCAGCTCTTCTATCTCCTCTCCAACCGCTGTTGCCCCACATTTGAGGCATCGCCCGTCTTCATTGGTTTCCACATCCCACCCAGTACACAGGCAGAAAGAGTGTCGGTAATCCATTAGGTGTTCTCCTTCGAAATAATGGGGTACGCCCTTGTAGGGCAGGTAATATCACAACCGTCCATCTCAGGTAGCCGGCAGTAACTACAGCGAATGATACCAGAGCTGTCAAAGAACCAGCGGTCTTTATCCCGTGCTGCAAGTGCTCGTCGGAGGCGTCTAATCTCGGGGTGCTGGCCGACGACAAACATCTCATCTGCTGCTGTACAAACAAGCGTGGCCGACGTCTCCTTTCCCTTTTGAATGGCGTACAGGCAGAGGTTTTTCGCTAGGTCCGGCGCATGGGTTTGTATTTCCCTAAAAGCCCTCTGGATCGGCGCAGCCTGAGTGTGCTCGAAGATAAGCCGGTTTGCGAAGGTTGGTTCGCTGTAGGTTCCGCCGACACTATCAACTTTGTATGCCCACCCCGATCCTTTGTAGAAGAGGGAGAATGTGGTATCCGGGGACGGGGAGAGGAGCTCCTCCCTCTTTTTTTCTGTAAGTTTGGCGAGTCTTTTTGAGCCCATAGGCAGTACCTCACTTTTCGTTGTGGGCGGGGTGGGTTTTAGTGGGGCAGTGCTTTCTACACTCCTGTCCTTGCTCACGATCGCAGAATGCGCAGTGTGCGATCATCTCGCTTTTATCGTAAAGTCCGACGTCGGTTACGTATCGGTGGGAATCTCTAAGAAGAATACCTTGCCGTAGCCGGCTGAGTTCTTCCCGGAGCTGCTCCTTACTCGCAGTATGGATATCCGTAGTACCGCCCTCATCGAGCCCTACGGTTTCTTCCTGGAGACCTAAGACTTTTTTGTAGTCTGTATGATCACACACGAATTTTCGGGTATATGGGTCGTAGTTCCAAATTGCCCAAAGGGTTAGTGTGTAGTGTTTACTGTTATCCATGTGTTCCATAGCGCGGAGGATATATTTGTCTCTTGGACCGTCGAAGCTAAGTACCCAGGCTTTGCCGAACTCTAGCGAACCATAGGTTCCGCCATCGACACCAATTTTTCCTGTCCATCCCCCATAAGAGTGGTAGAGGAAATAGCGTGCTCCCGAGTCACTATAGGGTGGGGGTCCCGAGCCACTATAGAGTGGGGGTGCCTGCTCTTCCTGCGGCTTTTTGTTTTTGGTGAGCTTTGCTAATCTCTTTGAGCTCATAAAGGTTACCTTCCCGGGAGGGGCCCCGAAGGACCCCTCCCATCACATCCTAACTTTCCTCGCAGGCACCCATTTCCGTCGCGGGTCCTGGATACTCATCAAACATAGAGGTTAGTGTTTTACGCATTACAATGTCTCCGTGGGTTTGGTAGGGCTGTCCGGTGGTTCTACCAAGACCGGTGCCCCGAAGAGTGGCTTGCTCCTCATCCGGTGCCCCCAGGTTTCACCAGTCACTCCACTTCCACTTTTTTTGCATGAGCGCATTTCCGGGATAGTGAGCTCTCCCCCATAAAATCACAGACGAGCCCAACTCCGCTGGCGTGTGTGTAGTACACACAGACTACGTCTTCCATGCAGAAGGTGTTGGCCACGCCTATCTGATTCGCGGGGGGCGTGTCCTCTGCAATTGCTGCCGAGGGTGTTTTGTCGATGTTCATGAGGGTCAGGCCGAATACAAACCCGGCCATAACCACAATGCCAAATAGTATTGCTAACAGTGTCTTGGGTGTGGGCATAGAGATCCTCCGTTTGGTTATTTAGCTACGAGTACCCTACGGGTACTCTAGCTACTTTCGAAACCCTTATACCCGGATTGGTCGAAATATCTCGATTAGATATTCGTAAAGGTAGGCTCTATGCTTCTCCGCGGGGATGGTATGGGGCAATAGCACCTATAAGGCTATTCTTCTTGTCTTTTACAAGCGCGGCCCTGGTGTCCGGCGCATACTCGAGCATGAATCCTCCGTGTTGGGCAAGCAAGCCCACATACTCTGAGTACAACCAAAACGTTGTCGGTCGGGGGTAGGTAACCTCCCATGCATAGGCAACGGGGGTACCATCTTTCCCGAGCTTGGCCCCACTCGTACTTAGTAGTGGTCGACGAATCAAAGTCGCGGTTTCATCCAGTTTCAACAATCTTTCGTAGACCAACTCCCTCTGTCTCGGTTCCGGTTGGAAGCATGCTTCATAAACATCACCGTCCCAGTTATGCATGCATTCCGCTTCACCTCTCATCAATTCGCGGATCACTTTGGTGAAGTGTGGCTTAGTCATATCGCCTAATCGAATATCCCCTTTTTCTATTCGCACCTGCACACTCTTCAACCACAGATTTAGGATAGAAGGGATAATACTTAACGAGCGTGGACCAACTACGGCCCATTGACCATTGGAAACGAGCGCGGGATAATCGTCTTTCTCCCTGAAAACAATGAGAGAAGCGCGGTTCTCGGGACCAAAGAACTGCTTACGTTTGACGTAGCCCATAGTATCCTACTCCAAGACCAATTTTCGCGGGGTACGACCGGCCCAAGGTCCTGCATCGGGGTTACAAGTCTCTTCATTCATGTCTGTAACCCGGTAAAAATCCCATTTCTGGCTACACCGCATTGTCGCATTAATGCGCTTGAGCGTCTGCTTTGTCCCACTGTAATACTTCTTCCCATTGACTTTCGGGTAGTAGCCATCTGCCCCAAGTCTCCACAACCCGCTTTTCATCGGTACTCCCTCATTGTAGGGATCCTCGAGGTGCAGACCGTCCTCACCACCAACCTTCAATACAAGGACAATGTGGTGGTCCATCTCAATGATGTTGATCTTGTTGAGCCACTCCCAATCTCCATACAGCTTGTTCAATGGGTGGTGCTCCAACCGCAACTTTCCATTGACCTCGCAATAGTCGCCGTACCCGGGGATCGTAGTTCCCTTGTACACTTTGTCGTGGGGCCATGTAGCCATCCACCTTGCATTCCTACCAATGCGGAAGTTGAAGTCCTGGTTCACACACAAGTACCACCCCAAGAACAGTCCTGCCCAAGGGCTGCATGTTCCCCCATGCGCAGGCTTCACAACTCCTGCGTTGGGGATAATCCTTCCGACCTTAGGGATCGGGAACTCGTCGCCGTTCTTGAACTTGTCCTTGCCAAATTGGTAGGCATCAATCCACCCACCGTATCTACACCCCTGTCCATCATCGCAGGTTTGCATCAATTTGATGGCGTCGGATATCCGTCGGTCCAAGTTGTTTTGCGGGAGCAACGCCGGCAACCCAATTGCTTCATGGAAGGTATCGATTTCCGGGGTCTCCATGTAGCTCTCGGAGTGCTTCAACATCATATCCATCATGTCAATTGTCCGGGGCCCCACTACCCCATCTTGCTGCAATCCATGCTTAGCCTGGAATGCCAATACCGCGGCTTCGGTCATACGACCGAAGATCCCATCGATAGCACCAACTGCAAACCCGCACTGCCCAAGTATCTCCTGTAGTTCGTGACACCCTTTCATCCCAAATTTCCAGATCATTCTTTTCCCTCCAAGGTAAATTGTTTGCGTAAACTCTCGTAGCGCCCGAGAGCATTCAAGGTGTTCCCCATGAATTCCAATCCGCCGAGTACTGAGATTTCGGGGAATTCAAGGGGAGCACCTCTCAACTCTTCGAGCTGGATCTCCAGGTTCTTCCGCATCATTTCGATAAACCACTCTGCGCTCAACTTAGCCTCGAGCAGTTCCTCTTTCAGCGCCTGTCTTTTCAGCTCTATAACTGACATCATCCCTCCATACATAGTTGCTTTTTGGTTACCATTCTTCCTCCTAGTCCCACTTTAGATGTAGCTTCTTATAGGCCTTCGAGTTGCTGGTGTAGCCTGCCACCAACTCCGGTAGCCATTCAGTGAATCTCGCCTTCCACCAGTCCCTTTGTTTGGGGGTCTTACACTCCCGCAGGGTATACGTTGCGTGTTTAGCGGAGTTGTTGCCCGTATCTAGGCCTGCAAGGACAACATCCCATCCTTTTGTATCGATGTAGAAGCAGTGTAGTTGGAACCCTTCTTCTGCAGCAAAGGTATGCACAACTTTCTTGAACATTGTTTTGGTTCTGATTTTCCCCTCAATTGGGGGAATATCCATCAACTGTTCGTGTACGAACAGGTTACGGAGTTTCGCCGCCTTTTTCATATGTGCGGAGCCCCGGGATTTTCCGTCCCAGATAAGGATGAGCCCATCTGCGTCGTCTGCCATCGCATTGTTGCGGATCATCCCTGCGGCTTTACCGTAATCTTGCCAGTTGGCGGTGTAGACCTCTACGGGGAGGTGCCTGGACATAGCCCACGCTTTGCCCCACTGGTCTGCGCCTTTAGCGCCCCCGCAGAGTACTTTTGTAACGCCCATCCCACTGTTAGTTACAACTTGCTCCACAAATGTGACCTTACTCTCCAGGGTGTGGGACACGTTGTCGAGGTCTCGGGAGCCGGCGATTATCACTTTCATCTATTTCTCCTCCAATTCCCGTACCCTTCTCTTCAGCCTTGCATTTTCAATCTGCAAACATCTCTTACTCCGGTTGATTTTAGTAGCACTGAAGAATGCGTAGTGGGACCCGCATCTAAAGGTCATAGGGTTTCGGAGTTTCTCCTCACAGTAAGGACACGTCTTCATTTGCCCTCCACATGCTCAAGCGTATACTCAAAATTATCGTCCATCTTCTTGCGGATGATGAAGAGAGCATTGCACTCGAGACAGCTGATCTCATCACCAACCTCTTCTTCCCAGGAGGCACCATAGCATGACGTTCCCGCGTACTTAGCATGACAGATGGGGCAGGCCTCGAAGTGGGTGTGGATGATATCGTGACAGTAGTCACAACACTCTTCTGGTATGAGCTCGACCTTGTACGTGCTCTTTATCATGCTTTTCCCTCTCCTGAGTAGTACCTGCTAACGAGTCGTTGTACCCGGTTGTGCCGTGTAACATACTTGAGGTGGGCCCAGTATCGTTTCATTTGTAAATCTCCGTTGCCTTTTGCAGAGCATCTGATAGTTCGCGGGTCTGCTTCCGCAACTCCTTTATCTTCCTCTTAAGCTTCGGGTGCTCCTCCTCATCAATGGTGAGGACCATAGACATAGCTAACACGTCAACAGATGAGGTGAGGGTGTTCAACGTGTACAATAGCTCCCCCTTCTTCATTAGTCCCCTCCCGGGAAGTAATCAAAGACCCTGCAAATGGTTTGTTCCCTTTCTGCTGGCATTTTATCTCGATTGAATAATTCTCCACCCTTGCACACTAGGTGGTCTCCCGGTTGTGCTACATTTACTTCTGACTGTTTGCCGAACACCAAGTTATCCCCCGACTGGCTCAGCCACAGGTTCGGGATTCTCCTCTTCCCCACCATCAGTATCACTTCGTGCAGGTTCTCCCCCGTCCATTGTAATGTAGCCGGCCTTGGTGTCTTGCTCATCGTCCCCCTCTTGTTGTTCTCCCTGTTGCGCAAGTTCAATCAAATCCCAGGGTAGCCAGGTAATTACTGCGTTCAGTTCTTCCCGTGTACCCAAGTGGACTTGCCCATCCGGGCTTGGGTACATGTAGACATTAGAGAGGTTGTGCGCCGCCTTCAAACGCTCGACCTCCGCTGTGATCTGCTCCCCAGTTACTGGTCTACCCTTTCGCTTTTTTCTGATCTTCTTCAACTCTCCTCCTTATCTTTTGTAGTCTGGTCTCCTTCTTACCAGGTATTGTGAATCCCACTTGAATATATTGGGCGGCGATCGGCGGGGCGTAGAGTATAGTGGCTATCCCCTGCTCTTTATCAACACTCTCTACCTCCAGCTGCCCATACGTGTGCAGGCTTTCGGGGAAGTGGAGCCCCGGGTCTTTTGCTAATGCTTTCAATGCAACTGAGTACCCATGGTCGAAGTAGGCTGCCAATTCGTGCTGGTGTATTTCGTAGTCGGGGATGCTATTCAAGAGCTCATGCAATATTGCCACCTTCCCGATGAAGATTTTCTTATACTTCGTAATATTGTCTGCGAGCATCTTGAGGTCTGCAATGGGTCGATTGGCGTGTGCTATCTTGAGGGCCTCGCGCTCCTCTTCCGTGAAATCTGCGTAGCCGTAACCAAGTTTGTTGGTCAGATTACACAACTCTATAGTCTCGTTTTGAGAGTTTATCGGTTTCGCAGGTAGTAGCTTAGACATGAGGGAGGTCGCGTTGACCGCCTCCATCACTGAGGCTGCCATTGCCTTAGCGAATGAGTTGTTCTTGGCTTTCTCTTCCTTTGCTTCCCCCTCTAAGGCCTGAACAAATGTGTCGTTGAACGCTACCTCATCCACGACTACCCCGTCGCAAGTTGTGCCTTTAATGTCCTTCTCGCCGTGTAGTTCGAGCTTCTCTACACCTTTGAGGTTAGCGAAGCCCGCGCCAACCACATTGGTAATGTTATCCCACGAGAACCACTGTATGTCTTTAGTCTTCTTTCTCGGTTTCCTCATCCTTCATCCTCTGGGCAATCTTCTTGAGCCGGCCAATGCGTTTCTTAGGCGTATTCGCCCCAGCTGATATCTTAATGAGCTGCTTTATAACCTCCTCGTCCATCATCTGCTGCATGTCCTTTTCGACTTTGCCTTGAAGGTCTTCTACAGGACTTATACCCTCCATGTAGAGTTCTTGCGCGGCTATTTCCGCCATCTGCTTGGCCTGCTCTATTTGCATGCCCAAGAGTGCTTGTTGGGCTCCTGCGCCTGGATAGAGGACTGAAGGAGGGACGCCCATTGCGCTGAGGATGTTTTGCTCCCACGCTGGCGGGGGCTCCCAAGCTTTTGGGGTTCCTGTAGTTGTAATTGTGTACGGTGGGGACGAGGGTGCAGGGACGAGGGGTGTAGCCGCAACCTGCTCATAGGTGATGGATGTGCCGACTTTGTCTGCAGGTTCTGTGGTAGGAGAGCCCTCTGTAAACGCGAAGTGGGAGGGGTGTTCCGTCCAAACCTCATCTTTCTTCGGTTTCTTCATTAGTGGAACTCCTCTCTGTTGAAGATTTCGTTGGCGATAGTGTAGAGCTGGGCGGCGATCTCAGGAGCGTACATCTCTAAATGCTCGGGGAGATGATACCTCGCGGTTAGTTCCACTTCATCCTCAGACTCATCCAGGTCCACGAGTACGGTGAACATCCTGGTTGCGTTGATCTTCATTGGTCCCTCTCTGTTCCCATTCTATCGATTTCTATCGCCTTTCCCACAAAAATATCCATTATAGATAAAAGTAGGGCCGAAGCCCTACGCACTACTCATTCTTCTTCTTCCGCACCTGGGAGGGTGAGGATGGGAGGCAGTTCTTCGGGAAGCCCCTCCACTAGTGCGGGCAGGATCTGGCGGATCTTACTTATGTGCTCCTCCTCGAACTCGTCGAACCTTTCGGGGGGGATGCGTCTTTGTCCCGACATAGCCCGCAAAACTCGGTCCCTCTCCGCCGAGAGTGCTTCCGCTCTCTCGACCTCTTGGAGTAACCCCATTTCGTACTCTGTAGGTGTGTGCACCCCATAGTCTATCCTGGTGAAGGTATCAGCTAGGTACTGCGCCTCTTTTAGCAGGGTGTTGATCTCATTAGCTTTGAAGCGCTTGGTCGCTTCAAGCAGTAGGTCGAGGGCGAGTAAGGCCCGGGAGTTCTCTTTGGCGCAGAGAGGGCAGGATCCGCACCGTACCCCCGTACGCTTCCGGTCGGCGATACAGGCTTGAACTTGGGTCGGCCCCCGCTTCATCCGCTTCTTTTTACGTTTCTTTGCCATGTGTCTCCTGTATCTTCTGCAGGCGGGTTTTCGGTTTCTTTGTTTCTTCCTTCGCAAGGGCTATCCACGTTGTCTCGCGGCATGCGCAGTCTGCGCATTCGGTGATAACTTCGGCCCCGAATGCTCGTCGGCGGACCTCGAATTTAGCGAGGTTAGACGCCCCACAATTTGCGCACCAGAAGGCTTCCCCATCGGGGCCGAAGTCTTGCTTGATTCTCTCTACAAGGTTTGCAGTTCTTTCATCAAAGGATAATTGCTTCGCCATTCTATCTCCTGCGGGGCCCCCGAGTTTCCCCGGGGGACCCCTGGCTCATCTACCCTCGACCACGCACCTCATCGAGGTCCTCGTGGTAGTGGCATGTTGCGCGGCCTTCGGCATCCTTCTCCCACGGCCCCAGGTGCGGGCATTTGTCCTCTCCCCGCATACAGAAGCTGCGGGTACCATCGGGGCATGCCGTTAGTGGGCTGGCTCGCAGCTCTTTGGCTCCCCCGACGCCATCCAAGTAGGCTGTTGGGATAGTGATACTTCGCGGCTGCTTTACTTCCTCGGTTGGGCATGCACACTCAGCAGTAGTCCACGAACTCTCCGTGGGGGAGGTAGCGGCCCCACGAAAGTAGGTACATTCAACTCCTCGTGGTTCAGCGCAACGCCCACCAGCAGGCTTGCTCGGGCAGGTTGGTGCGAAGAGTGTATCTTCGTCCGCATCGTCTGAGCGGTGTACACGCAGGGTTCGCGTGTTCTCTTTTTCCTTGCGAGGCGTTTGGTCGCAGAGGACCTGCGTATCTCCTATCAAACCCCCGAAGTAGACGCAGTTCTGTCCTTCCTTAGCGGTGCTACAGCAGACGGGGAGCCCCTCTTTGGACCGTTCGTGTACAAAGGCACGGCAGTCCGGTAGGTCGGCGGGGATGTAGAGTACCTCTTCCTTGTACGCGGTGGTGTGGACCGTAATGCGCTTCAGGTGGACAGTGTCGTCCGTGGAGTCTTTTTCCTTCTCCCCGCGGTATCCCGCGTGCAGGCGGGCAATCCATTCCCGGAGGGTTTCCCCTTCCAGCTTGTCGTATTCCTGCAGGAGCTCCGACATCTCCTTCCCGACGTCGAAAAGAAACTTAGTATCATCCCGTTCGTAGGCAGTGTAGCCCTCGTGGAGGCGCTGGACAAAGTGGAACATCTCTTCGTTCTCGCGGGCACCGAATTGCTTTCGAATTGTCTTGTTGCCCTGTATCAGCGCATCGATAGTTGCCTGAGCTATCTTGAGCTCGTCCTCAAGCCTCTGGGCATCGGTGTGGGCTTTCGCGGCGTCCTGGATTAACCGCGAATTGTCCTCCTCCAGGGAGACCATTTCTTCGGCGAGGGGGCTGTTCGCTTCCGTGTAGAGGCGTTGGACGAAAGTATGCGTACTCTCGCCCTCCCTGGCACCAAATTTCTTGCGCAGTGCCCGATCGTCGCGGAGCATCTTTTCCAAGGTCTCCCGGCTGAGCTTTTCATCAGCGCATGTACGCTCAATAAACTCTGCGAACGACAGCTTCTTGGGGATGGAGAATCTCTCAAGGATTTCCTGCTCGCGATCATACGCACGTCGGAGCTCCCCCCATTCTTCCGTGAACCGACCCTCAAATTCGCTGAGGCTTTCCCTGTCCTTCCAGCCCATCCAAACGAGTATATCCTCGAGTTCCTGGGATTGGGCGTTGCCGCCGTTGGTTGCCTGCGCAGCGAGCTGCTTTTTTGTCTCCTGCAGTTCTCGCAAGGCACACTCCTTGGCGCGGTCCGCACCATCCTTCATGCGCTCCTCGGACATCCTCCCTCCCACGAGCAGGACCTCTGTCCGACAGGAGTAGAGCACACGATCCCCGCCTTTACTGCGCATCAGCGCAATGCTATCGCAGAAGGGGCACCGTTCCGGTGGGGTCTCGAACGTCTTCATTGTATTGTCCTCCGTTTGGTTATCTACCCTTCTTATACCCGGCATAGCCCCAAATATCTCAATGAGATAAAAAGGGAGTTTCCTCCCTTAGCCCTTTTTCATTGTTGTTCCAGCCGTCGTTGTTTCATCTCCTCGATCTGTGCGAACCGCCCGCGTTTCAATTCCCGCGGGTCCCGCACTTTCGCCAATTTCTCGGTGTGCTTTACATCCTCTTCCCATGATTTGTGCCACGCTTCTACTATGGCATTAGCGCTTGTGGGCATCATGTTTGGGTTCATGTTTCCTCCTTGCTGGGCCTACGCCAGGCAAAGGGACTGATTTCAAGTTCTCCCCGGCACACACGCCCGATCTTTAGTCGGATGCGTGCCAGCTGCTCTTCTCTCCCTGGCCAGTCATACACCTTGGGTGTGTGTTGGTTCGGGGCCTTCTTTTTAACCTTCATCCCCTACCCCTTTCCGTATTTTCTTTCGAAGTCAAGCAGGACTCTCTTGAGAAAAGCCACCTGATGTTCTGCCCTTTCCAGGTGTCCCTCGATCCTCCATCTTGCGTACTCAATAGCGAGCTCAAGTGACTCAAAGTAGGCCCCATACTCGGAGTCCTCCATAGGCTCTTCGACTTCAAGCTCTTGGATAGAGAAGTGCCCAAATTTACCCACTCTCCACGTTTTCATTCTTCCCTCCGTACCCACCGCTTCAGCTGCTCAGAGTGGGGCTCGCCCTCAATAGTTTGCTGCCTGCCGACGTGGGGCTTCTCCGGGATCCGCCCCTCAATGTAGGAGATAATCTCCTCCAGGGGAACCGCGGTCTTTAGCGTACTCGGCGTCTCGTGGAGGCTCGAGGCGTAGGCTGCAAGCTCCAGGACCATTCGCACCAGGTAGTGACGATCCGCCTGACAACCAACATTCCACAGCATGGGTCTGTCGGCGAGTATCTTCCGGAACTTGGCGTTCCGCTCCTTGATGTCTTTGAAGCGCACTTGGGTATTCCCAGTCTTTAAGAAATGGTAGATAGCCCCAAGTGCTCGACCGGCCTTGTCTCGGCTGGCACGGACATACTGCTGCCCGCTGTTCTTGTGACGAGCCATCCCCTCGGGAAGGATCCCCTCGAAACTAGTTCCACGCTTGGAGGCGACAATTGCGATATCCATACCGGCTGCGGCTACGCAGTAGACGTTCCTCTGGGTTCCCACCTGGAGCTGCCAATCGGGGGGGCCGAGTAGTTCCCGGAGTCGGTTCCGGGTGTCGCCCAGCATAGTTATGGAGAATTCTTTGCCGTCGACTTCTGGGCAGGTCTCTGCAACCAGTTTCTCTGCCTGGAAATCGAAGGCGTACATCAAATCGAAGGTTTCATACTTCGGGTTCCGGCTAAGGTTTTCTCGTGTGTATCCCACCGCACGTTTCATGGCTCTTTCCTTCCTTGCTCATCTTTTTTATCTCCAAAACATAAGTGCGCGTTAGACCAGAGCCGGAGTTCTGCCCCATTTTGTACTGAGTTGCTCTGCACCCCGCAGAGTGCGCACTCGTAGACACGGCACTCGCCGTAGTATTTCGCGGTCGGCACCATTTGCGCGAAGCGGTAGTCGAACATCGTAAAACCACCAGGCTTACGCCCATCTTTCTTCATCTGCAGTAGGCGCTCTCCTTCTTTGAGGAGTTCGTGGTAGCCCTTCCCGCATAATTTCGCGGCATGGGCAAGTGCTTGCTCGAAGACCGCGATGGTCTTGTCAGCGATAATGCTTCGCTTTGTTAGTTGGATGGTCCTTTTCTTGTGGGCGTCGATAATCCGACGCGCCTTCGCTACGTCATTTAGGTACTCAGCCATCCTTTAGCTCCTCTTCCCTTGGCGGGTACTTCACGTAATCAAACTCATCCCTAAAAAGACCGTATCCGATGTTGAAGCCCTTAACGTAACCGACATGGCCAAGAGGGCAGCCAGCCCCGCTCGTTCCAAGGGGAACGAAGGGGGCCGGCATTTTGTACACAGGTACATACGGTTTCCCGCAGTACTTACAGTGCCCCGGCAGCCACCGCGTCAACCACCGCCATAGGCCAAGCTTCTTAGGTATTGGCTGGGGTTCTACTTGTATATGGGATGTCCCCATTACCGTATCCTCCTTATACCCGCTGCGTACTATTTCTCGCGCAGTGCTTCTTCCAGGGTAGCTATCCTCCTGTGGAGTTCCCGAATATCCGCGGGAATCGCGGCCACGCAGCCAGATTGCATTTCATGCTCAATAGCGGAGACTAACTGCCGCTGCTCCTCGAGCTCTTTCTTGTAGAGGCATTCTCCCTGCCTCATAGCAGAGGAGTCGATGCCTGCTTCTTCCAATGCTTCGCACAGGTGGGCATTGAGCTCCTCAGCCTTGAGCGCACGGGCCTCCAAAGCCTTATACGCACGACGCCAACATTCCTGCGGGCGGGGAGGGCTCAACGCACTATCTTTGCGGTAGCGGTTACCACATCGGAATGCGATAAATGCGGGACCATCCACTGCTACTTCTGCCCCGCACAGCGGGCAGCTACTCTTGTTTTTGTCCATCTCTTTTCTCCAGCTTGATTATGTGGTGGCGCATTTTCCACCAGTCGCGGATGAAATCGGCGAGCACCCCGGGATCCGGTTCTCCGCTAAAGGCTCGGATGACGGCGGGTTCGTCGACTTGCCCACATTCTGGGCACTCCCCCTTCCCCTTGGCGGAGGCGATCTCCGCGATCTTCTCGGGAGTTACACGGAGCTCAAGGGTCTCCTCGGGCTTTGTTTGTTTGAGCATCCCAAGGACAAGCTGGCAGGTGGAACAATATCCGTCGACCCAAAGGCCGGCATCATGTGCCTCCGTCTTATCTCGCTTGCATTTTTTGCATTGCTCGGGCATCTTTCCTTACTCCTCGTGTCCTGGGCTCACCCTAATCTTGTAGGTGCTGAAGTTGGCGTTCTCTTTGAAGGACTCGTAGAGCCCGGCTTCCTTCAAGGCCTCCCGGAAGGAGTCCCACTCATCCATAGAGATGAGCAGGAATTCCCCGGGTTCAATGTGTTCATCTTCACTTCCAAGGATGACTACTGCCATGGTTTACCTCGTTCCTTGTCTTTTCCCCGGTGTATCTGGATTGTGCAGGGGACTACACGGTAGCCCTTGGCCTCCATCTCTTCCCATGTCCTTGGGTCTGCGTGGAGGTTTAGGGCTACATCCTTTGTCGTCCCTTTTACAGTCCGCACGGTCCTAACTATGGGGGAGTTGTCCGGTCGGAGGCAGATAAAGGCTCCTACCTCCTCCTCCCACCCCAAGGTCCCCCGGCAACAGCCTGCGTGTGTTTCCGAGTCCCGCTCGGAGATAAACCAGGGGCACTGTTCTGCCGGCTCTACGCAACGTGTACACTTCTGTTCCATCCTACCCCCTTGGCCTAATGCCGCGGGAGCCCGCTACACCCTCATCGAGGGTAAGCATCTTGCCCTTGGCGAGTTTGCTGAACTTCAGCATGTATTCCTTGAAGTCGATGCCGAGGTTGCTCAGGAGAATCATCTGGTCCCCAAGATCGATTTCTACGTTCTTGAAGACCAGCAAATTCTCCTTCTTTTCCAGGCTTTCGTAGCGTAGGGTGTACATTATTCCTGCTCCTTCTTCCATTTCTCAGTGTCTGCTTTTGCTTTTCTGGCAAGGAAGTTACGAATCTTCTTGGAGGCGAAGGTATAGGATTCCGCGGTTGCCGGCAGGGCCGCTTCGATCAGCCCGGGGATGTCATCGTCCGCTGCGCCGGCCCCTTTGAGAATCATGTGGGCCAGAACGTAGGTCCCGTAATTCATCTCCCCCCGCAGTTTCTCGGGGACCAGTTGCGCATCAAGGGCCTCGTCTACCGCAGCCTCGGCTACGATGTCCTCGCAGGACTCTTTCACGTCTACAATTTCCTCAGCCCCCTCAGCGAGCCTTTTGATATCCTCTTCAGGCCCCCACCAGCAGTAGCAGCCCCAGAAGATGCGGCCGTCATCGAGGACGAGCATCGGGTTAGTTTTCCCTTCCTGCGCGAAGTTCATGCCATAGTTCTCTATCCAAATCGGGGGAACTACGTCCCCTCCATAGGTGCCATACCCGACCAGGAAGAACGTCTCTCCTCCGTGCAGGTATACGCCGATTCGTTCCCCTTTTTTGAGGCCGGGGTCTTTCTGTATTTCCTCAGTCATTCTCTGCGTTCTCCTTTGTGTGTAGCCCTCGTTTATCGCGGGCCGTTGCTGCGACGACCATTACTTCTTGCAGACAAGTGCGACAGATAACGCAATTACCTACTTTGGGCGGGCTGTCGATAAAGTGGGAGGTATGCCCACATGAAAATGTAACAATCGCGCGGGCGCGATCCTTCTCTTTCCTACTGACTAAGTCATCCATATCTGGAGCTCGTTTGTTATCAGTGGGCATGGCCTACTCCCCTTCTTCCGCTGCGATGGCGGCTTTACATACTTTGTAGAGCTCTTCTCCACCGGCTGCGGATTTGAAAGTTACTGCCAGGTCTTCAGCTTTGAGCGCTGTGGGGTATTTCTCGGCGAATTCCTTTGCCTTAGCTTCTGCGGACTCATATGCTGTTACGGTTGCCCTTGCCATACGCAGGACGGTTTCTCTTGAGAGCTTGGCCTTCCGCCCGTTACTCCGTGTGATCTCGAAGCTATCCGCCATATCCTTCTCCTGCAGCTTGTTGTGCAATCGTTTACGCGCTTCGATGCGCAAGCAGTCATCGCAGTACGTCCTTGCCGCAGGAATATACCGTTGGCATTTTTTGCATCTTCGTGGTTCATACATGATCTACCCCCCTACCAACTTCTCGGTGGCGCGGGTCACCAATTCCTTCTCTTCTTTGGTGGCGTCCTCCCAACAAGAGTCGCAGATCACCGGGTACCCGTGTTCTCTCTTGAAGAACATGCAGCACCACTCGCAGCACCAGCCCTGGACAATATCGTTTGCCATATCTCCCATCTATTCCTCCTCTTCCTCATGCAGGAAGTCGACGCAAGCCGAGTAGAGTTCCTGTCCCCCAACCTGGTTAAGGCGTGCAAGAGCCAATGCGGTGACATCGACCGGGAGTTCTGCGGGCGGGGGCAATTTCTCCAAGAGCTCCTCTATCTGCTGCAGGGCTGCGTTGTAGGCGAACACAACTTGCGTGGCCATCCGCGCTACCCCCGCTTGTGTAAGACCGCCACAGGTGGGACAGCGTATCCCATCGGTGGGAGCACCACAGGTACAAAGGCCCAGTTTACGGGAGGTGTCAAGGCCCATTTCAAGGGCTATTGCCATAGCGACTGCCGCTCTGCACTCCATACACCCCCGGTCTCCAGGCCCACTCCTTTCTCGGAGGATACCGTTTCCTCCGAGCTCTTCAGCTCCAAGACACTTCTCTTGGTGGACGTATAAGCCTATGCAGTGCTTACTCGCTTTACCGTTGCCGTGGCCGGTTTTCCCCTCAAGCAGATGCCATGGTGGGTCTGAGACTTGGCGGTTGAGCAGAAATTGTATTTTGCTGAATCGATCGTTCCCCATCTATTCCTCCAGGCCCGCCTGTAAGATCCCTGCAAGGTGGAGCCGCTCATAGTCAGTTCCGCCCTCGAGGATGGCGAGTGCCTCTTGTACTTGGTCTTGGATCCGCGAGAGCATCATCTTCTTGCGGTAGAGCTCCTTCCCCTTCTCCACTACCTTTTCCTCGAGTTCATTGACCCGCTCTTTGTAGTAGCTTTTCATGGACTTGAGGTCTTCCACCTCTTCTTTGGATTCATCGGCAACCACCAAAACCTTCACAGGCTTGCCGGCACCCTCGAAACGCAGACGTCCAAAGACTCGGGTGGGCACTATACCAACCCCGGGTCCGGCGAGGACTAACGTTTCCGCTTCTTCGATGTAGAGCCCTTCGTACTCTTCTCGCATACTCTTCTCCTGAAGCTGCCTAAGTAACATCCTGTGTCCGGGTCTACAAAGAAGACCCGACTCCCTTTCACTGCACGTATTACCCCGTCGATAAGTTCGGCGGACTCTGCTTCCAGCACGTCCTTTACGATCTCCGGGGTGGCTCGAGGTTGTGTGTCGTCCACCGGAATTATCTCCTTTGAATAAAAAGTAGGGCAGCTATTTGTATACCCCCGCTGCCCAGGGGGATGGAAACGCATGGCCCCGCGGAACCGTTCCCATGTTTTCCTTATACCGGTAGTTGGTGGGTTTTGGGTACTTACGCAGTACCCGCATGGGGGCGCGAGGGAGCGCATGAGCGGGGAAGTAATGGAAACCAAAAGAGTCACATTACGCCGAAGAGCTGCTTCAGTTGTGCTCGTGCGCTCCAGCGTTGTTCTACCACCTATGACGCATTTTTGGTCATCTGGAAGGAGTTGCCTAAAAGGGTTCGATTTGGTTTGAATCATTTGACTTCCTAGCACGCTCTACTGTATTAGTAGCTTGATTTAGGCAAGAGCGCAAGAAAAAACTTGCACACCCCCTATCCATTTGTTACCTTAGGTTTGCAGGGAGGACGATGAGGAAGAAAAAGTCGGAGAGAATTAGATGTTTCCACGGGGGTGACGTCGGTCCGAATGGCCGGTCGTGCCTCCATCCCCGGGTCATCAAAGAATTGGGCTTACGAGCACCGACTGACATAGCTTCCCGCGTCGACCTCGGGTTTTGCAATCAGTGTATTCATTTTAGGTTGGAGGAGAAAGAGGATGAACAAAATTGATTCCATGTCTGGAATGCCCGTTGGTGACTATGACCCCGGCTCGATCGTTTCGATTGATGAGGGCCGTTTCTACCGGGTAGCGTACGTGGATAATTCGGGCAACCAGAAGGTTGATATGGCCGTACGGTTCCCGAATGATCAGGTCTACGTTATTGAGAACTCTCGGGAAAAGCTCCCTTTGAAGGGTGTTGCTAATTGGTTCCGCGATGCGTTCTTCCAGGCCATTGCGAAGTCCAAGAAGAAGGCCACGGTCCCCACGAGTGAGGAGCTGTTGGAGGAGCAGAATGCAGGATAAAGTCCCTACCCCGGAAGAGACTGCACAGCGCTTGCAGCAGCTGGGGACGCAGTCTCCTGATCTCCCTCCTGCGCTGGAGAAGGAGAAGGAAGACGCTGCTACTACCAATAAGATGTTCGATTATGCCGATATTATCCATGGACACATTCGGCAGGAAGTACAGGTGGCTAAGCAAACCACAGCGATCTACCAAACCCTCAATGGGAAGGAAGACTTGTGGTTGCGTAAGCGCACCGGAGATTTCGCGGGAGAGTCTGTAGACTACGTTGCGGCGTGGTACCGAAATGCAGAGTTGGCTCTGGGTATGGTCGACCTTACTTTGAGTGGGCAGCGTATTGATCTCCCCGCGGTTCAGTATACGGGTGACGATCCCGACGAGTCTTCAGTGGAGGCGAGGATGGAGGCACTCCTTTCCCGGGTGCCTAATGTCCTGCTCAACAAGTTGCAGATGCATTACTCCTGGTTCCTGGAGAGAATTTCTGAAGAGTTCTCGGGCGGTGCCCTAAAAAATGGACTAACTCCCCCGGTGGATGGTGGAAGCTAAAGACATGGTTCCACACGTATCCGCATACGCCGCCGGCGGGATCCATTCAGGAATTATTGCTGCGGGATGTAGTACAGCGCCGAGAGATGGGCATCATCCTCGGTGTCCGTTGTCTGTTGGAAGCGCTCTTGGGAGAGAAGGAAGACGCAGTCAACACGTACAACGCATTTACCCAGGCCCTCGTCCCCTACTTGGATGTCCATTCCAAGGAGAGGAAAGAGGAAGTGCAGAAGGAGCTGAAGGAGTTGCCGAGGCAGATTGTCTCCGTCGACTTTGCCAAGCTCTTGGGAGGGTTAGTTGATGTTGGAGGAAGCTTTGAACATCCAGCTGCTGCAGGTGGGGCTGGTCTTGGACGTGCGGACGAAGGAATTTCGGGGACTCCTTACTCTCCAAACGTCTTCGGGAGTGATAGAGTGTCCGACGGAGGTGGAGGTGGCGCAGAACCTGATCCAGGAGATTACGAGTGGCCCCCAAAACCCCAAAAGTTCAAGTTCCCCGCAGGAGCCCCTGTCCCCCGAGAACATCGAGCCGACAGTGGGCCTGATCGAGGACGACTACGAAGAAGAGCCGGATTCCCCTCTGATAAACGAGCCCCAACCAAGCCCCCAGGAGGAGGTGGACGATCTGGAGGCTCAGATACTTAGGCAGATGGGGCAGGCAGCATCGACAGTAGTTTACGCAGGCGAACCAAAGGTTGAGACGTACGATGACGATGCCGGTGAGGAGGAAGCGGGGCAGACCAAGATCCCCTAAGTGGTGTTGCCCGTTGTGTTACGAGCGCACCCGTAGGAAAGTAGGTCTGCGGTACAAATGCAGGAACTGCGAAACAACAGTGCTACCCATTATCATGACTCCGGATTATCTGGATCGGGTAGATACTGTTTCGCAGATGCTGAATTCATTGCCGCGGTCTCCGTTGTCGGAGTACATACGACGTACTTGGTTTCTGCGGGAGCGCCTCGGGCCAATCAATCGTTACTATCGACGCCGGTTCCGGCCTGCCGTTCGTTAGGAGGAATAATGGACGACCGCACTCCGATGTATATTTACCATCATCCGAATAAATCGGGTGAAACCAACCCCTTTGCTATGTACCCACGCGCAGCGATGGGCAGGGTTGAGCGTATTAGGAAGTACCTGCGGGAGAGTCACCCGCACTTGAGCAGGCTCTACAGTGAGGCTGCCCATGTCTTTGAGATGCCCACACAAACTGGGACTGACCTCTTGGCTTTTGCCTGGGCGACTGCAGATGAGATTTTGGTTGCGAGTATGGTTCCAATGAACCAGTTGATGCGTTACAAGTTGAACGAGCGCTGTAAGGTGTGGCGTGATCTGGAGGAAGAATGCGACAGAAGTACGACCTGAGAGACCATGGCGGGCGTTGGCACGTTGTAGTCCAAGATTGGGAAGAGGGCGCGCCGGAGGGCAACCTCCGCTGCACGTACTGCGGCAAGTCCTTTGAGATGGTTGAGGAGGAAGGAACACCTCGGTATCGAGATGAAAATGGGGCTTTCGCGGATAAATGCCTTGAAGCCCCGTCAGAGGAGGAGTGGTGTCGCCTACCCACTCAGCAGCCTTACACTGGAACCAAGCTACACAGCTGCGTGTTCTACGGGGCCCTTAAGGACATGTTTTGGATTGGCCGGCCACCGCATGGCGAGCCTGTGGTAGTAGCCAATATTGAGGGGGTAACGTTTATCCCAGTTCCCCGGTTCGAACGCTTCATGGAATACGTTATAAACGCTACTGATCGGTTGGTCGATGTGTGGCATGAGGACGATGAAAATGAGCATGGCGTTAGCTCTCTTCAGGAATTCCTTGGGATGTCTGAGGAAGAGTACAACGCTTACATGGAGAGTGGCGCTTACCCGGGCGACATCATTGACCTGCGTAGAGGAGTAGACAATGGCAAAGAAGAAGGAAGAATCGCCAGTACAGCGGTACGTAAAACTGTATCGGAAGGTGGAGAAGCTGAAGAGGATTCCCCCGAAGGATAGGAAGGAGGACCTTGAGGCTCTCCGAGCAAAACTCGATGCCATCTATATGGGCGAGTTGAACGTTTGGGACCGCGCGGAGGTTAGTAAAGAGTTGGACCGGAACCTCGAAGGCATTCTGTAGGAGAGGGGTATGAAGAGGAAGCTACCGACAGATGCTGACCTTTCGGCTAATCGTTCGCTGGTTGCAGAGGTCGATGTCCCCAAGTACTCGGTCAACCGACTGGTTCGCTTGTTTCGGCAGATTTTATCTCAACCGAATATTCAGGCCATCTTGTTTGAGGCGGGAAAGCCGGTGAAGGTAACTTATTACGGCCATCCCCTCGAGCCGGAGCTTGAGGAGCGGCTGGCACAGGACATCACTGTGAAAGAGTTGTTGGACCGCGTCACGGTCAAGCCGGTGCAGGGGTACGACAATATCTTTGAGGATATCGCGCGTACCATGTGTGCCATGCAGCAGGATGGTCTGGAGGCCTCCCACTTCATAGTACCGAGCAAGGAAGCGGCGGATACAGCGCTTGGGTGTTTCTACGATGGGTGCGAGACCTTTCTTGGGATGCAGCTGCTTGAGCACGCGGATCTGCCGGAGAGTCTCTTTTTGGTTTGCGGGGCCGCAACTGCGGTAGCAGGCCCTGCTGAGATACAAGCAATTTACGGTGTGACGAAATGAGGAAGAAGGTAGACCTCGGCGGGTTTACACACAAGTACGATAAGTTTATCCCGGACTCAATCGCGGGTGAGCTCGAGGGAGCTTTTCTTGCTGTAGTCTCTACGTTTAGGGATATAGGAATTCGTGTAGTCGAGGGCACTACTAGTCCGACTAACTTTACGTTCTTCCTGGAGATGAATGCGCAGAAACGGTGGTACGTAATAGTGCGGGCTTTGCTTGCAGACCACCGCGGGTACATCCTTCGGGTGGGGAAGATGTTGATGCCCCATCGTGGAGAGCTTAGGTTCCAGTGGATGGTAAGCATAGAGGCGGACAAGATTCTGCCGGCCGCTGATAGCTTCCGAAAGTCCTTATATTGGACCTGGGATATTGCAAAGAAGGCAGCGGTCTACAACATAGAGGTGCCAGATGAAAAAGACGGAGACGAAGATTAAGGAAGTGGAGTCCCTCGTTGTAACTGCGGTTATCTGCGATAAATGCGGCCGTGAGCTTGCGATTCCGGATAAGCTGCATATGTTACCCCCGAACAATGAGTTCCTCGCAGTGAACTATGTTCAGGACGAAACAATGTATGCCGCGGAGTTTTGTATTGATTGTCTGGATGGCCTTTTGGGGCCTTACGTTCGGACAATTGAGGTGCCGCAAGGAGGCGCACTATAATGGGCCAGATAATCAAACCGGGTGAGGTGCAGAAGCAGACGGCGGGGGGACAGATTCCCCTTCGCCCAGAATATTCCATTGAGATATTCCTTTTGGACCCCAAGCCCCTGGACACGGAGTCTACTCCCTCGGGTATCATCCTTGTTTGGGCGGTAAATGCGGTACAGGACCGCGCAATTGCCTACATGTGCCCGCAGTGCGGATTCCTCTTTCCCCCGGGGTACGAGCAGTTGGTCCACGCAAAGACGAAGGAAGAGTACGTCAACTGCAAAGGTTGCGGCATTACTATCCCCGATATGATGCTTCAGACCTCTTTTGGGTTTAGGACCAATCTAAAGAAGGTTGCTGAGCAGGTAGCTAAGATCTACCAAAAGGCGCGGGGCAATGCGGGTTTTCGCCTCCGCCGGTTCAAGAAAGAGAAGACGTTCCACGATGTAGTATCGTCAGTCCAAACCGTACAATACGAGGACAAGCTGTTGAATGCTCGGTCCGGCAAATCACAGGAATGGATTGATTACCCTGCATCTCGCGTAACGAAGGACCTGGAAACCGGGGCGGACCTTGTCCGCACTATCCACAACTTCCTGAAGGTGTAATCATGACCCAGGTATTGATTAGAAAAGAACCAGCACTCGGTCTTGAGGGTGAGAAGGAGTACATGTACGTCATGGTCTCCGACGACCCGGAGGCTAAGTATTTCTGGTGTGTCGAAGATGACAATAAGAAATGGAAGATCTACAACACAGCGCGCATGGGTATCTTGCCAGATGCCAAGACCATCTATGGTCCCTTCTACTTGGAGACGCAGGCGCGTCACCATCTGAAGGACCTGCTTGGGGTGACGCTGTGAGTGATAAATGGGTACCCAAAGACGAGGTACAACTTCTGCTGATGTTCGACATGCTCCATTATGGAAACGGTTATGCTGCTCGGAAGGGGGACCTTTATAAGCGTTTGGACCCCACAAAGGTCCGCGTGGATGAGAAAGGAACCTTTCACGTTGAAGGAGAGAAATATGACAAAGTACATAGTGCCAAATCTCTATCGCAGATTTGATGCTGAAGAGCTCGTTAGCGAAAAGGGCAAGGTAGGTCTGGTTCTTGAAACCGAGAATGGGCGGCAGTTCTTTGAGGCGCTCCCTGTTGAAGAGTCTGAGATAGAGGAAACCCCGGAAACTGCGGCGTTGAAGGAGCAGGTAGACTCAATGCTGACTAAAGCCTTGACTGAGGGCTGGCATTACAACATCAGCATGCGTAATGCTATCCGCAAGGATGGGGAGGGTGAAGTCCACGAAGATGGGACAAAGGCTCTCACCTTTGAGGTTACCAATCGCCATCCCTTCTCTTTGGAGGATCTGAAGCTCATCTATGATGAGGAAGAGTATTGGGATGAGCGGGGGTCCTTCTGCTTCACTGCAGACTCTCTCAAGGTAGACGATTGTCTGTTGGCGGTCTCCACTGGAGAGAAGTTCGTACCCGTAGGTCTTGCGCAACGTATTTCGGTGGATGCTTGGATGGGCATATCCATCCATATGGTACCGCCGGTACCTGGTATGGACCAGGCAACTCGAGAGTCACTTGGGCGGTCCATCATCTCGCTCGCGTCAGCCCCCCTCGTGGCCATCACTCGGCCGAGTAAGAATTATGCAACTGCGATATTTCAGGCCTCTTCGGCTGTGGAGATCAATGGCTTCTTCTTTACTGAGGAGGAGGCCCCGCATACCGTTATCCGCCGGAAGGTCTTCGAGATGCAACTCGGGGAGCTCAACGAGGAGGACGGTACCTACAAGTTCGTTCCCGGCTTTTCTGTCCCAGGTAAAGAAGAATAGGTAAAGAGAGGCGTGCAGCCCTCTCCCCCCTTGCGGGAATCACCTCCTACCCGTGCATCATGCACCACGGGCTGCCAGTGTTGAACTTCTTATCAGCCTCGTGCCAGAGGACTTTCCCCCATTCCTGGGGAACGCCCATCTCACCGCTCTCAACCTCGGAGATGAACTCCGAGGCGTCTTCCTTCGAGTCGGCCTGACGGACAAAGGCGATGCAGAGGGAGAACTGCCAATTTGTTGGTTTGTTGTCGGTCATGGAAACCTCCTGGTCAAAGTGGTACATGCTTGGCAGTGTAGCTCCTCCCATCCCAACACTCGTTGGCGAGGCCTTACCTTACAGGTACCGATTCCCATTCAATATTCTTATACCCAGGGCTCTGGTTAGATTTACAGGTATGCTGCGAAGAAGGTAGCTGCAAGGATAACAGCGACAACCAGTGCAAGCCGCTCCCAGCCGATCTTCCGGGGTTTCGCGTTTATGGCAGCACCTCCCCATCGAGGGCTTCTCGCTTTTGGGGAGAGGTGTGCTTTTGTAGAAACTCTCTGAGGATATCGCTACCGTTCCCAAGCAGCCACTTTCTGCCGCGGCTGCGTGCCTGCCGCATGGCATCGTAGGTGAGCCGGTGACTTCTGGCCAGGGAACCCTGGTCAGTGCCGTAGAGGTAGGTCTCTACAGCGATCGTCACATTCCGGTGGCCATGTCCCGGAAGGCTCGCCGTCTCGAGCAGTTGGTGTGCTTCGGCCCGTGCTTCTTCCATCCTCCGGGCATGCAGCCTCTCGAGGGTTCGCTTCCTTTTGCGTGCGAGCGTCCGCTGTGCGGCAGCCATGGCAGCCTTCTGCAAATCAATGTAGAGCCGCTGCCGTGCGGTATGGCGGAAGCTGTGGGGGTTGTCGGGTTGTTCTGCTTCAACGATGAGTTCAACAAGGTCAAGGATTTCGGGATCCTTGCTGTCCGTCAAAATAGACATAGTATCCTCCTCATCTTTGGTTACTATTCTTATACCCGGCGTAGCAGGTGTTTCTATAGTAGGTAAAGAACCGTGAGGTTTCGCAGAAACTCGCGCCCCCTCACAACGCCGGGTTGAGGGAGGGGGCCGAGCCTAAGAGTGTACTTCATCGCAGCGCAATATTCATTTTCACTAAAGTTATACCGATTCTTAAGGTCCGCGGATCATCACCATGGATGCCACCTCCTTTGTAGAGTCCCACTAATTTAGTAGTGCGGGCGGTATATGTGAATTCGCCTTACTGTGTAAGACTTACCCCTTCCCGGCGGCGGAGGTCATTAGCCTTTCTTCCAGGCTTGCCAGCTATTGCCGGTTGCCTCTTCTTCGATCTTGTCGATGGGGAAGCCATCCTCTCGGAGTTGCTGGTCAAGGCGTGGGGCTACTTTGTTCATCAAGAGATCAACCAAGTAGTTCCCGAAGCGGAAAGACCGTGCTCCGACTTCGTCGGGGCTGTCCATATCCGTGTGTTCAGTGACGCCGCTATCCACCATAGCTTCTTTGGCCACTTCCATGAGAAGCTTGTTGATCGCTACGACGAAAGAAGAGACCTCTTTTCGACGCTCCCCAGTCAACCGTTCGACTTCTTGCTCCCCGTTGGAGTTGTCGGTGACCACAGATATCATGTGGAGCCCCAGAGGGGATTCTCCCTCTTTTCCGGTAACGAGGATACCCTGGAGTGCGAGCGTAGTGTACATTCCCAGTAACACATAGGCCACCTCCTCCTCCCCCCAATCCTGAAATTCCTTGATCTTGATCTTATCTGTCATGTGTTGCTCCATAGGTTCCTGCGGATTCCCTCGAGTGCTGCTTGCTCGAGCTGTTTGGTACGCCCAATCGAAACCCCGATGTGCGCACTTACCTCCCGGAAAGGTACTACTTCGGGACCTGCTAACCACCGGCGGCGGATAACCTCACGTTCCTTCTCAGGCAGCGCGGCTACCACCTTTTCCATTTGGGCCACCTCCGATCGGCGCAGGGCTACTTTCTCGGGATTGGGCCGCGGGTCTGCTGCAACCTCATCGAGAATGTCACTTTGTATCACGGGAGTTTCCAGGGCCCCGTTGGTCTTACGCTTCTTCAATTCATTCGTGAAGACACCACGCATGCGTAAGACAGCGTAGTGTGTGAAACGCCCACCTTTTGTGGGATCGAAGGGGCTCTCCAGTGTCGCTAGTGCATTGAGTACTCCTTGCTGGAGGGTCTCCTCTTTGTCGTTGTTCCAAAGGAACGCGTACTTCTGCGCAGTGGAGTACCAGAGAGGAAGGTGCTGCATAACCAGCTCGTGGCCTGCCTTCACATCCCCCTCTTTGTACCTGTTGAAGAGCGTTGCTTCCTCAAGTTGCTGGCTCGTCATCCTCCGTCTCCTTTGCCGGGATTACCCGGGGTTTCGCGTGGATGAAGAAGGTTAGCGAGCAGTTCCCACAGGCGTATACCGGCGGCTCTTGCTTCAACTCTTTGTGGTGGGCGGTCTCCCCGCAGTAGCAGCACTGTATCCTGTTGATTGCGTCACCCCGCCCGGCTCTGTACGAGGCCCATGTAAGGACTATCACGCCCACTACGGCGAGGATGATGATGGCAATCCAAAGCATCATGATTCTTTCTCCTCTTCTGTTTCTGCCGCCGGCGCTCGCAGATAAGCTCCCACGACTTTGTGGACAGCCGCGTACAAGCCGGCACGGCATTCCTGGCAGAGCTCCACAGGGTGTTCGGGGAATCGTTGGTTCTTGTGGACGTACGTATAGTCAATGATATACGCTTCCCTGATTTCCGACTTGCTCTCCTTGTCGGGGGGCAACAGCTCTTGCTTCCCACAGCGGTCACATGTATAAATAACTTCGCGCATAAATACCTCCCTCCTTTGGCCTCTTATACCACTACAGGATGATTCTTGACTCTCCTACTGCGAGCCGCAGCTCCTGGTCGATGCCGTCGTAGAGCCCGCATTTGTTACAGGCCATGGTACGCATCTTGGTCGAAAGAGCCAGGTCATCGTCATCGACTGTACCAAGCGGGTAGCATATCGGTAGCTCGCCGGCTACAACAGTCCCGTCGATATTCACCGAGGGGCAGCAGAAGTACCCATGGTTCAGGAGGGCGAGCATAGCGAGATTGAGGCTGTGGGTGTTCATAGTCATGCTGCGGATGTTGAAGCAGTGGGGGGACTGCCGTTGCTGGGTCGGGAACGCGCCGTCTTTTGCTCGGCCTGTGGGGCTGATAAGCCGGATGGTGTCCTCAAACGCAACATTTATCTCATTGCGATATTCTTCCGCCTCTTCGGGCAGCGGTTGCGGGTAATACCGCGGGTCGTTGGTGATCTGGACCGCCCTGGTTTTGCGGATGATATCATCGGCGAAGTCTTTGTCTGCGAGGAACATCCCATTGCTGAGGAGTAGTGTGGGGACTCCCGTCTCTTCAGCTATCTCGAGAAACCGGATGATGTCTGGGTGTTCTGTGGGCTCTCCCCCGCTGACAGCTGCAATCCGTGGTCCTACGGATTTCGAAAGCTCCAAGGCTTTGCGAAAGGTCTCTTCGGCCATATGCTCCCCTTCCGGGGTAGCATCTACACAGCAATGGGAACACCCCATGCTGCATTTGTTGGTGATACGGATCAGCATTCTTCCTCCTTCTCCCATAGCATTTCGGGTTCTTCCAAATGCCTGAAGAAAACAGCAGTGGCTCCGTACCTACCGGTTTCGGCTTGTACGGACCACACCCCGTCATCTACCAAGCCCACTGCTCGGATTCTCGTGAGTTCTTCGCGCTTTGACGCGTCCACCTGGGTAGTGTTTTCTCCTGCTCCGAGGTAGAAGCTGGAGCAGGAGTAGCAAACTACCTGCGGGTATTTCTGCACAGTACCGAGCTCAATAATGAGCAGGCCGTCTTCTTTACGGTGGGCAATAGCCCACTCAATGTCGATAGCTCCGGGGGATATTTCGATTTGAATGTCTTCGCCCACTTTATAGCCTCCATACTGCGGGACCGCCGCGGCCTTTGTCGTTATAGTGCGCCTGGGAACTCCAGGTAGGTGTTATCGCTCAACGGCATCTCATAGATGCGGGTCTCGTTGAATTGCCGGAGCAAAGGGGAAAACCAGAAGAGTTGGACCAAGTAGCCTTCGTCTTCTTGGTCCCTTTGCCGGCACAAAGCCATACGGGTAAGGCCGTTTGTCTTTGTCACGCGAAGTAAGACATCCTGTGTCTTCCTCCCGCGCATCTCAATCATGCCATCCTTCGGGTGCCAACCGAAGGCAATGGAGTGTGTCTTGGAGTACCCGCCATCAATGGCCTCTTGCAGGTACTCGAGGATGTCTTCGACGAAGAGGTCGCGTCCGCCCAGTTTCTCGATGGATTCGTTAAGGGACATCTTTGCTCCTAAATAACCGGTAAGCGTAACAAACTTTCTTCGCTGTGCAATCTGTTGTGCTCCAGACCTTGCCAGACGACGACCAACCAATAACGGTCGGGGTACGAGATACATGCAAGGACAGTCCCCACACGTTCTGCTCCGATCTCCTCGGTTAGCACGGGGTTGTCTTCCTTAAGTGCCTTCTCGGAGAGAAGCACTTGCCTCCCAAGGAGGGGGTGGAGGTTAAGCTCTTGTTCGGTTAGTTTCATCGGCGTTTCTCCTCGGGGTCGTACGGTACTCGCTCTTCGCCAATGAGAGCGGTCCCCCGGTGGTTTACTTCCACATACTGGCCCGGGGGATCGAGTGACACCGTTGCAGTCCGGGTTAGGTCGTTACGGGTCCTTTGGTACGCCAGGTAGAAGGCCACTACATCCAGAACGTAGTCGAGGTGCACCAGTTCCAGGGATTTCGGGACTCGCCCAGTTATGTTGCCCATTGAGTCGGTAGTCGCGTTCTCCAGGTGGAGACTATTTACGAAATGGTAGAAGGCTCGTTCTTCCCCGGGAAGGGCTGCCTTTCCGGAGAATTCGACCGTAATGTGTTTGCGCTTCTTTTTGCCCCAGAGCATAGTCTCCTCCATTTAGAAATCGACAGCTGTTTTCGGGTCCACTAGTTTCGGGTACAATGCTGCATCCTGAAGCTTTGGGAGGTAGTAATTCTCGTACGCATCGTAGTAGGTCTTCACAGAGAGAACCTTCTTGCACCGAAGGCAGACAAAGTTCTCCCTCCTCGATGGAAACCTGTGGTCGTAGTTTTCGTCGGGTTCGACCAAGTTGATGTACATACTTGGGGTCCCGCATTTGGGGCAAGTGAAGCGCATCCGGCCGAGCGCTTCGTGGTATTCCCGCTGTTGTCGTCGGTGTTCCCGCACCTTCGACTCTTGGCCTAACCTGCGGAGTCGCTCACCAATCATCTCTCCCCCTTTGTAAAAGAGCAGTTTTATGTCCTACTCAGGACGGTCGTTACTTCCCTTATACCCGCCAGAGGTCAGTATTGTTGGCTACGGAGGGTACAGCCTTTGAACATCCACCCGCAGCAGACCGAGAAAGTGACGGGGCTGCCTTTTGGGTTCTTCGCTGAAACGTCAAACCGGGCGGCATCCTGGTCCCCACACCCGCGCATACCTACGAGGACATTCGCGCGGTCTATCACGACAACTTCGGTCATCCCGAGCATCTCCGCGGCCTTGACTGCATTCTTCTCATCCACCAGATACCCGGTGGCGGTGAGGGCACACGCCCCCGCAATAATTGCGAAGAAAAGGACCACCAGCAGAATGATGCTGACTACCTCCTTCCGATGCTCACTCCGGGCAAACGCAGTGTCATACTCGTACATCCTAACCTCCGTCAATTTCGCGGACCACAGTAGATCCGATCCATATATCTTGAGTTCTCATTCTTCCTCCCACACGAGTAGCTCTTCCCCCTCGGGGAGCTCGCATTCTTCAGGTTTGGCTATCGGGACTTTGGCTATCTCCGTCCATGCACTGGGGTACACAAGGATCTGCTCAGAGAAGTTCCCCATAATGCGGAGCCGGCGGGAGGTCAGTGCTCCGGTTGTGGGGTAGTCGACCATCGCGAGGTGTACCTGTATGTTGTAGAAATGGCCCATCATTGTCTTGGCCATCCCGGCATGGAGGGTGTACGTGATACCATCCATGAACATCAGGAAGTTCCCAATCCCCGGAACCCACCGTGCGGTGTAAAGGTAGAGCTTACGCTCTTCCTTTTTCTGCAACTGCAGGTCGTACAGCAGACGAAGGAGCCGGTCCTCCTCAAGAAGGGGCTCCCCGCCTGTGATGGTTATCTCTTCGTAGTCCCGCAGGGCATCTGCGGAAGATATTGTTCGAGCCTCTTTGATTAGTGGTGAGTGCTGGGTAACGCAGTAGCTACACCCGCGGGTACACCTCTTGGTTAGGATAAGTCGTGCTTTCATCAATACCCCTTTGCTGGAATGCGGAGCAGGCCGGTGGTGAGCAGTTCTGCCAGAGTCTCTAGTTCCAGGCCATCTCGCCTCTCCCCTGCTGCGGTGAGTACATTGACTTTTCTGCTTTCTCCCTCACACTCCTCACAGTAGAGTATCAAAACGCTCTTATCCAGTTTATAGGCTATGAGGCGGTCGAGTGTTCTTTCGTGTCGCGTAGCTGTAAACGATTGGATCCCTCCCGTACCAAAGTAGTGTTCGTACAGTCGTACGTGTCCTTCCCAAATGCTAAATCCGCGGGAGATAGGACCATTGGCCCAGTTGGGGGTTTTGGCACCAACAACTACATCTGGGCTCTCGCAGCAGTGGCATTCCATCCGTTGTACTACTATCTTGGCGGGAACTACGTCTTGTTGCGCGGACGGCAGTACTTTCGGGGTCTCTTTGGCCTCCTCCTCGGCTTCGGCTAAGATAGCATCGGTGTCTACTTGGTTTGCGATTTTCTTGATGCGCCCGGCACCTCCGCCAGTTACCTCGTCTTTGATCGTCAGGATCTTCTCGACAAAGGCGGTGATTGCTATGGTGAGTATTTGGGCGCAGGCGTCGCAGACGTTTACAGTCTCGCTAACTGCCACAGGCTTCCCTGTAGCGAGTTGTTGGGAGCTCTTTTTGCCAGCACCCCCGCCGTGGTAAATCGCAGCGGCTATCTGCCGCGTGCTCGTTTGCGTTGGGGTGACAATTCCCTCAATCTCTTCCACCCTCCCGCACCGGGGGCAGGTGACTACGGTCTTATACGGGCTATCCATTCCCTACCTCCTTTGTCGGTTTAAGTGGTGGTTTGGCGTGCTTACGGAAGTAGGTGCGGGTGGCTACCCCCGTATCTTTTGTTGCGCTGAAGACGGCCCAATCCCCGTAATATATCCCGTCGTAATAAAGGTACTCTCCCTCGAGGATCATGAAGTCTTCAAAAGAGTCCTCGATTTTCGCCCCACCACATTTCACATGGCAGCCATAGGTAGTCTGCACATAGTCATAGGGACCAAAGGTCGGTCCTTCGGTCCCCCAGTCATCAAGCTCCTCGTCTGGGTGTGTCCTCCCATTGTAGAGGTGCAGGTACAGGTTTGTCGCATGTTTGACTAACACTGTCGCCTCCTATGGGGCCAACGTTTGTTCGTGGACCAGCCCGCAACCGAATTTGTCGCTCACAATCTTTGCTCGCAGTTCACCCAAGAGTTGCTTGCCTTCCTCGAACGGCACATCCGAGGTGAACCCCCATGCCTCATCATCCCCGAAGTTGGCGTCTAAGGTGCAGTGGTACTTCTCGGCGAGGTTATCGATGAAGCCGTCCAGCTCAAGCATCCGTTCTTCGAATTCCAGCCAAGTCTCTCCTGAGACGTAGAATTGGAAAGTCCGGGGTGCTTCGTATTCGTCGGTCTCAGGGTTGTATGGCGCGGTCTCCAATGTCAGTGGTTTGTGAAACATCATTCTTCAACCTCTCGGGTTACGAGTTCCTTCCCTTCCTGTAAGGCTGTTATACCCTCTTCAAGGCTCTCCTTTAGGTTCTCAAAGATGCTATCCGCCGCTTCTTTCCCCATATTCTTCTCCGCCTCTACTCGGAGGTAGGCAATAGCGTCCTCGACGTCGAACCACTCATGGCCCTTTCGTTTGGGGGCAAGGTCTTCGGCAAGCTTCTCGGCCGCGTCAGGGGGAGCTTTGCCTGCCCAGGTACCTATGATGAAGTCGATGGCAGTCTGCCGCCGCTCATTGAGGAAAGCGGGTCCGAGGATAGTTTCTTCGCGGGGCAGGCCCTCTTCTTCCCGAACATCGTCGTTGTCCATATTTCGGAGGAGCACTTCTCGTGCGGCACGGAGGAACTCTTTGTGTAGCTCGTCGGTCCCCACGTCGTGTCCTACTGGTTCGTCGATAGTGTAGAAATAGCGGCCGGCATCCCCATACTTTTTGACGAAGTGATCGATAACCTCAACCACAGTGCACTGCACAATGATCGGCGGGGATTCTCCCCATACATACCAAACAACATCACCTTCTTTGAACTTAGGCTGTTTCATTCTTATACTTCTCCTCCCATTTCTCAAAGCAGGCGAGCGCCTCCTCTACTGTTGAAAACCTACGGTCCTTTGTCCATGCCTTTGTTCTACCGGAAGGGCGAGGCTCCGGGTCCCATTGAAGGGTCTTTTTGTTGAGGCAGTCGCCGAAGCTGGTTACCGCCCATTGTATGTCGGGAGCATGTTTTCGCAGCTCAATCCGCACATGGGAATCTCGGGGTTCCATGCCTTCTCGGATTACCAGGTACTCCATCACATATAGCTTATTGGTCATTGTTACTCCTTATGCCC